ACTGGTTTATTTTAGTCCGGAAATGTGTTCAAAATAAGGGAACGGCGTGTAAATTCCAATATAAATTCATATATGGATATATTTCACGATGCGTCGTTCACTTTTCTTAACCGAAGTTTCTACATTTTTATGCCAAGTCATACCCATTTATATATTTTTTGAAAAATTGGTGTAGTAATTGGTGTAGTGCTCACCCATTTGCTATTCTTAAAAAATCGTCAACTGTAACAGGTAGATTGTACTCCGCATATACATCCAACGTCATTCGTATATTAGCGTGACCCATTAAATACTGAACAGATTTAACGTTCATACCAGCAGAAATCAGTCTTGTGCAGAACATGTGCCGAAAAGTATGTGGTGTCGTCTTTGGTAGAGTGTCGCCTGTTTCTCTATGGTATGCTCCAATCATACTTTCAATAATTGACTTGACGGAATCTTTGTCTTTTGGAGAAAGGGTTCCTCTTTTCAAAAATAGGAACGACGTATATCCATCCATCTCTGGACCAGGATCATTTAATGCTTCTCTTTGACAAATAAGCCTTTCGAAACTTTCTCTTGCGCTATCAGTAAGGGGGATTTTCCTTTTCCCGCTTTCACTTTTTGGCTCTTGCACAAATGTTCCAATTCCTGGGACATATGATATTTGATGTGTTATGTTTAAACAATTATTTTTTAAATCAACGTCATCAATTGTTATTCCGCATAACTCACCAACACGAACTCCTGTTTCATGCAGTATAATAAGCATATCCGTATATTTCTTATAGACTTTACTCGTTTTAGAAAAGTCAATAAGTTTTTTATACTGTTCTTCTGACAATAGAATTTTTTTCTTTTTCGTAGGCTTTATAAGTTTATTCAAGCTAAATGAAAACGGATTATAAGAAATCATATTCTCGTCAACGGCCATTTGAAAAGCAGGAGAAATTATATTTTTCATATTTCCGATAGCACATTGGCTCATTCCATTTTCGTTAAGAGATAAGAACCATTCTTTCGCATCTAATGTCGATATTGATGATATATTTTTTTCTCCAAATGAATCGTTTTTTATTTTTCTAAGATATTGCCCTCGTGTATAAGCAGAAGTTTCTTTAAGTGATTTTTTGTGAATAGTTTCATATCGTTTTATCAACTCATACATTGTTATTATCACATCGGCTTGTTCCACGTCAGACTCTAAAGCTTGTTTCTTTTTATCTCGAAGTGCTTTTAAATCATTTGCGTACATAGTATGCCGTTTTCCAAATTTATCTGTCCAGCGGTATTGATACAGGCCATCTTTTCTTTGGCTCTCACCTTCTTTTAAAACTCTACCTTTGTTATCTTTACGTCTTTCCATAATAGACTCCTTACATTATTATAAAGAGCCTTGATGTGACACCATAAGTATATCACACCAAAGCTCCAATTTCAAATCGAATAAGACTGATCTATGTACTTTTCAAGAGCTTTACGTTTAATAAGACGTTTTCGGCCTACAAAAAGCACAAATGGACAGTTTTGTTCTTCCGCCATTTCTCGAAGTTTGCATTGACCAATATTCGAATATGCTGCAGCTTCTTCTATTGTCAGGGTGGCTTTTTCCCAGATTGGGACTTCTTTCATACAATCACATCCTCCATCTTCTCTTCCCCATACTTTGCCACACATACATTGTAAAGCAGCATCGCTCTGGTCATCAGACCAACGCCACCGATACGAGGGGTCACCATAATATCTTTCATGTCGTAAACTTCATCAGCACAGTCTCCATGTTGCTTGCCATTCTCGTCGTAGTTAATACCAACGTCAATGCAGATGTCTGTGTTGAATAGATCTATACGAGAAATAAAATTGCGTTTTCCAACTGCAGAGATGACAACATTTGCTAGTTTTGTAACGTAAGCAGTATTCTTCATGTAGCTCCCTGTACTATTCACAGAGATCACATTACAGTGCCGCTTAATCAGCATATCGACCAGTGGACGACCCACAATATCAGACTGACCACATACAAGCACATTCTTGCCATCCAGATTGTAACCGATGGAATCAAAAATCTTCATAACGCCAAGCGGAGTGCACGGCTGAAATTTGGATGTGGAATTAAAGCCATCAACATCAAGTTCATCTGGAATACAAATATTTTTAGGATCGATATGTTTTGGCAGCGGGAGCTGGACAATGATACCGTCCACATCTTCCCAATTATAATCTTCCAGTATCCTATTATTTAATTCATCCTCCGTAATATTTTCTGGCAGTTTGATAAGGTTTGCTTCGATTCCCACCTCTTCACAGTCACGTAATTTACCTTTAATATAAGCGTTGGATGCAGGGTTGTCCCCTACTTGATAAATATGTAAAATAGGAGCATAGTCATCTTCTGCGATAATATTCTTGATTTTATTTTTGATATCTTGTGCAATAGATTTACAATCAATAATCATTATGAACCTCCTATATAGAATCCAAGTTTTATCGTGTTTCGTAGTCGTTGACAAGCTCAATCACATGTCCATCTTCACATACATAGTAATCGTATCTCCAATATCTACTGTGAGCACTATTACTATATTTCCATGATGTATTATCTTTTGGGCAGATACCATTATTCCACTTGACGCTATTCGAGCTATAAGTAACCTTACTGATAAAAATATAAAATCCAATCAAAAGTGCAAGTGAAACAATAACCGTCATTGTTTTCACAATCAAATCATCTAAATCGTTACATTTTTTCATTTGTACTCCATTTCGTCACTTCTATTTTCATAACCCATACACCGCAGACAACGACTAAATCCATTGGCTGCGGCTTGACCGTAAAATATTTCATAAAGAAATAACTCCCCGTTGGCATTATATACTAAGATCTCCCAAAGATATGGATTCTTATCTATAAGTTCCATTCGGTAGAACCCTAATTCTTTAATCATTATGTTTTAGTCCCTCGCAAAAGAATTTATGGAGCATCTCTTCGTATTCGCATCTACACTGTGGACATAAATCTGAAATCGCACCTTTATCTTTTAAGCTCCATCTTTCAGAGTCTGAAATACAGCAGCCCGCGATACAGTCTGGGAAACGTGCCTTTCTAACAAGTGCTTCTTTCCCACAACGGTCACAATAAATCTTTACATATTCTTCAGTCATATTCTTACCTCGTTACTGCACTAACTCCATTATTTTTAATCTGTTCTTTTTGAACATGAACTATTACAGAGTCAGCATTAACAGTATTGGTTGACTTATATTCGATATATGGAGTGTTGCTATCATATACAATTTTTACATGTTCTTTTATATTCATATAAGTGCCATTACAAAGAACCGTAAGCATCTCATAATTTTCTGCTGGGACATTAGATACCATAGTAGATGTATATCCGTAGATGCCCGATTCCAGTTCTTCAATAGTGGCAGTCCATTCAATCGGATTATAACGACGATAGATACCGTCGCCAATCGCCCATACAAAATATCCAACAATAAGAGTAATGAGCACACCGGCTGTCAAAAACAAGATCTTTTCTCCAAGAGTGAGTTTTTCGTTATTACCATCCAAGTTCAACACCACTTTCATTTATAATATAGATGCCATTATCTTTCAAATACTCAATAAACTCTTCGTGTGGCAACTTATGGGCGAGCTCACAAATAGTGTAGTTACTTCTGCTTTTCACCCACTTTGTTTCTTTCCTCAAGTTAGACCACTGATGTACACGAAATTCCTTACAACGCCATTTTAAATGAAAGGTATCTGCGCATAAATCGCAAATTGGTATCTCTACATAAAAGTCACCCGGATAGCGTTTTCTTCGCCACCACTCCATATCATAGAATACAATACCATAGAGTTCAGGATAATCTTCAAATCCATGTTCTCTAAGGTAAGCAAAACCCAATCCATTGATGGTCCATTCTGGCGGCTTTGGGACTGTATATCGAAGCTGCGATTCTGTATGTGAGATACAGGCGTTGTTGTATTTACCGTCGATGCCCATAATGTACCAGTCGGATCTATAATAGCCTATTTGTTTAATCACAACTAATCACCTCCCCCGTATCATCACCCAACGGCCACGTGCATCCATAAAACGTTCCCAAATTTTCGATTTTAAAATAGTACCATTTTTTCGTCACGTAGTCATAAATACTGTAGCAAGTGCAGCGGCTATCCGGCCAATGGTTCTTTTTAATAGCATCAATATCAAGTTCTAAAAATCGTTTGATTTCGGATAATTTATATGAAGCAAAAATATAATCCCATGGGCCACGCCAATGGATAAACCACATGTGCTCTACGAAGTTCGGCCATTCTACAGAAAATCGTTCGACTGGTTTACTTCTGCCAAAATTCTTATATTGAAGAAAATAGTTGCTGATACCGTGTACACCAGTCCAATAATGGTCTTTAGTGCAGATGAAATGAGAATAGCTTTCCCATTCTGGATTTTGTATTTCCCAGTGATTCTTTTCGATTGAAAATCTATCGTCCATTCAATCTACCTCATAAAAGTCAAGTTTTTAATACATCACACCATGATCGTTTGATAAATAGCAGCCCTCTAATGAGCTTACAATTTTGTGGTATCTATTATCAAGGTTAATAAGAAATGTGTTTATCATCTCATTATAAATATGTGCGGCCTCTTCGTAAGTATCAGCAAATGCATAATACGATTGATTTGTACTCACGCTGATTGTGCGATTTTTTGTTTTAAACTTCGACTTCCAATAATCCTTGTCATGAATAGTCCCTTGTACCGGCTTGCAATTGATGCCGGCTTTCGTATCGTCAAATCGAAATCCAGTGCACCAGACTTCTTTATCTTCTGGAACAGTATCGAATGTATAAGTCATATATTTATTCCTTTCTCCAACCCATAAGTTACCTCATAAAAGTCTAGTTTTACCGTATTATTTTCTAATTTTTATAGCGATGATACGTTATTTATTTACCGTTCGGAACTGTTTCTCCATAAAGTCGTCCCATTTCATACCGAGAGGATTACCGTCAACATCCACACAGTTGCCATCATCATCACAATAAACAGTAGGCTCTGTTGGCTTGCCATAAAATGGGATAGATTCCTTTGGAACAATTTGAATTTCTTTGTTAGGATCATAATTGAAATCGTGAGTTCCATCGCAAGCTACGACATCTCCATCCGGCATTATGTAAACCGGCTTGAAGAACTTCTTGTTTGGATTATTTGATGTGTCAAAAGAGACTCCCACAATCTCATACTTGTCCCATATTGGATTTCCTACACTCGTATTCTTTGTTAGCGATTTTTTCCTGCTCATGTAAATCAAGTCCTTTCAGCCAGTAAGATGGACATTCATAAATTTTTTCGAGGGTGTTTGCATCGCAAAAGTGCTCTCGATCTCTTTTGTTGTAATCGTAATATCCGATAAATGAATTACCATAATCGCTTATTACAAGGTTATCTTTTAAAAGAATCGGACGCTCATCCATGACCTTGACCCAGCCAAAGAAATTTTTGCAAGATTCAGTACAGCAATTTCCTAGCTGCTTCCTATAAGCGCATACTTCTTTATGTAGACATTTACTGCAAATAGCCATTTTTTCTCGCTTTCCAGCAGAAATTCTCTGCCCAATCATAAAATAGTTTTGGAATATCTCGCACACGAGAAGCAACTTTTTGAAGTAAGTTGTCACTAGACTTGTCTTCATGAGGTTCTTTATAAATACATTCCCATTTATACTCCCAGAGTTCAACTGTACTATTATCTTGTGTACTGATTTTCACAAAAATAGAACGAAGATATGCGTTTACATTTACAGAAGTATAGCAATGTTCTTGTTCAAGCGGCCATTCATTTATTTTTTCAAATAAACTAACTGCCCTATCGACCGCCATTTCGAATAGTGGTTGCTCGTCAGAGCACACACATATTCGTTCTATATCACCATCATGTAGAAGATTCAACTCCCAAATTTCTATTGTTCTCACCTCTTTCTAAAACATACATTTTAATCGTCAAAAACTTCTTCTCGCAAAACAGGCTCATCGTGGCTTTCTACACGACTGCCGCATTCTGGACATTGTGTTTGATAAAACAAAATCACATCCAATGACTTCGCAACCAAAACACCTTCCGAATCAGACCAAAATTCACAACCACAACCACATTTAAAATGATATGCAAGTTCTTTTGGAGTCTGCTTATGCTGAATAATCTTAATTGCCATCTGGCACCTCCACGGTAAAGATATTTTTGGTTGCTTCTTTCCAAGAAATAAACTCAGCCCCAGCAACTTCCGCTCTACATCTATAGCACGCAATCACATTATTCTCAGGAATATCCAAATCAGGATTTTCAAAAGAAGCCACTCGAATCTTAGTTACACAGCCACAATTCTTGCACGGAAATATGATTACTGGATTTTTCAAACTATCAGTCTTATGCATATTTACGCCTCAATTTACATACACGTTATTAGCTCCGTAGATGAACCATAATTCTCTTTCCGAGAGTAAGTTTTCTTCAGACAGAGCGAACTTGATAACTTCATCGATAACATCATCGTTTATATGCGTCTCATCACATTCTACTGTGTCGCAAACCTTATGATATTCGCCATCCTTCTTTGTGAATAGCGTTCCTTCACCAAGTTTTAACGGAGCCATTTTCTTTTCTTTTTGAATATGTGCTTTCATGCAATCACCTTGATCAAATATCGTTAAACGTATCTATAATCCATCCAATAAGACTATTTAGTTTTTCTACAATCTTATAAAGGAAATCCTTCAAATGAGGTTTTGGCTCAGGCATACTGCATGTAAATTCCGCTGGACCTTCTCTTTTCGGAGAACTTGTTTGCATGACATACACTTCATCGTTACGAATGATTCCAATTTGAGTACAGTTATCACCATTACAATCGCAAGTCTGATTTATTGTGATGTTTCGTTTCATATTATTTATTCCTCCCACCCATCACTACTATTAGAGTTATTCGTTATCTAAAACATTAAGCATCATTGTACCCTCTGCGCAACTTCCTTGAATTTGAACTCGACAAGGAAGATTTGGAATATCCTTAGCATTATTGGCAAGTTCGTACTCCCACCAGTAATCCATTTCCCATCCATTTTCGCTTTTATCAATATTCTGATATCCAAGTTTTTTAAGAATCTCCCCTACTTGATAAAGGGAAATTCGCTCAAAACTGAGATCAAGAACCTTTTCTTTATTTGCACTACCTACCCATCCAATAATATCAATAGCTTTCGGAAATAAAGTATTCATATCTCCATCGTACCCGTTTTTGCCTGCGTATGCCATAGAATCACTTCCTCAGTAAAATTTACCTTTTACCAGAATGAATATTTTGTTCTAATAGAAGGAGTTTCTACACTTTTTGCAGGATTTTCCAGCATTGCAGCCTTTGCCGTGATTTCATCAATACTCTTTTGGAAATCCTGTAGTTTCTTCAATTCGCTTTCGATGTCCAGCTTTACTTCGACATTCTCGATAAATCCCATATCTTCAAGACATTTGCAGTAGCCAGCAATCTCGTTATAAAAAATATTGTCATATTCTTCCAGTAGAGTGTGCTCATCAAACAGTTTTACCTGCCAAGCGATTTCAAACGGAGCTTCTTTATCGGCATGAGATTCGACAGTGTAATACTTCATTATGTATTCTCCTTACTTAATGCCGTACTTAGCTTTAACCCTCTTCAGAACGTCAGCCTTCTCGGAATAGCAATCACGAGCTGCATGATAATCACTCATCTTCTCGGCCAGAATGCGCTTTGCTTCACCTTCAGCAACATCAGCTTCTGCCAGCTCCTTATTCAGCTGATATCCGCTTGCTTTAATGCCATCAACAAAACCGTCAATGCGATCATTCGGTACAGACTTCTCACCTACTGCGCCAGTTTCAGTATTAAACATCTTTACAATAGAATCTTCAGTGCCTGCAATAGAATAAACATAAAAATACTTAGCCATAATTATTTCTCCTTTTATTTTTTCTTACTGCTTTCCAGTACTTCCAAACCCACCGGCTCCGCGCTTAGTTCCGTCCAATTCTGAAACTTCTTCAAAATCAGCCTGCCAGAACGGAACAACTGCCATTTGAGCAATGCGATCACCGTGAGTAATCATTTGAGGGATATTAGAATGATTATGTAGTGCTACAATATACTCTCCACGGTAATCCTGATCGCAAATCCCTGTTTTGTTCGCAGGAGCAAGTCCCTGCTTAGTTGCCAAACCGCTGCGAGCATAGATAGCGACATACCAACCTTCCGGCGGAGCCATCCGCAGACCAGTATGAACCTTAACGGTTTCGCCCGGCTGAATCATAATACAACGGTCACCGTTCTTGTTCACCATCGTTGCATCATCAAAACCAATATAAGCGTACAAGTCTGCACAAGCAGCGTTTTTTGAGCCATAAGTCGGCAGATGAGCATCTTCGTGCAGTTTATTGATTTTAATGTTAGGGCGATAAGCATAAGAACAAGCCTCAATAGTTCCGTTACGTCCAAAACGCTTAGTTGTGTTTCCTAAATCCATATTATTTTCCTTTCTTATCTTCTGGAGTCCACCAAAGGACTGGTCTTCGTAAAGCAAAACTCTTATTACAGCCGATTACACGTTGATTGGAACTCCCCATGTACGGCAAAGAGATATCTCGTTTAGATTCGATATATGGGCCATCGACTAGCACGTTTATATTTCGAATAATTGTAACCGTTGTCGGAATAGTTTGATATTTCAATTCTTCTGCCGCCTGTTGAATCAATTCTTCCCATGTATATCCAGTCCACATCCAAATGTCTTTGCTTCCTTCAAACTCGTGTCTGACTCTTATTAGAATTTTGCAAATCATCTCCCTGTTCTCTGGATACAGTGGGTCTCCACCAGTAAGCGTAAGCCCCTGAATATAATCAGGTCGAAGTAAATCTACAATTTTATCAAGCGTTTCATCTGTGAGTGGCTGACCACCATTCGGGTCCCATGTGGTAGGATTCTGACAGCCGGGGCAATGGTGATCACAACCCTGCACGAAAAGTGTGACGCGCACCCCTTCGCCATTTGCTATATCACATGGAACGATTTTAGCGTAGTTCATTTTCCCACCTCGATTAAAAGACCGCAGAACGGGCAACGATTATAGCCAAGGCTTTCGGGCGACTCTTGCCCTTTAATTCCGCCACCACAATAATCACACACCCATGCCGAGCTCTCACAATTATCTACGAACTCAAATACAGTTGTTGGCTGGCGATCTACTTGAAAATCAATAACTCGTTCAACATCCTTTAAAGTTTTGATATATCCAAGATTTCCTTCCAGCAAAAGACAATCCTTTAATCTATCAGCATCAACTAGTTTCATGTAGTTCATTTAAAACATCACCGTCCATAGACTTGCACAAACGATAATAAAAACATTCAGCGCGACGCAGCCATACATTCCGTTCTTCCTATCGCCTCGGAAAATATATGTAGAGGTGTCATATAGAATCTGCTCGGAGCGAATTACCGTTGCGGTGAAAATCAAAATAATATAAGCTTTGGTCATAAGCCAAGCAATCTCAGTTAACATCGATTAGCGCCTCCTCGATTGGAATAACCTGACCATCAACATAGTAGCACATCTGACCTTACTCATTATAATAAGGAGACATATAGCCGTAGCCTTGATTGCCTGTACATTTAGAGAATAAGTAATACATAATGCGTGTATCCTTGTCGTATACCATAGGGGTATCACTGATACGATAGAACCAGCCATTCTCTACAGCTACATTCCCTACTGAGTCTTTCACACTTGCACTGCATCCAGTCAGTATAATCGTTGCTAGAAGTACGCATACGGCAGTATTTTTGAAAGTCTTAAACATACCTTTCCTTTCTGTTAAAAGCGGAATTTTAGTCATTATTTTCTAATGGTCTCCAACAATCTGGTCTTTTAATCTCATCGCAGTCATGATTAAACCATCGACCGTCAAATGAGATAAATCCGACTGATGTATGGCCGTCTTTGAATTTTACTTCAACGTCGTCAGAACACATCACAGATGGACTCACATACGGAGTTTCGCTCGAAACTTTACGCCAGCGTTTATTGTCGTCCTCCGGCCAATCAATCTTAGAACCACACTGACCGCAGTAGTTATTTCGATTTCCATCTTCGTTATAAAGGTATTCGCCGCTACCACAATTCTGGCAAGCGATAATACCTTCTTCTGCAAAAGGATTGTTAATCATTTTTATCCTCGACTTCTTTCCATCCAATGAAATCACAAATACAAAGCTTCTCTGGATCACACCGATGAAGCAGGAATTTATTCTGTCCAGAAAGCCTAGAACCGCCAGACACTTCAGCGTGTTCACACCCATCTTTAAATACTTCGGAGAGAGTCCATTCCTCAACAGCAGATAAATCAACATCATTTTTAATGATATTGCGATCGCATCCACGGCATTTAAAGATTTTTACGTATTTCTTTTCCATACAATTACTCCTGTGGGTCATCGGGCGAAGGCATCCAATGAGTTGGCTCTACACGACACCAATTACGGTCAACAATATCATACCAGTGCCCATCCTCGTGATAAAATACTACCGCCTTCCCCATTTCTGGGTCATAAGCAAGAACAGGCTCGCTTTCACAAGTCTTTGGATTAGTTTTGGGCAATTCATCTTTTACACTAATCCACGAGTCGCTACCAAATACTTCCGCCTGGAAAGTCTTGCAGAATACGCCTTGTTCGTTTTCCAAAAGAATACGTTCAGCCTGATTGAATACATCATCAGGAACAGAAAGTTCAATTATTCCGTTGTTTTTCTTTGCAATTACGTTAATAATGAACTCATCCGCATCCATATTAGCCAGCCTCCTCTTTCTCTTTGTCATCAAAAAAAGATCCGTAATCAAACCACTTATCCTCAAGAATATTACCAATGATTTTTACTGTACTGCCCCAACCTTTAGTTGCCACACGGATATATTTCCCCTTCATGTCCTCATATTTACTGCAACCAACCGTGTCCATAATTCGCATGATGGCCTCAATGCCGGAAGCATAACCTTCAAAGTTTTTTGCTCCAACATATCCCTTACCAAGGACGTAGCCACCATAGCAACAACAAGGGCCATGACCATCAAGACTCAGATAAGAAACAAGGCAAGCGTGATCTTCCATGCTAAGAGACACATTCTTGATTTCTGCATTCCAAATTTCGTATCCTTCAGCCTCAAGCTGTTCTTTTGTCCATTTCTTCATATATTTACCTCACTAGAACGGCACTTTTATTGAATATTAAATTCTTCCACTAGAATTCGTTTGAGCTCATTTGTTCCAACTGCTTTCATATAAGTATGAGGCTCTTTTACAGTTGATACTCTAATAGCGCTTTGGCTGATTCTAGCCAGTAGTCGATTGTACAAATCTGTCTGGTTATTTTGATCGTTTTCGTGTTCAATGTTTTCAATCATTCTTACTCTTTCTCCACAATCCGTACTTTTTCATAATCTCGAAGAAATCTTCCATAAGAGCATCGGCCATATTACCAGAGATTTCAGGAAGGTCTAAACCAAAATCTCTAAAAGCACAATGTAGACAACCCCATGGAGTTAACGCAAATTTTTCATAAAAGTTATCTTCAGGATTGTTTTCTTTTGAGTCTAACATATTCGTCTTGTGCTCAAACTGTCTCACTTCATCCTTGGTGAGCCATTTCTTCCACTTACCACAAGCAGAGCAATACAGACCAATCTGGCTACCTTTGCTCTGGATAAAGAAAGATTTACTGCCACACTTACATTTGAAGTCCATCTCAGCCACCTGCCTTTTCTACATTCTGAACCATGCAGCTCATACCGGGATGAGATTTTTCAAAACGATGATGTGCTTTGTTCATGGCATCATTTTGATCCTGTGCTTTGACCATATATGTGTTGAGTTCCTGACGTCCATCATCGTAGTACATTACTTCAACAGACCAATAATCCATATAGCTCCTTTCATGCCACCACACCCACCCTACTAATTTATTTATTGACTCTTGTTAGTTTTAAAACCTCCAAACACAAGTAGAATTAACCAGATTCCACTTGCAACCCACAGTCTAAAATTTGGCCCAAGCATTTTCCAAACACCGTAGAGAATAAGGATTGTGATAAACCAGGATAAAATAAATCCTAAGATATTTGCGAAAATTTTCATTTTTAAGGCCTCATTTACTCACCCTTGGTGACGACTGTATCTGCACCCTGAACGGTGACCCAACCATGCTTCAGACGAGCTTCTGCTTCCTTCATCTGAATCAGTTCAGGAGTAATAGACTCCGAGAGTACCTTGTTTGCATCAGCCTCGGCCTGTGCTTCGATCATCTTAACGTCAGCTTCCGTCTGTGCCTTAACTTTATCAGTCTCTGCCTGAGCCAGAGCGGTCTGCTTATTCAGCTCTGCAATCTCTGCATCCTGCTTTGCCTGCTCCTTGGCACGAATCTTCTGCATCAGGGTATCATCAGGCTGTGCATCAACAATCAGTGCGGAAGAAACATTGATACCATATTCTGCGGTCAGCTTCTCATTCAAATAGTTGGTGATTGCAGTATTAACACCTGCGCGATCATCAGAATAAATCTGCATGACACTGAACTGAGGAGTGACTTCCTTAACATAAGCAATAATGTCGTTCTGGATTTTGCTCTCCATCAGGCTCTCGCCATCCATGCCACCAAACTTGGTATACAGTTCAACAACATGCTCCGGCAGGAAGTTATAATTAACAGTCAGATTGATTGCAATCGTACCACCATTAGCAGGAGCATCAATGTGCCAATCTGCGTGTTCCTTTACGCCATAATCGGACGGAGAATTAGAAAATACCACTCGCTGCTGAGTAATCGGAAACTCAGACACATGCTTTAGAGGGCTCATAAAATGCCAGCCCTGAGAAATAGTTTGCTGCTCGACTCCCTTCGCGGAATAAACAACACCAACATAACCAGTATGTACTCGCTCAGTACAAAGCACTGCGCCAACCGCAACGAGGAATGCAACAAAAATTGCCATAAATTTCTTCATAAATATCTCCTTAATTTTTGTAGTTATCTTTTAAAACGTAATAGGCGATAACCCATACAATCACAAAGAAAACAATGATTTCTTTCATATGTAATCCCACCAACCCGCCACTTATACGTTAATGAATCACTCGATTGTGCTTAACACGAAGCTCAACTTCTTGCTGCTTACCAAGATTGAAAGCTGTAGTGTAATCGCCCGTGAGATAGCCCGTTACACGACGAAGACGCCGAATATTGTGACTTCCACACTCAGGGCAAGTATCACCAATCTCATCACAATAACCGCATTCCATACAGGTATCATTTGGAACATTCACTGCAAAATACGGAATGTCATGATCCATTGCATAGTTCACAATTGTTTCCAGCGCACCGAGATTATTCTTTACAGTCGAGTCGAGCTCTACATACGCGATGCAGCCTGCGCTTGAATATCCGTCAAGCTGAGACTCAATATCGATCTTTTCAAACGGTGTCACTTCTCGCCATACCGGAACATGGACACTGTTAGTGAAGAACTCTTTGTCTGAAACGTTTTTAATATCACCATATTTGGCCTTAAATCTCTGCATGGCAGTAAAACAAAGGTTTTCTGCGGGCGTAAAGTACACGCCAAAATTTAGAGAATACTTGTGCTTGAATTCGTCGCAGCGATCTTTGTAGAGCTGACAAATTTTCTTTGCAAGCTCAAGGCCATTATCACAAGTTTGATCTTCTCCAATCAAAATCTGAAGAGTTTCAGCCATGCCGAGCAAACCAACAGCCAACGTGCCATGTTTCAGAGCAGAACGAATATCTTTTCCGTCATATCCGGCCATTGTTCCATTCTCCCACATGAATTTTGCAGACTCAGGAGACTGCGAGCAAATCCACTCGAAGCGTTCAATCAGCATATCTTTTGCTTCATGCAACTTCTGGTCAAGAATGGACATAAACTTGGCTACAGTCTGTCCTTCAAGGTCTTCTCCAGTAGTGTTTTTAATGGTATATTCCTTCGCTTCCATTGCAAGAGTAGGAAGAATAATCGTAACAGGACAGATATTCCCTCGGCCATCCTTCAACTGCTCAAAGCCGTTGACATCCCAACCATTTGCAGTTCTACAGCCCATCGTCGAAAAATACGTTTTTACGTTATTTTTATCGTATCCTTCATTGCCGCTCCAATCGACATTGGCGTAATTTGGATAAAGGCGCTGTGCAGTGGAACGCAGTGCCAGCTGATACATATCGTAATTAGGGTCTCCGGGAGCACGATTGATTCCCTTAGCCATCTGGAAAATACCACAAGGGAAAATGCTAGTTCTATGTAATTTGCCGATACCCTTAATGGAAGCGTTTAGCAATGCTTCGATAACCATTCGGCCTTCAGGCAATGTACATGTGCCATAGTTGATAGACGTGAACGGAAGCTGATTTCCGCTACGTGATTGGAGTGTATTCAGATTATGGTACATGCCTTCAACGGCTTGGTTCAACTCACGTTTGGTCATATCCATTGCGTACTGATATACTTTTGCATTCCTTGGATCATTAGCCTCTAGGTCGTTAAAAGATAATTCTTTGGGTACTCTGCTGGGGTCATCTTCAGGCTTAATGTATTTAATCCCATCTTTAAAATGCTTCGAAAAGCTCTTCCGTACATAAGGAACCATAGTCCAGTCTAGGTGTGTTGCGCTCACGCCGCCGAACTGCTGAAGACTTTGAATCTGGAAGATGACTGCGACAAGCTGGAATGCCGTACTGATGGACTGTGCAGGACGAACATCAGTCTGGCGAGTGTTAAAACCATTCGCAAGCAGGTCATCAAACGGAATACTCAAGCAATTGTGCATACCAACTGCGTAGCTATCGAGATCGTGGATATAAATTTCGTTGTTCTCGTGATTCTCACGAGCCATCTTAGACATGCAATAATCAAGGGCATATCGCTTGGAAACCACCCGGCTCATCTCGCCAATACGACCGCCAAAAGATGCTTCATCAACATTGGCATTCTGGTTATCAATCTTTTTGCCGAGAAGTTTCTCCTCGACTGCATCCATCAGCTCTTTGTAATTGCTGCGAGCAATACCATGCAGATATCGGTAATTCATATAAGAACGAGTCGTCTCGTAATAGCCACTCTGCATAAGACGATTCTCAACTGCATTCTGAATCGCTTCTACATCCATAGTAGAGTCAATGGCTGCGATTTCAGATGCAATACTATCACTCAGCTTGTGGTCAACAGGATCTGAAGAATCATTCATCGCCTTCTCAATCGCATTTACAATCTTACTCTTATCAAAAAGAACTTTCGTTCCATCGCGTTTAATCACATATTCCATGCAATCACTCCTTAATCTTCCAACCAACGATTTTCTGCCACATAGAAAGCTCCAACCGCAACTACCATCAATACGACCCAGAATACCCAAAACCAAATCACCCGTGTACCAGCTGCAGAAATCATATAATCTCGTGCTTCTTCGATGTTTTTATCCTTAATGAATTGTGCATCATGTATACTTTCGTCGCTCAAATTTGCAAACAACGTACCATCATAATGAACTTCTTTGACATAAAACTCGAATTTCACATGAGGACTGACTTGTACAGTTGTCAGGTACTTGCTTGATGGCATTTTGATGTCACCATACTTGAATTCTTTGCCAAGAAACGTAATATTCTTAGAATTGTGTTCTTCTGAACTGTAATAATCCCAAGTCCAGTACGTTTCGACTCTTGTTTTTGTATGGCCTTTGCTATCCGTAGTAGTTACAGTTCGTGTATGCATCGTATAATGCTTTTCTTCGCAATAGATGTACATCCACTGTCCGTCGATACGTGAATCACTTACGGTATCTACTGCTTCTAGTGCGCCTTGGCAAAAGGCGTTGCCTACGTTAGTTCTTATTCCATAATCGAACATATTTTCGGACTCAATCGAAATTGCTGTATTATATTCTTTCTTCTGCTCAAGCGAATCTCTGGTGATATTTCCAGCGATAACGCTACCAAGTATCAGCATGATGAACACAATACCAACACTGACGATCAATTCACGATAAGTAATTTCGGTATTACCGATTTCCAAAAAGGTTACCGACTGCCGGTGCCGCCTCATTCCCCTCATAGGACAGATACTCATAATTCTGAACCTCATATCCAGTCAGACCCAGCAGAAAGGAGTTCGGAAACTTACGAACGCTCTGCTTATATTCCTTCACGACACGATTGTAATCGCCACGATAGTTTGCAATCAAATTTTCAGTGACGGATAGCTCATTCATAAGCTCCTTGTAGTTGTCGCTAGACTTCAGTTCAGGATATGCTTCCGCAATAGCTGCAATCTGAGTCGTAATCTCTTGAGCGGTCTGGCCGGAAGTGCCACGAGCATTCACAACATCCATCAGGGTCTGATACTCATGTTGGTCATAAGCCTTGACGGTTTCAACCAGATTTGGAATCAGATCAGCTCTGCGCTTCTCCTGAATCTCAATGCCAGACTTAGCTTCCTGGATCTGTTCTTCATAAGAGATGGCCGTGTTCTTAGGCCCCTGCACCATAAAGGTCATGCCAAGAATGGAAATAAACACGACGCAAATAACGATAATAGGTAACTTCCAGTTGTATCTCATTTATGTAAACCTCTTAAAACTTGACCTCATCGGCGCAATCAGGAACCACGGCAGTCTCGATGTTGCACATCGGCTCTGCTTTTGCTAATTTGTCGGATTGGTTGATTGGATGACAAGTAAGCCCATCCCACTCATGGACAGTAGGATAATCATGCGAACTATTGGGCATCGTAGTCAGCTTATCATTAGTCTCATCAGGAATCTTCTTTAGCGTATCTACGACACTTTCAGTAATCTTCTGTTGCTCCTCTAAAAGCTGGATTTTATAGTCCAAATACCAACGTGCCTTCGTCAAATCTTGAAGCTGAGAATTACCATCTTTGTGACCTGCCCGGCTTAGATACTTACCAACATTCCAAAGATAAGCATCCTTGTCTAACTGCCACTCCCGTAGCACTTTGATGGCCTCATAGGGATTGTCTGCACCGCCGTAATGAGACGGATGATCGACATTCTTCTTAATTTCGTCAAGTGTTTCCATCAATAACCTCCTTGTTCTTTTCAATAGGCTTATAAACATCTGCCAGCTTCGGATGACGGCCACAGCAACCACGACCCTCTGGGCAGAACGGATACTTCGGATTAGCCTCACAAGAAGGAACCATCCAGTTTGCTACTTCAGGACAAACCTGTGCAACTTCCTTCTTCATTTCTGTAAACATCTCGCGGATTTCTTTTTGAGCCCTAGAACAAAGTCGAAGATGACTCATCTCAATCAAAGCACGAGCGTTCATCGTAATGTAAAACTCTGTACAGCAAGCATTTGGCAGAACTGCACGGGCGTCTTCGTTTTTGGCGTTGTGATACTTCTTGAGGATCTGATAATCGGTATCAATGTCCGACATCATATTATCGAAAACATCAGCATCTTCACCGGTAAACGGGTTCACATACTTGAATCCATCCTCGCTGCAATAACGCTGGCTGCGGCAGCTCAAGCTAATATGTCGATGACGACTAATCTGTGCCAGAAGTGCTCGACTTACATCTTTAACATAGAACGTAAAGTTGATGTGTTCAAGCACAGAATAGTGACCACTGGCTTTACATCCTTTAGCAATTTTATAGTCGTCAGTCATTGAAGAGTCATAACAAATACTCGCAGCTTCCTCCACAATATCTAAAGGGTTCTTATCACTTGTAGGAACAACTCGCTGTGTGTACGCGATCAAATCAACTGTCATTTAATTCTCCTTAATATTCGTCCTGCCAGTTTTCAGGAATGTCGTTCTCACCAATTACGATGCAATTTTTAGGTGCGACATTTAAAGTGTACTTTCCATCTTGAACTTTAATCATTACGTTCATAATGGCGACAACTTTATGAATACTCCAAAGGACTCCTCGACTTTTTTGAGTTCTAGCTCTAAGAACTGTGTCGCCAACATGAATTTCTCTGTTAAGAATATCGGTTACCATTTAATCCTCCATTACTTTAGAAGTGCAAACTTAAACCAATCTGGAAAGTTGGATACTGAAATCCCATATTTGATAAGGCAAGACAGCAGCCACAACGCAATCATGATTCCGACCACAATAAGATAATCCTTAAAAATCTTAACGAAAGCGATCCACATCTTAATCCTGTCTCCCATTTACCTCACCTCTTTCAATCAACTCATCCACAGTAACCTCTCCACAGAGAACCTGTTTAAGCTGCTCTTCTGATAACTGATATGTAATCGGATCTCCACATTCAGTTGGATATCGAGCCAAGGTTCTATAATATTCTGCAAGGGCTCGTTCCTTACGACCCTGCTCACGATGGTCAATACCAATCATATCGCCCCACCTCCTTCCTTAAATTCTTCACTTTTGCCGGTCACCACATAGACATCATCTTCGAGATCTTCTTTGGGAATCATGACAATGTTTAGCATTTTCCTGAATGATTCATTATCAGTTACGATAAAATAAAAAAATTCAGTTTCTGAAACTACTTCGTATGTAGTTCCTCTTTGAAGCCGAACGACTTCATCTATGCCAACATCGGTATAATAGTCCGTTCTGAAGTACATCCTCATTAGGGCTCCTTGTAGGGTTCCATATCACCCTTCCAAATCTGGAAATAAGGATGTGCGTCAATGCCGTAAACCTGACCCTTCATACCGGTACTGGTAATCTTGTAAGGCTTTCCATCCTCAAGGCTATTGATAAAGTCCTGATACTGAGGACTCATCTTAAAGAAGTCCTTCTTGCCCTGAATCCTCTTTACCTTAATAGTAACCTCATCACCAATCTTTGGCTCCCACTCTTCAACCGGCATTCCAGCCAGAAAGTCGGGACCACCGGCCTTCTTGATTCGCCGGGCAAGGATTCGTGCCTTACGCTGCTCTCTGCACCGGTCTTCTCGATTCATCGAATTACTCATATTCTGTTCCTTTCAGCTTATCAAAGTAGGGATCGCCGTCTTGCTTCTCTAATAAGTTGAGCTCCCCGGCGGAGCCTACAGAATACAAACGAAAATTTTTAAAAATCTCAGCACCTTTAATAGTGGCTAGAGATGTAATTATGTATAATATATCGTGTTCTTCTGTGCCATCAGTAAGTTGAACTTCAAGTCGTTCTTTCTTTGGGATGGCTAGTTTTCGGAAGTCGTTCATAGTTAATCCTTCGGCATAGAATACACATCCTGTCCATGTGCATATTCGTCATAAATTTCTGCAATAACATTGTAGCATCTACTCTCAGAGTTATAACTACCAAGGATAATTCCACGCTCACCCATGCCCTGCCTTGCATAAACATTAAGGCTTGCGGTATCAATGATTGCCATACGGTCAAGATTTATAATTTCTCCGTCTTGCGTTAAAAGTAGCATTTTAAATCAGTCCTTCCCGTTCAGCTTTCCACTGAGCATACTTATCATAAGCAATCTTCAGAGCAAGATCTTTGTTTTCAGCAGTAACATAAATAGCCCATGTCATTCCCATTGAAAAGGTGGGCTCAAAATAATCAGGTCCCCACTCTTCATCTTTGATATCTTCGATGTTTCTATTAGAATGCCATACAGCCCACTTTTTTAGTTTTTTCGTTGTAATAAATCCTCCAAACACCAATCGGATTTATAATACAATCCTCGTACTCTTCGACATCACCGTCGTAGGCTGCGGCGATTCTTTCCGCTTTTTCTTTATCTTCAGTGATAGTAATAATCCGATAATCTGAATATTCACCTTCGGTTACTGCGTAATAAGTTTTCATATCTACTCCTTTATCCGTAACTCACTTCGTTCTTGTCGTTTCGGAATCGCACAAAGGTCGGGAATTGCAGAGATTCAGCACCAGTTTTCTTATCACAGCTAACCTCTTTGTACTTACATTCCACAATCTTACCGATGTAATTATCAGGATTCGCCCACACAGCAGCTCTCGTAGCATCATCAAAACCAGAACCAATGCGAAGCTCATTGCCCTTGTAGTCCACAACTAGAGCACCCATCGTACCAGCCAGACGGTTCTGACCTTCCTCGATTGCTGTGATTCGCAGGTCAACAGTATAGAAACGCTTAATCTTGAGACAACCATTGTGACGAGCCCGGCGGTAAGGAACGTTGGTGTTCAACATCAAACCTTCCCATCCCATTTCGACCGCATAATCAAGCCCATGAGGAATCACACTCTGATCAATACCTTCATAGATCATCGGTACAATCTCAATATTTTTAAGGTGCTTTTCCTTAATTTTCTTACGAAGCTCGTTTAAATACTCTCGCCGTACCATATATGGTGTGATGCATTTATCCTGAACGAAGTCTCTTGCGAAATCCGTATCAAAGATAACGAATTTAATACCAGTCTTGTCCTTATTGTCCGAGTTTAATAAGCCAGTGCCATACCGAAACGCCTGTCCGTCCGGCCAACCCTCTGGATTCTTATAAATCAGTTCACCATCAAAAAAACGTGTGTTTACCAGTTCTGTATCACCATCATACAGAGTCAGTAGATCATTCTTAATATGGTCAAGACCTTGAAATTTCTGTCCCTGCCGAGAAATAAGGTCACCATTAAAGAAAGTTCCCCTATTGCCATTTTCTTTCTGGCTAAGGCTGAACCAAGTGCCCTTTTTCAGCTTAACCTTATCAATCGGGTATCCCTGCTGAATCTCCCAGACAGGAACAATTTCATCGCCATATACTTTATTGATGGTAGCTGCTTCCACACCAATTGGCAGATTCTTAGTAAACAGTCGTTTCAGAAACTCTTCGTACTCAGGATTTTTATGTAAATAATTCCGGATTGTTGCAATAGATGCATCAGAGCCGGTATTGTGACCAGCACCCATAATATAAAGGTATCCGCAGCTGAGATACTGAACGTCGATATCCGGCTTTGCAGTTACCTTCTTATTGATCTTTGCGTCCGACAGTCCGGTAACAATTGCCGGGTCGAGCAGGAATCGGAAAAACGCCATCAGTTCATCAGCTTCATCTCCAAAATCCTTACGTGCATCCAGCAAAATGCGGGTCTTGTCCGTCTTCTTCTTTGCTTTCTGCAATGCCTTAACCATCGCATCAAGCTTACCTATGAGCTCTTTATCTGTCATAAAGCCTCCTTACGTATCCTGTGTTATATAGTTATAGCTAATAAAGAAAGGCTTGTCGTTACGAGCAAGCCATTTCTTTCCCGTATCCTGTATTATATAGTTAAAGAGAGAATTTTAAGCCTCCGGGATGGAGACTTTTTATAACTATATTATACAGGACACGCACATAATTGTCAATGCTTTTCTGCAAATTCTTTCCGTAAAAATTCCTTCAAGAACGTCTGCTTATATGGAACTCTCGAAGTCTTTACAGCCCGATCAAGAGCATGAGTTTCGGCACAAATCACACAATACTTCTTGGCACGAGTGATGGCCGTATAGAGCCATTCTCTCGTCAGCATCAGGTACGCAGAGTTGTCCATGCCAACAATCACATACGGAGCCTCACTGCCCTGCAACTTATGACAACTCAAAGCATAAGCAAGTTCAAGTGTTGCCCAGATGTTATTCCCACCAAAGTAATGTGGAATAAAGATTGTTCCCCACTGATCAAAATCAACCAGGATAAAGCTACTCTCAATCTTTCGGATAATGCCACGGTTTCCGTTAAACACCGGACACTTCTCTTCTTTTTTCTTTGTCTTGAGATTGTATGTATGAAGCTCATAGTTGTTCTTGTTGATAATGACTTGATCGCCCTCACGCAGAGTATACACCCTATCCTTGCCATCACCATAGATTGTGACCTTTGCTTCTGCTTGACCACGACTCGGATTCACAATTTCCTGAATAGCATTATTGACTTCATAAGTGCAGATACTGCCACGCAGCTTCTGTGGAAGTACAATCTGAATCTTCGCACTATCATTCCCTACCTTATTATATAAGGTACGGTACTGATTGATGATGTGGTTGAATGACTCACTTGCGTCTTTATAGATATCAAGCTCCAAATCACGAAGTTCACCACGAATCTCACTACCAGCCCAGCCATAAGGAACCAATTGCGTAGCGTTACGAACCTTAATGCTCTCCGTGATAATTGCAGACTTGGCTGCCTGACGATGGATCTTAGTCAAACGAGCCACAGGAACAACCTTAGATGCAAGCATATCCTTGAAGATGTTACACATACCGATACTCTCAAGCTGGCCGTCATCACCAATCATGATGAATCGCTTGCCAGTTTCGATTGCCTGAATCAAATCGTAAAACAATTGAGCACCAACCATTGAGGTCTCATCCAGAATGATGATGTCCTCATCCAGAGGATTGTCCTTATCGTGAACAAACCCACCGTTCTCGATGTCATATCCAAGGAGACGATGAATCGTCTTTCCATCCTGACCAGTAATCTCCTGCATACGAGCGGCAGCACGACCAGAGAGTGCAGTCTGTGCAAAAGACTTACCACGAAGAACTTTTAAGACACCAGCGACAACGGTACTTTTGCCAGTTCCGCCGTAGCCTGTTAAGATACAGACGTTGCTAGAGCATACCTTTTTAATGGCATCTCTCTGTTCTTCGGTATACTTGATGCCAAGCGCATTTTCGGCCTCATTGATTGCTGCATCCATATTTTGACCAATCGGCTCAACAGGAGCATCCGCCAGACGCTTGATTTCCTTCGCAATACTATCTTCCAGATTCCACACTCTAGTTAGAGCAAATTCCTGACGGTCATCGCTCCACCAAAGTGTTTCACGTACATCATGCAGATGAAAAAGTGCCCTCTTGATGACCTCTTGATCTCCCTCGTCCAATTCAAGTTCCTTGATACAGCTATTGATTGTCTGGTTTGCCGAGATAATAGAGTTACCTTCTTCAGCACGGTCGGCAAGAAAATGCATGACGTAGGCTTCGATTCTGAATTGCGAATTGTGCTTTAAGCCCATATTTAAAGCAAGAGCGTCAGCTTTTTTCCAGCCGATGCCATACGCATCATCAATCAAGACATAAGGATTCTCCTCAATCTTTTTTACCAGAATGTCTGCACCGTGATACTGACGAACAAGCTTTTCAATAGCACTAGGGGTCAGACCGTACTCAATTAGCTTTGTGTACGCCTCACTGTTATCAATGTTGTTTTCAAAGGAGTCAATAATCTTTTGTGCTCGACCTTCCGTAATGCCACTAACAGTACAAAGAGACTTGATATCACCGTTCTTGATGATTTCATACGGATTCTTGAATGCTTCATAAAGCATCTCAAACTGATGGTCGGTCAAGATAAAACGGAGAAAGCTTTTTTGTTCTTCCGGGTCAGTAATCTCTTGAAACTCATTCATGTAGATAATTTTATACTGATCACCAAACTTTTCATGATGAACATATTCACCACAGAACGAATAAGTTTTATTCATATCGAGGCTAGGAACGTTACCTTTTAGCCGGAGGTCACTGTATCGGCTCATGATAGGATTTCCCTGCTTGACTTTTACCACCTCGGCAGAGAAAGTGGCGAAGCCGCCGGGCTCCACCTCCCTCCCATCTTTCGGATAAAAGACTCGTTTTATCCTGATGTAGCAACGAATCATATTTTCATTAAATTTCTTATCTGCCACTTTATAACCCTCTTACGCTATCTCTCTATCATGCAGCCACTGCTTATAAGGCTTCATCTTCTCAACAATGTACGAATTTTCTTTTCTCTTGCAAAGGATTGCAAGATCGCTACCCTTTGAAATCAGACTTGAATATCGTGCATACTGAGATGCCCAACAAATCATTTCGACAATACCACCTGTCGTGTAAACGTGTAAGTATGCAAACTGGTTACCACGTTTATCCTTCTTTTTTTGGATATCTACGATGACACAAATAGCAGTTGCCTTACCGCCATCCTCTACAGTATCAAGACCAGCATCAATATAGGTGCAAGCATCCTTAATGGGATTGCTAGTCAAGAACATTGAAAGAGTTTCAAATTCCCACATGTGCTCGTCTTGCATATACTTTTCAGCAAACGCCTGCATAAAGGCATTCCGCTTTTTGTCTTTTTCTTTCTTTCGATTCCATGTGTCCGATTCCCAGCGCTCCCTTCTTACCTTATTATATAAGGCGAGTCTGGTAGGTTTGTCTTTAATAGAATCTGTGTCAATTCCATATTCGTCTTTAAGAACAGAGATTTTTGGAAGGGATGCCATCTCATGAAAACCCTTCTCTTTATACTCGTTCTCAAAAACCATATTTGCAAAAGTGATTAAGATTTTTCTCTTGTCCTTTGTTGGAATAGCTCCCGCCTTAATCAACTTGACAACGTTTGAAGTGCCAATCTTGCCACCGTTTGCTCTCTGAACAAAGTCTGCCAATCCAGAATATGGACGGTCTGCAATCACTCCTGCTGCGACACTCTCACCCATTCCCTTAATGGCTTTCAAACCAAACAGAATTGTGTGTTTCTCCGCATCGGCCTTAAATTCCATATCAGACTTGTTAACACTTGGAGGAAGAACCCGAATATGTAGCCGGTCACATTCATTGATAAACACACCCATTTTGCCAGAATCATCTTCTTTAGTAATCATACACGCAGCCATGAAATACTCAGTATAATGAGTCTTCAGGTATGCTGTCAGGTAAGAAAGAAGCCCATAAGCAACTGCGTGGCCCCGGTTGAAGGAATAAGAAGCCTGTTTCAAGATCAATGCCCACATCTCAGAAATCTGATAATCGTTCCATCCTTTCTTGTGAAGACCATTTCTAAACTGGACCTCCAAGGACGCCATAACATCTTTCTTTTTCTTACCAATGGCACGACGAGCATTGTCAACCTCAGTTTCAGGGAATCCTGCATAACGAAATACTGCCAGAGCCTGTTCCTGATAAAGAAGAATGTACTGAGTCTTGGCAAAAAGCTGTTTGATATCAGGATGAAGTAGTTTGATAGTCTCTGGATAAAGCTTATTGGAACAATACGTCGGGAAGCTGTCCTTAGTGCCAGGGCGGTTTGCTGCATTCACAACAATGATATCCTCGACGTTGTCACATTTTGCTTCAACACACATCTTTCGAGCTTCAGCAGACTCCATCTGAAAAATACCAATTGTGTGTCCAGATTTATAAACAGCGTCATAGACTGCCTTGTCATTCAAATCAAGATGGTTGATATCGACATCTTTCCAAGTAAGATGGGCCATCTTTAATGTGTCATCAATCGTGTCCAAATTTTCAAGACCAAGAAAATCCATCTTAACTAGAGACAGGTCATCCATAGCATTGTGCATTTCAAGCTGACACATCTGATTGCCTTCTCTATCCATACAGAGAGGGCAATATTCAATAACAGGCTTAGGTGTAATCAAAGTTCCTGCAGCATGGCGACCCATACTCTTCGGTAAACCTTCAAGCCGCATAACGTACTTAAACCACAGAGGGAACTTATCATATACATTAGAAAGCTGCTCGCTCTTTCCAAGAATGTCCTTCAATAGAACTTCCTTCTCAACTTCTTCTCCGAGATCATCCAATGTTTTCACGGTCGGAATCAACTTAGCAACTTCATTTCGCAATTCATACGGAATCTGCATATAATATGGGCTTTCTGGATCTTCGTTCAGTACCTTGCCAATATCCTTAATGGCAACCTTGGTAGACAGAGAATTAAAAGTTGCGATTGGTGCTACACTCTCTTTTCCAAAAAGCTCTTCTGCAATAGAAACAAGTTCTTTGCGACGACGACGGCTAATATCAAAGTCGAACCATAATACCCTCGGTTTCCCGATATTTATTAGGGGTGTAGACTATATCTTTACCTTTGTATAAAGGTAGATGGCACTTCGATTGGTGATAAACTCCAACCTACACGGCGCTACCCGTTAGTCGTTTGACCTTCTTTGCCACTCAGACAAAGCTTGGCACAGGATTACCATATCATAAATGACTTAGGCTTTCCCTGTTAGCACGTCCATTAGATGTCATTTCCTACATCTCCAAAAGTCAGACGCACACCGTTTTTTCTTACGTTCACCATCTAATAATCTGCAGCATCACTGCGGCAGACGACTATTTCGTACATTCTTTAGCTCTAAATATCTTTCATATTTTCTATCAAGATAAATAGATGCATTCTCGTACAATAAATTTAAAACAGATAATGCCTTGTGATATCCACCAAAAACAATCTCGTGATTATTTACGTTACGTTTGGAAGCGTCCTTTAATTTTGTATGCATTCCAAGCTCATCTTGTATAGCTTCCAAAAATTCTTTTGTCCCAAGAAATGAAACATCATACGGGTCTTTTGCGGCAGTCCTTTTCTTCCCAGTTTTCTTTATTGAACCGTCTCCATCAAAATAACCTCGAATAAAATGTACGATTAAATCTTTTGGAACAATATCATATGACGGAAAAGTCAAAATCAGACTTTTATTTCTCAAGACACCTTTAGAAATAAGATTATCTACAAAGTGTTGATTTAAAAATGTAATTCTTGAAAATCCCGTACCATAAGCAGAAGTATAATAATGTATTGGATGAGTCGAATCTAAAGATTTTTTAAACTTTTCCAGATGAGCTTCATCTACACTAGACAACGCCATTCCAAATGCATCATGTATCTTTCCAGGAATCGCATTTGCGATATAGCCATCCGCATAAATGAATCCTAACCAATATGCTTTTTCTTCTGTATCAATACAATCAAAAAAATTCTCGTTGAAACTATATTTTAACGATTTCTCATGATTGTCTCTTGATAGCCCTCTTTCTTTAATAAGAGTTGCAATTCTTGATATACCGTACATATTCTCTGTGATTTTGTTTACGGTTGCTATCGAATTTCCTTCTTGATACAGATTAAGGATTTCGTTTATCTTATCTTCGGACTCAAAACCTTTATAGCAATATCTCATGTGCCAGCTCCTTTCTATTCTGGCATTATCTGTTTTAAATTTTAGTTAATCAGCTAATGATTTACGACCCTTATTTGCAAAACGAGAGAAGTCAAGATCCCAACGAACAGAATCAATCTGCGTAACGTTTAGCATAAATAGACATAGACAGTTTGCACCAGAACCACGAGAATAGCCACGAGGGATACCTCGTTCATCGGCCACCTTACAAAGCATATACAGCATGATGAAATAGTCGATGTAGTCAACATATTCCAAAACGTCAAGCTCCATCTCAATTCTGTCCCGCCGGGTTTGCTGTTCTTCTTTACTCATCCATCCGAATTTTTCATCGAAAGTAGAATAAACAAGGTAGCGTAGATAATCCAGATGCGAATCAAATTTACCTTCAATTTTCACTTCTGGCATCTGGTTTGGCTGACCAAGACCAATATCAATATCGTCAACCATATCTGCAATTTTCACAGACATTGAGCAACCTTCTCGGATGAAGTCTTCATCAAACTGCTTTGAAAGTGTTCTTAGCACATCGTCTTCGGTCTGAAGATAACAGTCAACATAACTTTCTCCAACTTCTCGTCCTTCTCCAATTTCTACAAAAACTGAATGTGCATCAACATCTTCCTTGGAAAGCATATGAGCATCGGTTGTAATGGTATACGGAAGATTGTACTTTTTGATAAAAGCTGCAATTTTGGCATTAGCTTCAGCCTGATCTGGCGTATCATGAGACTGAACTTCCATAAACACGTCATCAAAGATCCATTTCAGTTTGTTCCATAACTGCCATGCCTCAGTCTCGTTCCCATCAACAAGCAATCTACTCATTCGACCAACTTGACAGGCCGTAAGACAGATGATACCTTTACCCCACTCGTTCTGTTCAATGATGTTTAAAGAAGTTCGAGGCTTTTTATACATGCCATCAACGCAAGCATTTGAAACAACCTTAAATAGATTTTTTAAACCGGTCTCGTTCTTCGCTAGTAAAACAAGATGGTAACGAGGTTGTTTATAATCTTTTGTGTCGGCTTTCTCTGCCTGATTATCTACTTCATAGACTTCACAGCCGATGATAGGCTTAATACCTGCTTCCTTGCAAGCCTTAACTTGGTCAACAAAAGAGTGCATTTTTCCGTGGTCTGTAACCGCGATTGCTTTCTGGCGGTTTTCTTTGGCAAAGTTTACAAGTTCCTTGACGGTAAGAATAGAGTCAAGTAACGAACCCTGCGCTGTATGTACATGAAGATTTACAAAATTATCTGACATCTATTCTCCTTCCACCATTAAAACTGATTACGTTCCTTTAGACGCTTAATCCAGCGCTTGCGCTTCTCGTTAGCAATCTCATTCGCTTTCGATGTAAACGCCAAGATGCAATCTTCGTCATCATCATAGTATGCGTAGATACAGTTCAGCACATCACCGAATTCTTCTACGAGGTTCTCATAAGCCTCGTTAATGCTTACAGGCGTTGGGTTCTTCATGTCGATTGCACGATAAAACTTTATCGCAGCTTTCGACAGCTCAGAACCTTCCTCACCCATCTGAATGAGGATTTCCTTGCCATCAATATAATCAAGCACTCGTAAATTTTTATTTTTAATCATCCGTATTCACCTTACCCTCAATAGACACTCTCAAAGTCACAGTCTTACCATCCTTTGTTGTCCATGCATATCCACCAGAAGTTCTGTTATCCGATTGAGCTTCAGAAAGAAGCCAATCACGAACCGCCTCAATAGCTTCGTCCGTGACACAGGTTTTATCCTTCCATTCAGTTCCATTCTTTTTAACAGTTCCTGCGTAAATACCAAACATGCCACAGCTCACATGATATTCACTCATCACTCTTCACCTTATCTCCAAATTTAATAACGTCATCAAAAAGCATCACATAATCGTCAGTATATTTATTGCCATGAAAGTGACCAAAATACCAAAACGGCTTACCAATACGAGTCTCTTCCAGAATATCAAGAATATCATCAAGAAACTCTTCCGTAGAACTATCAACAGTACTTTGATCAACACAACTAAGAAACAACTCTGTAGGAACGTAGCGTGTCGGACAAGTGTGACTTAACACAACATCGATATTACTATCGTTTACCTGCTGCGCAACTTTCTTTTTTATTTTTTCATTCGGCTGTTCATCGGGAAACCAATTATATCCACACTCCAACCGATAATACTTATCCACAGAATAAGCTCCACCACAAACAAGACAATTCAACATCTCTATGCCAGAAAGAATCTGGTAAACCTCACCATCAATAGCAAAATACTGGTTTGGATACTGCGGGTCATACCACGCTCTTCCGCAAATATCACCACAAATCTTCCTTAGTTTGTAACCATCCTTACGAAACGGGCGGCGCTCGTGGTTGCCATGAATACAAAACAGATTTGCAGGAATATCTGCGGCGATAGTCTTGATACTCCATTCACGAGGGTCATCCTTGCCGTAGTAGTTCAAACCGACATCGCCAAGGCAGACGATCCAGTCATTCATTCCAAGATTGTGTTTATGGCAAAACTTTTCCAATTCTAAAAACCGATTGTAATCACCATGAATATCGCCTGTAATGTAAACCATTCATTCACCCCTCTCATAAACTCGCCAATGCCATGTGCTACCATCGCCCGGATAAAACCTATCGCAAAAGTCCTCAAAGCGACATCCTTCGCATGGATCATCTTTTGACAAATCTATCACTGGATGGCTTTTGCATTCTGCGATAAATTCTTTAACGTCTGCTTCAAACTGTTCAGGCATCAGCATTGTCAATCAACTCTCCATTTTTTACAACCTTAGCCTTATCATCCCAATATTCATCAGCTCCAACCTTTCTAGGAGCAGTGCCAAAATGCTCTTTCCACTCAGGAAGACTCTCATTGATTGCATCAAACTGAATACCCCAATCGAAGCAAGCTTCAATTGCGTCATACAGGAGCTTCCCTTCACGGCAAGTCCAGAGAATCAGACCAGCACCGTGTTTCTGTTCTTGAATTGCCTGGTAGATCACATTCCAGTTTGGTTCACCGATATCAGGATAATTATTCTCACAAAGAGTGCCATCAAAGTCGATGGCAATAGCACGTTTCCAATTTCCCATATCAAATCACCTCAAAATCAACAATCTGCGCCTGCGGAGTTACTTTGTTTCCGTACTGATTTAAAGATAACCGGCATACAGCATTGATAATTTTTGCATAATTGTCTCCATAAAAAGTAACAACTTCATCATCCTCGAAACTATCTTCAATCCAATCAATCAGTCGTCCATTATCATTAAAACACACAAAATCAATGCCTTTTTCTTCATCAGAATACTTCCACATATTACCGTTCTTGCCCATCGGAGCACATCCACTATGAGCTAACGGAATATTTCTAATGTAGAAATACGGCTCGGAAATACCCTGTGCCCAGATTTTATGCATTTCGTACATGGTCTTCGGCAATGCAACGGTCAGCTTACTATAGTCAAAATCAAAATCAACTACGATTGCCTTACTCATCGTGACATCTTTAAGCAGTTCATTGCAATCCGCAATCGCCTTTGGCACATTTTCTTTCTTGATTTTCACACCAGCAGCATTATCATGACCAAGAACTGACTCAAAATCTCCGGTACTCATCAAGAACTCCTTTAAACTTTCAATCGGAGAACCGTCAGGATTTCTCATTGAACCACCGTAATAATCCGGTTCATCAGCGAAGGTACGAAGCAATACGCACGGTTTTGCATACATTTCAGCCAGCTTGATTGCCACAACACCAGTCAGAGTGTTATCAAGAATGCCAGTAGAGTTGCAGAAGAGAATCTTATTCTGGTCTGCACCATGCTTTTCAATCAGTTCCTGAAGCTCTGCGACAGCCTTGTCTTTGGTCTTATTTTGCTGATACTTGCAAGACGAACACTCACGAGCTACATGCTGCGCCAGAGTCTCGTCAATCGTAACACCGGCATTCTTGCCACGAGTCGGAGTATACTGGAAGGTCTGTTCCTCTCCAACCATCGCACGGAACATCCGCTTCTTTTGCTCGGATGAGCCAACGCGAATCAGTGCGTTCATCATCGGAACGATGTAGAACTGAACATCATTGATAGTCGGATCACCCTTGATATTGAAACTATTCGCCTCAACCAAGGCACAAATCATCGGATTTACAATTCGTGCCAGACCTTTCGTGCAAAGGCGCTTTGTCTCATGCGAGTGCATATCCATAACGTCACCGATGTTTCCGACTGCCACCAGATCAAGATACCGGTCTGCAACATCAGTCCAATTATATTCATCAACAGCCTGAAGAAACTTATACATCACGCCAGCGCCAGACAATTCCTTATTAGGATATGTACCGTTCTGGTTGTTGACGATTACTGCGTAAGGATTCTTTCTGTCGCAGATGTGATGGTCAAGAATCAGAATATCGATTCCCTTTTCGCGGAGTTCCTTACACTGCTCAACATCGTTACTACCAGCGTCAGGAATAATCAGCAAGGTAGTTTCAAATGGAACCTCAATTTCTTTAGAGAGTCCATGCTCCTTGCCGCTATGATGCAGAACATTGATTTTTCCAAAATAACCAATCGTCTTCAAATACTGAAACATCATTGAAGCACTTGTGAATCCATCCACATCACAGTCTACAAGGATAGAGATAATAGACTTATTCCAGATATGTTTGTTCAACAGCCGGACAGCATCTTCCATGTTGTCCAGTTCCCACGGAGAATTCAGACAAGAATCATCTAGGTTCATGTAGGTCTTATAATCCTCAACCCCTCTGTTCTCCATAATCGTTTCAATCGGGTCTGATAGGTCGTTCCTACTCCCCTTCCAGAGTTTTACATTCATTTAATTCTCCTAACACAATTCTCAATCAATGCTTTAAATTTTTCAGGATTATCAGTTGGGGCTTCCTTTTCATCCAGAATCCCTTTATCATCTACTACAGCATACACACTTACGCCATCGACGAATCGATTGGCGAGAACCATAAGCTCACTAAGCTGAACGTCTTTATCAAAGACGAAACAAATATCAACGCAAAGACGTGTCAAAATTTCAATTTGATTCTGTGAAACCTTCTTGCCGCCAGTCGCTACGCAGTTGCAGACATCCATGTTCCACATCTGCATAACAGACTTTTCAGCTTCACCCACATATACCAGACCTTTATTCTTAATGTACGGCTCTGTCTTATACAGGCCATACAGAATACGGTTTCTGGCACACGGCTCAAGATACAGATACTTTAATTCACCTTCAGGCGGTTTACCAAAGTATCTTCCCTTTACACCAACCAGAGTGCCAATTTCATCTCTGATTGGAATCGTGATTCTATTTGTCAGTTCATCAAAGCCAATCTCAAACTCCTGCTGCGTCTCATAAGATATCCCATCGTCAGCAAAAATCTGGTTCACATAAGGTTTGTAATAACCGAGGATGGCTTCGGAGATGGGGACTATCGGACGGTCATCCTCGTGTTCTTCACCTTCATTTTGCATGGCGATAAGTTCTTTTAGAATCAACATACTTTTAGGAAGGTCTTCCTCGAAGTTGTGATAGTAGTCAAGACCAACCCATTCGCAGATTTGCTTAATAGCTTTTGGAAAAGACAGTTCCAGAAAGAACTGAACGACAGAAATCAAATCATAACTGGTCTTTCCATTGGCAATATCTCGTGTGTAATCTACCGCAGTAAGATTTTCATTCTCGTAGATACAGAGTGCCGTTCTATTGTCACCATCTGGATTTGCACACTGGTAATAACCAGTCTTGTGACTGATGTGATGACACCCAAGTTCCTCCAGAATCGGCTCAATCTGTTGTTCTTCAAGAATGTAATTTTTCAGATCTGCGATATTTACCATTGTAGTTCCTTACTTTCTGGTGCAGACACCGACCTCTTTCCAGACATTCTGGTTCAAATTCACTTCAAACATGATTTTCTTTTTCTCACCAAAACGGTTTTTATCGATGTTTCCAACGTAATACCGCTTATCTGGATTCAGCCGATGGGCACAGTCACCGCCCCACTCAGGGTCATGAGAGATGTATTGATACTTTACGAACTTATCTTTTGGAATCTCCTTGAATAGAACCATCGTCCAAGCAACATGTTTAATCATTTTTGACTCAGCAATGTTGTTTGAATTCAGCTCATCAGGAAGATACTCATGAGCATTTTCGGCCAACTGGATACTACCATAGATAAAAATCTTCAAATTTTTCGCAATCTCTTCAAGCTCGGTGGCCGTGACCTTGAACGCTGCCCATTCACCAATCGAAGCAATGTCGTTCTTTAGAGTATCGTAAAACACATACTTAACTCCCTGGGTGAGAGCTGCCTTCTGGATTTCAAATCGTAGGGACTTGTCACTATAATCAGCAGAGACATCCTTTGCGATAATCAAGCCTTGTGATTCGCTCTCGATCCACTGGCAGACATCAAGTACATTGCGATACTCCTCGCTTTCCTCGTAGACACGAGCGGTGAACTCATCAATGCTTTCTATGTATTCTCCGTCTTCGTTTTGCTTTCGAAAGATGAAGTTTCCATTTGCATCCCGGTACATTCCAAGGGTGATTTCTCGCTCATCCTTGTGGAAGCGATGACCATGCAACTCTTGAAACTCAGGATTATTGATGGCGGTGACCAGTAAGCAATACCGGACTGACTCAAGATCCATCTCATTCAGCAGCAGAAGAGCTTTCTGCTTTTGAACCAATGTGACGTAGGCAACAATCGCCATCATGTATCTAGTCTTACCGGCGTTAGATGGCATACCATTGAACATCACAGTGCCCAGTTTCAATCCTCGGAACAAATCATTCATGATAGGATACTGGAACGGCAACCCCATATCGGGAACGCTCAGACGTTCATTGACCATTGGTAGAAGACCATTATTCAAAATCTCAGCATCATCGTTTGTAATGATAACCGTATTGATCTTGTCGGCCTTGCCACGAATCAATTTGTAAATGTCCTGAGCACCAAACATTTCAAACTGTCGATGCTTCAAGATTCCTTCAATGTTAAATCCGTTTCTCTGATACTCACGAAGTAGCGAATATTTCTTCAGGATATTGAAATATCCCTTGATATCATCGTCATTCGCAAGACTCATGTAGTATTCAATGGTTGACCAGCCCTTCAGCCGCTTATATTGGGACAATCTGGACTCGTCTTCAGCCATAAACGTTAAAACAGACGTTTTATTAAATTCTTGAGTCCGAGTTTCGTAAATAATCAACGCTGCATCGTAGAAAAATTTTGTTGCTTCATCGGCAAAATCGTACTTGCTCTTGACATAATGCCCATACTCGACCAAATAGTCAGGATGCTTGTAAATTGCGCCGACAAATAGAATTTCGTTCGGGATATTTGAAATGAGCTCCACTCATCCACCTCCCTTTTATATCTCATCGAGAATTGCACTTATATCAATTTCATTCTCGTTTTTACTCTGTTTCGGTGCTGTTTTCATCCGTTTCAGTACCGTTTCAGTCAGGTTTTCCTTCGTTTTGCTTTCGCTTTCACGGCGAATCGAAGCTAGTCTTTCTTTCCGTTCAAGATAACTAGGATACTGAGCCAGCAAAACAGCCAAATCGTAATTCCATCGCTGGCTCATATCACAACCCTTAGCTTCTTTTTCGGCAATTATCTTATCTAGTCGGGGTTTCGCTAGAACCCACATATCGTAAAGTTCTAGCGGAGGAATAGAACCTCTATATTTGTAATAATTACCGGAAATTAACTGCGTAAGTTTCGAGTAGAAGCTACCCGGAACAACCGCCGGGGCATATGTATCTCGAATATGGTCGAAAAGAATCTTTTTTTCTTCCTGTTTGATACGTGCAAGCTCACGATTGTGGTCTTGCTCTCTCTTTTTGGAAAGAAGATCATCGACCTTTTTGTCCGTAGTGTCATTCACTTTGTCAAAAAATGCCCTTAGCAGGTCATCTGTCCAAGGGCGTTTTTGGTTTTTCTTTTCCTCTACAAAGCAATCCTTATGGCAAAAGCCAGTCTTGTCGTAGAAAAAAGTACTACGGTCTCGCTCGATGAAAATGTTCTTCCCGCAAATCTTGCATTTACGGGTTAGTTCCATTAAGCCAGTTCCTTCTCCATGATTGCGGCAACCTTCTTCAGTTCCTCGATGTCAGTCATAGAACGGAATGCAGTAGACAGGCCAGCCGCCTTAACTGCCTTCTGTGCTGCACTCTTCTTCACAGGAGAAGCGGAAGCAATCAGATCGTTCAGCTTTGCCTTGATGTCGTCCAGAGAAGGCTCCTTGGATTCGGAGGCGTTCTCTGCAGGAGCATCATCACTGATATCATTGTCATCAAGACCAAGTTCACGAGCACGCAGCTTCATTTCCGTCTTGACTGCATCGTTCAGACCATTCTTGATAATGACCTCACGATTCTTTGCGGAACGGTCGAGATATTCCTGATACTCAAGCAGAGTCAGGTCTTCTACAACCTCACCGCCATTATGAACACCGGTACGATCCTTATCAAAATAAGCAAAGTTGATAGACTTATCATCGCTGGGATGGTACATACGGAACTCGGTGCCGACATTGTACTCCTGACCCTTGAAGCCATCAGGAATCTTGCGGCCAGTAGAAACGCTCACAGAAGAACCATTCACCAGCTTGGTTTCAGTCTCATCCTTCTCACGGCAAATGACGATGTAACTCACACCAGTTGCATTCAAATCCAGAATCAGGGACTGACCCTTAAAATTCAGCTGCTGATAATCCTTCAACTCCATACCAGCACCCTCGATCTTCACCGACTTCTCATCACCGGTCAGACCCTGTGCTGCAGCCTTAACTTTTGCACGCTTCTGTGAGAAATTAGTCAAGCCCTGTTTCGTAGTCAGATTAAGAATGGTTGCGGAATCAACAACGATAGCATCGGCACGGAAAGGCTTACCGTCAGCGTCAAGCCAAACATTACCATCCTCATCCTCGAAGTCCTCATTGTCAGCAACGGTATGAATGAAATCCTGTACCTCTGCGAGAGACTGAGTGTAAACGATACGGAGATTCATCGGGTCGAGCCCATTCTCCATCAGTTCCTCACGATAATCGTCAATAGAACCAGACTCAGTATCCAGATACAGAACACGGAACGGACGACCTTCAGGAGTCTTCATGTAGCAGAACTGCATAGCAAATCGAGACTTACCAGTTCCCTGCTCGCCATACACAAGCATACGAAGCTTCTTACGAATAGCAGATGCATCACAAACAATAGCCATATATGTAAATTCCTCTCTAAATCTTTTCTTTTATTGGTATCCTGTGTTACTTAGTTAAAAGCAAAAAATTTTTAGCCCCAGTTGATATCTTCCTCATCTTCAGGAGTTACAGTAGACTTATTAGAACCACCCCACCAAGAAGTGTCGTTCTCAGCAGCCTTGCCGTCAAAGTCCTTCTTAGCCTGAGTGTTGGCAGCAATCTTTGCCCGTGCCTCGGAGATATTGTCCTCAGTGTAAGTGGGCTCTGCATCCTTGTCGCCGGGATTCGGATCAAAGGAATCAGGATTAACACCCTCGATATACAGCTTGCGAACTGCCTGAGTTCCCTGACGCTTCATTTTGTTGGGACCGCCCCAGATATTCTCAGTCTCAACTTCATCAACCTTCTGCTGATTGACGATGGGACCAAAACACTCGAAGCTAGTATAAGGCTTCAGACGCTTACGAATAGAATCGGCCAGAACCTTATTCTGAGCGTTTGCTTTATAGTCAATGAAGAACTCAGCGTCCTCGATGGTGTTGTAATTCACAATCTTGGCATCGACAATTACTTCATCGCCCTCATCGCTCTTGCGGCAACCAGTGTACACAACGGTCTGAGTAAACAGAGCCAGCTCCTCGAAACCCTCTGCATCGAAGTCGATTTCCTTGGAACTCAGAGACACCTGAGTAGGAACAAAGCGAATCTGGTGCTTACCGTTGTAAGTGCTGTACTCGATATTGCCACGGACATACACATTGTCACCGTCATGCAGGTTCTCGGAGATTTCCTTAGCTGCATCGAAGTCGGTCAGAGTCTTGTTATCATTGACGACCTTACCAGACTCATTCGTCTTCTTGGTGACACCGACCTTAACACCAATCATGTCATAGCCTTCCGGTGCAACATAAGTCAGACGATCCTTCCAAGCGACTTCCTTCTTATCCTTCTCGATACCCTTATCCTTATCGGCACGGCGGAAGAAGTAAACCTTATCACGAGGCATACCAGCCAGATCAACATAAAAAGTGTTTTCGTTAGAGGTCTGAACGCCAAAGCTCAGGACACGGCGCATAGCACCACTCTTAGTCTCCTTCTCGTTGTAGAAGTTACTACGCTGGGTGCCGGTGACCTTACCAGCCATCTCAAAAGAACCACGGGTCTGAGGAAGATTAAAAATTCTATCTGCCATATTAAGTCTCCTTTTATGTAATTTTGTTTTATTGGTAATCACTTATGTTTCCTGTTTCACTGTCTCAAATCAATTTACGCACTATTCATTTTATGTGTTATCCTCCGTCTGGTTTATTGATGGCTTATATTTCATACAGCACCCGCCGTTAGAAATCGTCCTTTAATGGATTATGTATAAACATTGCGCCGAGCACTACTGGGAACCGTTCTGAACACTCAGGACACAAATCAAAACTCAAAAGCGAACCATCAAGTTGGCTACCATAAGAGTATTGATGCTCAAAACTGATTCCCTGCTCGCTACCTATCGGCTTGATTTCACGACCACACCAGTTACATATTTTCTTACATGTGTTCATACGGCATCACCCCATTTTTAATATTCTCTATCACGGAACATTTTAGATTGAACACGAGTCAGTCTGTTGCTCCGACCATACTTAGGTCTGAATGCGGATTGCAACTTGTTGTTTGCGTATTCGAGGTCACTCTCCAGAATCTTAGCAGCTTCTTCAATGTAATCCCGAATGGTACAATACTGGTCGCTATTGATACAATGCGTCTTTAGATAATCAAGCATATCGACCGCCTGATTTTTCAAAAGAAGAGTATCCTCAAGCTGAGTCTTGCGCCGTTGGAAGAAATCTATATTCAAGTGAACATCTCCTCCTTCTTTTCAGTAAACCTACTCCAATCCATCTTGCGATGACAATCAGAACATTCACGCTCGAACTTCTCCAGCTTCGTCACACAAAACGGACAAAGATATGTATTCTTTTCCTTTTGGAAGATAGGACTTGCCGGAATACTCAAAGAGCCAGGATCGATGGTTGCATTGACAGGAATTTTGCTGTTCATCGTGTCACCTCTTATTTGAATTAGCCTTTTATGAGATTTAGTCTTCTGGGAAATGCTTCTTCGTTACTGCAACGCAGAACGGTTCAATCTCTGATCCCCAGATAGCAGTACCATCACCATACATACTTTCAAAGACAAGCGGAAAGCCACCAATTCCATCGAAAAGACTGCCAAGCGTAGGATTTTCACCGATATACGGTTTCATTTTCTGGAAAATCCAATACCACTGAGGCAAAGCGATTGAATTACCGAGTGCTTTGTAACGAGGAGAATCGGCAGGTTTGTGCTTTTTACCATTCTCATCAAACCACTCGCCAATATCGGTCCATCCATCAGGAAAACCCTGTAACCGTTCACACTCAACAGGAGTCAGGCGACGAACAATCCATTGCAGATTCTTCGTTTCCTTCTCTGCAATCAAGTCAGTAGCATCCTTGTAGTCACGAGATTTCATCGTACTAGCTTGTTCACTTTCCTTGTATTCACCAATGCGTTGCATTGCAAAGGCTTTCTTTTCGGCAACAAGCGGCATATTATTGCCACCAGTTCCCCATTGAGCCGTACAAGCCGGACTTGTATTACCTTGCTGGGTGTATCGAGCATCTTGACTATGGCTCTCAAATACAATTGGTTGATGACCATGCTCTTGTGCTCTTATTGTTCCTACAATATCGTAAGAAACATTCATTACACTACCGCCCTGATCATTCAAGACACAAATCTTTTGTTTTAAATTATGTAAAGAGGTGTTGTCTGCCAAGCAGATTAGCGTTTGATCTTGCAATGTAGAAAGCGTTGCACTCTTCTCGGTCTGTACCAGTGCGCCTTTGCCACCACCTTCGCATCCTGAACGAATCTTTAAAGTGTAGGCAACAGCATTACGGTCAATAGTGTTTATAGTAAAAGCAGTATCTTCTTTTACACCAGTCCCGTTCATGTTGGTTTCTCTGTCAATCATGTTTCCGACAATACAAAAGCTTTTTTCTCCCACCACTCGATCATCTTTAGCAGTGCATTCTTCAGTAATTCTGGCAAAGCTTTGCCACGTCGGGATGCTCTCGTCAGGATTCCCTGGCACGCCCGTGCGCTCAAATAGTATTTCTGCGGCACGTTGTCCTCTAAAATCCATGACAAGCGCGATTCTTTGACGACGTTGGGGCACTCCCCAATATTGAGCATCGAAGAGTCTCCATGCCAAAGACCATCCATTACCGGAAATTGCGCCTGATTTAGACCATTTTCCGCCTTTTCCCGAAGGTTTAGGAATTGTAGCGTCTGCTTCGACGATGTGTGCAAATTCTTCCAAGACACATCGGAAGTCTTCTCCGTTGTTTGAGGAGAGTGCTCCTCTAACATTTTCCCAGATTGCAAATTTTGGACATTCTCCATTGGTGGCATCCCTCATTTCCTTTATCACACGAATCATTTCCATAAATAGACCAGACCGTTCTCCAGCCAAACCTGCCCGCTTACCGGCAATAGAAAGGTCTTGGCTAACAAGGTGAACCACCAGTGATACACGAGACAGGCTCAATCTTAGAACCATCAATCTCGCAAATACTTCCATAATGTTTCACCAAACCACCTCCTTTTAGTATCCTGTGTTATATAGCTAAATCTCCGAAAATGAGCGAAAAAATAATAGACGTATCAACGTCATATTATTTCATCGCTTATAAAACAAAAATTCTAGCAGATTTTATGTATACCCTATTGGGCTGGTGGGACAGGCAAGATTTGAACTCGCGACCAAGCGGTTATGAGCCGCCAGCTCTGACCAACTGAGCTACTATCCCATATTACCAGTCAAACAGCTGCAACTATTCAACTGGGGACCTTCCTTATAAAACACTATTGCATCTATATCATATAGACGAGGAAGGAATAACAGTGATGCACATTTCCTATATCTCGCCCCTTTCGGGGTGGTATCTCGCACAGGCGCAGCCGGATTTGACCGCTAAAAATCCTACCCATACGAGATTGGAGCAGCGAAAGGTAGTCGAAACCTCATCCTCAGCTTGGAAGGCTGATATACTAACCATTGTACGACCGCTGCATAATCACCCAGCTTACAAAGCACTACTGCACCATCACTGGCGAGCTGGGAATAATAGTGGCAGTCAAAGGAGATCAATAAAACGGTACGCAACCATTCTATGATCGTGGTGCGGATAGTGGGCATCGAACCCACACGCCGAAGCACCAGATCCTAAGTCTGGCGTGTCTGCCATTCCACCATATCCGCATAAATTGCGCCAACAGGGGTCGAACCTGTGATGGAGGAGTCAAAGTCCTCTGCCTTACCGCTTGGCGATGGCGCATCATATACCCAGCTTACTACGTCACACTACTCCGTTTCCAGAGAGCTGGGAATAATGTGAATGAAAAATTTTACATACCCTTTCGGGCTGGTCCGAGTGACAGGTCACGATCCTGCGGCCTCATGCTCCCAAAGCACGCGCTCTTCCAACTGAGCTACACCCGGATATCAGTGCTACCGACCCGACTTGAACGGGCACGTCGTTGCCGACAGGAGATTTTAAGTCTCCGGTGTCTGCCATTCCACCACGGTAGCTTATATAGAAGATCAGAAACAGCCAACATTCGTTTTATGTTCCAGTTTACTGGCTACCTGAAGGGTATTCGTCCGACAGCTACTCGGCTTGCACCTTATTTCCCTTCCTATTTGGCTCGGCATCCTTTACCGGTATGATACCTGTCGTTTGCCAATGAACGGCCAATCCCCGATCTAGCCAGAACAACTGATCTTCATGGTAGGGATAATCGGATTTGAACCGATACGTCTTTCGACACTTGAGTTTGAATCAAGCGTGGCTGCCAATTTCACCATATCCCCATATTGCCGGTCTTTTCCGGCTGTCAGCCCCGCGCAGGGCATTTCGGAGGAAGAAATATCACGATACTTCGTTAATTGTTTTAACGAAAATCACGATAAAATGTCTATTTTAATTCAACTCTTCTGCTAACTTGCATGGAATTCATTCCGTAACTGAATAATACCTTTTTTGCAGAAAGACTCTTGATCTTTCTCTCTTTGTTCACGCATCCAACCATAGAACAAATTATCTTCAGCAGTAAACAGCTTGGCAGTGTTTTCGTAATAGCCACGCTTCTGAACGCTCTGCATAACACCACGCAAGAACTTCCAGTGCTTATAATAAGGAAGCTTCATCTTAAACATGAAATTGTTGCTGTCTCGCAAAACAAAGCCTTCAACGTGTTCAAAGCCATGATGCAGATAGTTCTCGTTCATGACTTCCTCGTACCAAGGATAGAATTCACTCCAGTTCTCAAAGGTCTTAACCTTCTCCTTAATCTGCAGATGACACTTCTCAGCTACACGCTTCAGATCATCGTAATCCATCACACTGAAGTTCATATCATTCGCAACAATATCCAGCAAAACAATATGCGGTTTCTTATATTCAATGATATGAGCATCATTCACAGGATCAATCACCTCGAAGATGATAGAACCATTCTCTTTTGCAACTTCTTTCAGATTCTTACGGTCTTCATCAGAAGTCGTATCCATGAGAATCTTTCGGAACATATCTGCAAAAGGCCCTTCAGGAGTGGATTTACTTGCAATGAACAGACCATCCTGTTCTGCATCATACGAAATGATACCAAGAAATCCATTCTCTTTTAAATATGCAGTCACCGGGAACTTCAAAGTGTTCTGTAGGTTTCCAATTCTCGTTTCATTCCGCTCATCAACCGCAAAGAATTTATCATAACTTCGAGCTACAATCTTATTCGTCTTTGTGTTAATGAACAATCCCCTTGCTTTGGTAGAAACCTCATCCCAATGCTTCTTATAAAATGCTTCACGAGAGAAGTTGAAAGAAGAAATATCTCCGAATCGCTTCTCAAACACATATTTGCTTTGACGCATCTTACTAACAAGTTCTGCGTTATCAAACTCAGTTTTCATTTCAACGGCAGTTTCAGTCTTTGGTTCCTCTTTTCGGAATACATCATTCTTGGTTTCTACACACTTGACGGGCTGACCGTGTTCAAGCTCAATGCAACGGAGATATCCACCAAACTCGATTTTTCCTTCGAGGTTGTAGCACCGATGCCCCATATCAATAGGAACATCCTGCACATTTCGATGACCGAAGATCTGAATATAGCTATCAGGCATCGATTTTTCCCAAGACTCAGCCACGGTTAGCATATCAGGATAGCGACCTACACCTTTGATCATCTGATCAGCAGATACGAAAGGAAGAAAATAAGGCAGATAACTCAAACCACCGTGGCTCACGAAATACCGCTTCCCATCATACTCAAAGTAGGCACACTGGCCGACTCTGGAATAGATCTTACGAGCAGTGTTCTTATCAATACCAGCTTTAAAGAGCTGCGGACGAGTGTAGTTTGCAAACTCTTCACTCTGAACCGGTTCATCATGCCCCCACTTGTTCAGCCAACGCTCGTGATTCCCTTCCAAAAGGATCACATTCTTGCGGTTGTTATTTACAACATCACACAAGAACTTGAATACTTCAACGTTTTCGATGCCACGATCGAGATAATCACCAACGAAGATATAAAGTTCGTCGTCCTTCATCTCACCAAGGTATTCACTTAAACAAGTATAGCAGCCATGAATATCACCGATGACATGAACCTTCTTCCACTGGTTGAAGTCATTCGGATAGTAGTTCAAATCGGACATCACATCCGTAGTAGAAGGAAGAACCGTCACGCCAGAAGGAACTTTTTGAGTAGCAAACCGAGCGTACATCTTATCAATGGCCGCTTCAGGAACTCGCTTCAGCCATTCTCTCTGAGCGTTTCTTCGTTTGCATTCCTCAATCGGAAGGTCCGTCATGTCAATAACATACATCCGATAACGATATTGTTTTGCAAGATTCTTATAACGATTCATTTCGACCGTCTTGGAATTCGTTGCATCAATCACGGTAAACTCACCATGACTCATACGCACCTCAAGCAGTTTGAAAAGCATCTCCCATACAACATCATCATTCTGCGGAGAAATCTCCATCTGCCCGGCAGGTGTTTCCTGTGCGCTCTGGCACATAAGGCGAAGTGTATCAGCACTCAATACGTACTGCTCAAGATTATGCTCTTTAATATAGGTGGACTTCCCACAACCTGGTGCTCCACGGAACAGCAAAAGCGTTCTCATCTACATTTCCCTTTCTAATAAGTATCCTGTGTTATATAGTTACAATGTTAAAATCAAGGGGCCGAAGCCCCCTGTTTTTAATTTTTGTGGAAGTATTCGATCCAGCCCTTGTATCCTTGCCGGAAACTAATGTAGGCAACCTTGCTGCACTTTCTTCCGATAATGTCCGCAAGAGGATCTTTACCATTTCCGAAACTAAGTTCTGCAAGATTAAATTCTGGATGAGTTTTACAATAGTTATAAACCTTGACATACTCGCCGTTTCTGGTCAGATGTCTTCGGTCTAAAGCCTTTGAATGATATCTTCTTTCGAGAATATCATTCAAGCGCGTGAAATAACTATGAATCGTATTCGTAGACATTCTTGAATCACTGTCTGCACCAGTTCTATCCTCTGTTTTGCGAAGAATGTAATCACCATTTATGACATAAAACGTTCTGTATCCTCCCATATTTGGGGCATCATATTGTTTCATTTCATAACACTGCTTGATGATTTTCATCAGTCTCGCGTCAACACTGGTCTTATTCAAAACAGTACATGATTCAAAGTCAACATCGTTAATCGTCAGATTGGAAACTTCTTCAGAAGTAAGACCAATCCAGTACAGCACGGCAATCACATTCATACGAATCTGATATGGTTCTTCATACTTGTCCAAGAAATCAACAAACTCATCAACTGACGCAAAATACTTGTCCTCGTACATATTGTCTGAACTCACATCGCTCTCCGAGAATTCAGCTAAGTCATACATACTCGCTCGATCCTCACTTTTGATGTACCCTGTAATTATCGACTTTACATTTCTGAACGACCGGCTTGAGTTCACCCAATTGTATTTAGCAAACATCCTTACAAAATCATCTTTTGTGAAGTCAAACAACTCATATCCACGCTCGGCCTCGTAATCCATAACATGGTTAAGCGTCGATATAACAAACTCACCGCTTCTATCAGAATACTTTTCGGCAAAAGATTTGATTTTTTCTTCAGTAAGCATAGTGGCACACTCCTTCTTATTATGTAGTGTACCATTAAACCTGAGAACAAATCAAGCAAATGCGGCAAAATTCTGAAATTCCATAGTATGTTGTACACCGCTCAGAAATGCTGCGAGCAAAAATGGTTCATCTTTGCATCTTGCCATTGCAATCATATTCATCTGACGCTCCGACAAGACACCAAGTTTCTTGATGAACTGTCCTTTGTTAAGTGTATCAGTCTCTTCGCAGAGAACGATACTATCAACCTCTAGGAACTCACAGTCTTCCTTTGAGAGTAGAACATGAACCGGAGAACGCTTATATATTCTTGAAGATAACGGATTCCCTTTGATTGTTGGGCTGAAGAAGTTACGCTTGTTGTTACTTGTCACAACGAACGGTCGAATGCCGCGCTGCTGATGACCTGTCGCATTGGATAGATCAACCAACCAAACCTCTCCGACCTTTGGGTCAATATTGTTATCCATAGTCATTCTCCTCTACAATGATGTAGCTCCGTTCCATAGCTACATTATACAGGATACAATCACAGAAGTCAAGAGGTTTTTGAAAATATTTTTAGTGCCCGTACAACTCAGGATTCTCTGATACGAACACACTAGTATTATCGAAGATCATCTCATACGCTTTCTCTGCACAGCCAGACCTAAGTTCAATTCTCCTTACTTCATGGCATTTTTGTCGCAACTCGATGTGACTCTCATTTCCGAAGAACCCCACGCCATTAACAATCCCACCCGTCTCTACGCCAATGTCGTCAATCTTTTTGCAGATCATGTGAATATCCACACCATTACAAACAAAGCAGACCCACACTCGCTTTTTTCTTATGTACTTTAAAAAATCATCAACCCGTATAACTTTCAAAACCTTTCTATCGCTCATCAAGAATAACCGCCTTCCGCTCACACAAACAACTTTCAAGATATATTATACACAGCCTTTTGTTTTAGTCAATATATTACACATCTTTTTGTTGTATTATTTATCAAAATTTTAGATGACGCCATTCACTCAGCATCATCCACAACCAACTTCGAATCATAATAGAACCTATGTGCGCCAAATTGTCCAGCAAAGGTTGCTCCACGCTCGTGCCAACTGCCGGGAGCTGCAGTCGGGGTTACAAACCATTGGATAGGTTTGTCTGAAATTTTAGCACCATAGTCAAACACCATAGAGACAGCCAGCTCATTCTCTGCCGTAACCTTCCTATTATATAAGGAACTATAACCATACTTCTTAAAGACCTGCTGGATGGTTAAATCATCAAGTACAGCGGAATCATAAAGACATTGAGCAACGGCCATCTGGCCTTCCAAACTGTCAGCACCTGCTTCACAAGCAACAATCTGCTCTGCAAGAGCACGCTCATCATCAGTGAGTTCATGTTTACCCTGGCTAAAATTCACCACCTTCGTCTCAACGATTTCCTTTACGAAAATCACAGGCTCGTCGTCCTTTTCTTCGTCCCTTTCTTTTGTTGCGTGCGCAACGCTTTGATTGATATGGCTATTATAATATGTATGTAAGCCTTCGGTTTCTATTTTTGGCATCACTTTCGATACCATATTTCCGGTCAACAGACACATCATACATATAATAGCAATCTTTTGCTCACGATTTATTAACAAATTATTAGCGATAAATAAAACCTCCTCTCAGCTTTCAATCTCCCAATCACCTGCATTAAACTCAGTTGATGGATATACACAATGATCCGACATGAAGCACATGATTTTCTGTCCCGTCCCATAAAAATCATAATCAATAACTTTCATTGTGTCTCCATCTTCGGCCACAATAGTCTGTCCAGCTTTTAAAATATCAAAAGTTTTCATAGTATCACTCCTAAAATATTGGTTTTATCAAAAATCATCAATACAATCTCCTGCAGGTTCATTCAACCATTTTAACCATTCTTCTCTGGAAGACGGATAATCCTCAGAATGCTTGACAATCTGCTCAAGAAGCATTGAAACTCGAAACTTATCCATCTTCCGAATAACTTGCATTCGATTCAGTCTATTGCCCTTCTCGTCATATTTTATGCTATTCATAATTCCTATCCTCTTTCTTCAAAAAGCATACCCACGCACATTATTATGCAGCGGCGGTTCAATCTCAAATGCCTTGTCGTTCTTGGCATCATACTTGAACCACCTCGTCGTCTCGGCCACAGGATAGAATCCTTCCTCATACCCTTCGATCACCGCGTAATTGTAGCAGTGTTCAAAGACATCAGCTACATTGTCAATCACAGACTGAACAGCTTCTTTCAAATCTGTGAAGTATCCTGCGATCCAACTGTCATCCGGCATCCAGTAGATTCCTTTGGTATTTGACACTGGCGAGCTGAATTTCGCATTCTGCTCGTTCTTAAACGAATCAATCATTGTTACGGTATAAATCATGTACCAGCCTTCCCCTTTCTGTTATTCATGTAAAGATTTTCACCAAGCCGCCTCAATGTAAATCTCGCCACACGCCAAACATCACAATACGCTTCTGCTTGATCCCATTCATTGTCATCTGCTGTACGTTGAGAGATAGCCTGTAAAGCATTTATAGCCACCTTATATTTTTCTTCTAATATAACAGGAGTTCTCATATTATACCTCCACTAAAACTTAGTTTTTATCAGACTCAACTAACTGAAGCTCTTCCAACGAAAACGAAAGTCTTCCGCCTCCGCAAAAAGTAGTGAACTCAACAATGGCAGTATCTCCGTCGATTTCATCGATAATGCCTTCGCACCAATCTTCAGCGTAAACTTTATCTCCAACTTTCATAACTACTCACTCCTTAAATCTCAGCTTTTATCGGATTAGAGATAATCCACAAAATATCCGTTATACTTAAATTCTTTCGCCGCTTTACTTGCTGCCATCAGTTTTTCACTAATGGATGCAACCTCGTCCGGTGTGTTTCTGATGCTTGGAAAACCTATAATCATTGTGATTGGGCTATCGATGCCATTGCCCTCACGATAGAATTGGATTCCCGTTCCGTAAAATTTTTCTCTAAGGTTTCTTTCTTCTTTTTCTAAATCACGATTTTTAATCACATTCATTGTAATCCTCCTAGAACTTAACTTTTATCAACTCGTTTATTCCAAGCATTTACTGCATCCAAAAGCATATTATTATCTGGCATTCCACAATTAACAAGATTATCATAATACGCTTTTGTTCTCAGTCCACAATAATCACATATGACTTGCGCTCTCAATTTAAAAAGCGTTGCTGGACCACCACAACATGGGCACGATTTCAAATCATACATTTTGACCATCCCTTCCCTGTTCCATTTCCAGCCGCTCACTCTGATCATCAGCAATAGACGCCACTTTCAGTAGTCCCATTACAAAAATCCCAAAAGGAACAAGCAGTACAAAGTAAAATGCAATAAACGATATTATCATAATCCACATTATATTAACCTCACATTTCTTTTAGCTTAAACATCTTGTGCTGAGGTTGCTTAAATCATACACCACATGAATGTAATTTTCAATCCAACAATTTTATTTTCCAAAATTTTACTAATAATCCTACGTCATCAATAGTTATATCATCGGTCTACACATCCTTTTGTTAAATATCCACAAGAACCCGGATTTTATCGCCCTTGTCCATTGCATCCTCAATCTTGCCATTGATGGAATCAATTTCTCGCATCAGCTTACAGCGATAATTCCCATCCTTATCAAGTTTGAAACACAAATCCTCATCACCACTCTTGTAACCCATGTAGCATCCAGAACAGCACAGGCTCGTCGCATCAAGCGCATCTTGGATAACTCGTGCTTCATTGAGAGTCAAATCAATCTTCATCTTGTTTCTCTCCAATCAAACTTCTGACCACAATCTCTGCAATAGTGATCATACCTACTTGTAATTACCGTATTGCATTTTGGACAACGAAAACTTCCACACTTTGGATCTACAACAACTATTTCACCCTCAATACGGCTGAAATAGTCATCAAGTACATCACTTAAAATCATTTTTCCACGCCAGCCGAGATCATTCTGTTGAATATTCTTCGTGAGAATTCGATATGCGCTAATGATTTCACGCTTTGTGTATTTCATGTTTTACTCCTCTACCATATCTTTATTTACAGTATTTCATATCTCAGTCGAAACACTTTCATTTTCATCAGACAGACGGTTAACCCAAGCATTCAGTACCTCTCTGTACACCGTCATATTCGGGCAGAAGTAGCTGTTTGTAAATACCGGCATATCATCATTACACAGAATTCTCATAACGGCAGCGCACACGGCTGCGGATCTTGATACGCCAGCACCACAATTCACACAGAACCAATCCGTCTTATCTTCTTCATGGTTATCGAGAACAAAATTCACAATATTCTTAGCTTGAATATCAGTGATACAGGTGCCTTCTAAATCAGTAGTGCAATCATCAAACTTCAGCGGTAGAAAAGTAATATTGCCCTCACACTTATGGAAATCAATATGATGGCCATTAGCTTCAGTGATCGAGATAAACCGAATCCGTTCAAAATGTGGCTGTCGGATAAAGTCTTCTGCGTCTTCTGCGCTCATCACCGAGAATTTCCATTTTCTTCGATACATAGTAATAATCATTTTGTTTTCCCTCCACAGAATTTAGGTTTTATTGGTAATTTTCTCTCGAATACCATTCATGTCAAGAACAGTTCTCGTAAACTTCGTATCGTTATACATCTGTGCCTTCACATCATCTCTTTTTAATTCAAGGAGACATAAAATTTCCATTCCGCTAAAGCCATCGTTGTTCGCATTACATCTAAGACTCCCATCTTCAAGTTCCGTCCAAACTACTTCATACTTTTTCATAAGACCAATCTCCTTTTTCATCAAAACACAAACGGATTATTATTCACTGTTATTATCAGTACTACATTCAAAACAAACATCATAAATGCAGTCATTCTTTATCACCTCAATCTCTAAACTCAATATCTACAACAATGTTTTCTGGCTCCGTCATGTACATTCGTGCCAGCCGTTCTACCATTAGCTCCCTATCTCCTAATTTGCTTTCTCGTAAAATATACGAAGCAACTCGCTTACCTCTGTACAAAAATACAGCCCAAGCACTTCTTTTCAACGGATTTGAAATAAAAGTCATTCCATTGCTTCCTCCAGAGAGGTGGTCACGTCACAAAAATCAAGATCCAGAGCACCAATCATATCATCCAGAGTATCCACAGCATCAGACAGATTCGTGCAAGCATCATCTGCTCTATCATACCGCTCACTTCCCTGCAGATTCTCCGGCATGTTATCACGATACTCTTCTTCTTCCAACTGAATATCCTCAACGTCTGATTTTACACTTTCGATCTCCGACACAAGCTCTTCTAGCTTCTTACGGATGGAATCAAAACGGTCGATGGTCTGCTTAATAGCTTTTCTACGAGTGCTATTCATTTTCAAGTCTCCTCTCAATCTACAATACCAAGCTTGCAAATGTTTTTCGGATCAGTGATATAGCCAAACGTCAATGTATTACGAAGATATCCTTTGTACTCAAATCCACGGTCACGAGCTGCCAGACGGCACACATCTCGAATCGCAGATTCTCTCGGCCAAGAGATACCAGCCAGTTGATACTTCCACTGAAGATCTCTCAACTTCTGCCACTCAATCACAGGCTTTTTCTCATCCTCGAAACACAAGCCGTTCTGCACGGCATATTTCAGAGCATCACACCGTCTACTCTCTTCTGATGTGCAAGTTCCCCACTCATTTTCCAGACGGCGATACGCCCTATCAAACGGTGCTTGCTTCACTGCATCAATACCAAACGCTGCACCAAGCAAACCCAAACCAAATAAAAGTCCCATTTTAAACCTCCATTTACGCCGTTTCTAACTCTCTTTTTACCAATGGACGACGTTTTGTTGCATTTTTTAACCAATCGTTTCCGCTAGGAACTTGCCTATCCACTCTTGTATTACGGCCACTTCCTATCGGACAAACCCGGCGGTAATCATCAGCAGTCTTGCAGCCAAGAGATTCCGCTTCATCCAAGGCTTTTCGTACATAAGCCCATGTGCTACCACCGAGATCAGAACATTTTCCAATCACAGCAAGTACAAGTTCATCGCCCATGCGTTCAACATATTCTGCCAAAGCTTTTTGACCAGTAGCACCAAGCTTCCCGATATTCTCTCGGAAAACATCCTCGATAGGTTTCGTCGTTGTCGTCCCATCACAAGACGAAGACGATATCTTATCTTTTTCTTTCTCTTTTTCTTTTTCTAGCTTTGTTTTGCTTGCGTTTGCTTCGTTCTGCTTACGCTTGCTTGATGAGCCACCAGCTTTACCAGAAATCCTCTTACCTTCGATGTATTCGGCATCTTTATCCAAATCTCTCTTCACAGCAGGCCACACATACCGCTCATTTCCGTTGAGTTCAGGCTCCGTTCCAGACGATTTATATTTCATCATCGCCAGTACCAAACGCCCCACCTCAGCAGCACTAAGTGGTTCAAAGTAGCTCTCGTAGGTATCCCAGATTTTAATATAAGTATCAGCCATCATACACCTCAAGAATTCTCACTATGAGTATTCACACCATAATTGATTCCAGAGTAATATCTCTCATCCACTTCTGAATCAAGACCAATATAATGAAGAGTGATTGCCTGACTACTATGATTCAAAGCGTGCTGAAGCCAGGCCAGAGCCATAACATCATCACGGTGCTGTACCATAAACTGATAGCCGAATGTCTTACGGCAACTATGTGTTCCAAGATTATACGGAAGATCCATATCCTTTTGAACCTTTTTCATAATTCGTCCAAAACTATCCACATCAAGCGGCTCCCCGGCAACCTTTGGATTTGCTTCATGTGTGTACATAATTCCGGTCTTTGGACTAATTGATGTTCCACCCGTACTTCTCAGCGAATTACGAGAACTGCATTTATAAGATGGGAAAAGCCAATCATCATAATGAAGCTTGACTTTATCGATATAAGTAGAAATCACTTCCAAAGCAGATTCTGGAAGAAAAACAATACGGTATTTTCCAGTCTTCTTTTCCTTCATTCGTATCTTTGCATTTGCATTTACTTGCAACTTTCCATTTACCCTCTGCGTTGTAACATCTGAAACCTTAAAACGAAGCAAATCGCTTGCACGAAAACCAGTACATACACCAACATTAAACAAACACCAATCACGGTACATCCCACGATTCCAAAAATATTCCGAAATTCGTTTGATGTCTTCCACATCTTTAATAGGCTGAACTGTTCCATTACAGGCTTCCTTGCGCTTAACATTATAGTTTTTTGCCTGGTTACGATTCACTTTTGGAGTATAACTAACTTTTGGTGGATTAAATTCAACTGCGTTGTTTTCATTCTTTTCAGGCACTGCGTTCATATCTACATCTCCTTTTAAATTCCATATTTTAAACAATACTTGCCATAGGACAGTCCTTCTGCATCTGCCATTTTTGCAATTTCAATAAATGTCGGCTTATGTTTCTTTTTATTTTTACATCTAATATCCTTTTCTCTATCCACAATCTTTCTGCAATTATCGCAATAAAGCTTTCCACACTTTGGCCCATACCACGTGATACCACATCGTTTGCACGTTATATTTCCATATTTCATCATGTTCTTATACCTCAAATTCATCAATCTTCCAGTGGTGACGATAATAATTTTCACCACTACAAACAACAGATGCTTCCGCAGCTTCGCACCATGTTTCATCATCACTCACCGGTTGTAAATCATTCTTGCTTTCATTAAACAGAAATACCATTTTATCAATTGCTTTGATTCTATCCTTTGTGACCATAATCACATTATCTTCTGCGTAAAAATCACTAGAATCAATACATTCGTGCAAAACATAAACCTTCATTTTTATGTACCTCAATTCTTTTCAAATTGCTCCTTCATCAGCTGCTTTACGGCTTTCTTAAACAACGCGAGGTTCTTTTCGTTTTCAATAAACACCTTAGTCTTCGGATTCGGTGCTTTGCCGTGAGCTTTTTCATAAGCAATAAACAGATTATTCATCTTCTTATAACCAATATGCTCGTAAATTAGAGTGTAAGTGTGCTTGTATTGCGGCTTATCATTAAGCTTTTCTGCCAAAGGTAACATAATCGGAAAAAGAACCTTTGCCGTCTCGCTCTGCTTCTTAGGCTTTTCTTCCGCAACCGGCTCAGACTCAACTTCCTTGACTTTCACCTCAATCACAGGAGCATCACAGACAGCCACTTCAGGAGCTGCTTCAATAGTTTTTGCTTCAGGCAAAGCTTTCCGTTCAGTGGCTTCTTCCTTCTTCTTGCTGACCGCTTCGGTATACAGATCCTCAACCAGGGCACCAAAGATAGACTTGTACATCGTACTTGCTTCAACCACATCAATCGTAGGAATGTGACCAGTACGACCAGTTTTTGCGCAATACTTTTTACGCTCTTCCTCGATGACAAAGGTATAAACACGATTCATGTATTCATAAACATCACGGAACACATCCTGAACCTTCATCTCATTGATTGCCGCAATCACATTGATGCGTTCATACATCTTCTTACGCCAGTCACTCGTTACATCCTTACGAGGAGTAAAGTTTCTGGTAGAACGAATCGCATCATTCATCTGCTTGTCCTTAATCTGATGGACACACTGAGATACGCTGCTAATCACATTCAGTGCTTCATTGCTGGTGGCGCGAGCTTCCTCAATCTGTTCACTGAGATCTTTGCGAGTGGAATCAAGTTCACTCTGAAGATTCTTCATACTATCAAACAGAGCATGAAGTCTTACGTCAATGAATTCTTTGCTCAGTGCAGCATCCATCTTAGGAGTAGCTAAAACGGTATCGCCACGCATCAAAGATTCCATAATGTCCCAGCAGAAATCCATAAACGCATCAGCCTTCGGCTGACGAGACAGACGACAGATCTCCATAACGCCACGCAAACTGTAACAAATAATTTCACGCTCTTTCGTGATTCCGCCTTCAACTTTCCTCAGTTTGAGGAATGTTGAAAGAGGGTCAAGACGATCCGTATTCTTAACATGGATGTTTTGAATTGCCTTATTAGGATTATTGTACTCTAGCGCAGCACCAATCTGTTCACGGGTCATGTAATACTGGTGCTTGTCATTCTGGTACACATCCACATTCAGTGCACCAAAGGACTTTGAGGTTATTACGGTCATAGGATTGTTGGTAATCATTTTGTTTTACTCCTTTGTATTTCATTTTTTTAGAAGAACTGTTTTATCAAATCGTTACGTAATACCAACCGGTGTACTTATCTACACACCCCATTCGTTTATCTTCTTCTGGGTCATAAAAACCAGTAGCAGATACTGACGCTCCAGCCTTTTCATCAATATAATCAGCAACACTCTGAGCATCTTCGTTTGTTTTGCATAGAATGTTCTCACCGTCACACCAGCGGTCACAACCTTCTTCTGGATAACAAGGCAAATTCCTTACAAAACGATTCCAAATATCAAAAACTTTATTTTCAAATTCACTCATACTATCACCTCAAGCCGTTTCTTTTTCCATGTATTTCAAAGCATTAGCAAGATATCTAAACGTCTTACTCTTGTGCATTCCATCAAACCACTGAGCAACATACCAGTTACCAAGACAATCACAGCGACACTTCAATTTGCCAAACCTGAACTCCGGTCGTACTGTTGGCATCTTACTTAGACTATTCCACAGTTTTAGAGCCTCTTCTCTATTCATTGGAAATGATATCCAAGGCTTATGACCATCGGTAAATTCAAGTTTCAGAATCATATTTTTCACCTCAAAACTGATACTTCCAGAACAACTTTGCGTTACCGGTAATAGTCTGCAAATAACCAATATATTCATTAAAGGAGCACACACCCTTCATTTTCATCTTACGTGCTCCCACAGCTCGTGCAGCCACCTTCGGATCATAATCAACAGCGTCAATAAATGCACTGTCAATCATCTTCTGCTCAAACATTTTGATTTCGTTAGTATCCATTTTTGACTCTCCTTATTCAAAATCCCACCATGCGTTAATAGACGTATTCGGAACATAAACCTCAAGCATATGATGACCGTCACGAATCCATTCAGGTTCATAGCCTTCATCTCGCAGTTCTTTCATCAGACTTTCAAAATCATTATTAACAGACTCTACCGCATCTTCCATTGTTTTGTGCTCTACACGATAAGGCCCATTACACATCGTATCGTCATAAACAACAACCACTGCTTTATTTTCCATATCTAAAACCTCAACAACAATCAGCTACAATTTTCTCAAGCATATCCATAAGTTCTTTGAACGTTTTACATTTCATTTTTACATTAAAAATCGAGCAATAAATAACCTTTGCGTTATCACCAGGACATTCACTCTCGCCGTTATTGTACATTTTTATTAAGTCATATGCACTTGTTGTGATTGCACTCTTTTCTCCGTCCTCCTCAACAAGCAAAATACAACTTTCCCGAAGATAAATTCTATTAAAAGTCCACATTTTTAAAACCTCGATTTTATTAAAGTTTAATGCCTAACATATCGAAAAGACATTTAATAGTTCTAATCATATCATCAATATCGTTCACGGTATCACCCCATGCACCACCACAAAGTCTTTCATTAAGTTCTTTGTCGTATGCTTCGCAAACGTGCCACCATTTGTTGTCGTCATATTCGTAATGGATATCAACATCGATATCGGGATATTTACCCACATGATATGTAACCTGCTGCTTATCATTAAAATCATCAGGTTTCTTCCCAACACCGTCCCAACCTGACGGGTTCATTGTACTGACGAAATCTTCTGCAATCTCACGTGCCGTCATAAGTTAATGTCCTCCAAAATAAAAGCTTTTTCTGAATCAAAAGGTTTTAGTAACTCATATTTGTTGGTTTCTTTATTAAAAATCCCAACTCTCACACCTTCTCTTAACCAATATGAAAGTGTATCAAGAGCTTCCTTAACTTCATCCACTGAATGATCCCATCCGCAATTTTGGATAATCATAACTCTCACTCCCTTAATTCCTCATTATATTATTATCTTATCTTCATTAAGTGTTTCGGTTTCATACGTTTCATAAACAAGCTCTGTCGGCTTGCTGTAACACGTTTTCATCCAGTCAAGTTCCGCATCACGCAGTTCTTTTGTAGGATAGATTTCATGCCCTCTATATGTATCGCCGTACATAAAGTGTCTGACAGAGTATTCAAGATGATAGAACATTAGATAGTACCTTCTTTGTAACGAATCGGGCAAATCCATGCTTCAAGAGTGTTCTGTTTATTCATAAAGTGAACGCAGCTTAAACTATCCTTGCACTCTGCAAACCAACCCCACTTTTTCGCTTTTGCTAGAATATTTGTATACTTCTCATTTAGTAAAGCCTTATTTTTATTGTCCATCTCGCAAACGATACACGGATAACTATATTCACAACAACCTCTGATTTCTTTGTGCTGAATTCGTCTAAACTCTTTTACATCATGAAATTTTTCCCAATATGAGCAACGACTAGGATTTACGTATTCAAAATATTTGTGGAGCATTGTAATATCAGAATCAGACCAACCATCTTTCTCATCAAACTTATAACCATATCCATTATTAGGAATCTTCAACTCTGGCAAATCCGACAGTGTTTTAGCGATAACATCAAAATCGCATTTTACAAGAACATATCCATTATTTAGGTAGTAAAAATCGTTTTCCTTGTATATCTCATAGCCTCTATCACCAAAGAGGATATACCGCAGTTTCTGAGTATCGAATCCATTTACGATAGCCATAATTTATTCCTCACTTTCTTCACAATCCGTTACTGTAAAATCACACGTCCGTTCAATATCTTTTGAATCCATATCATTTGCAACAATATCCATCGCTTCTTGCTCATTATCGGCTTCAATTTCAACATAGCCAGTACGAGCTACAGTTACCTGATATTTCATAATAAAACTCTCCTTTTACATTTTGTTAGAAATATCAAATGCTTTCCATCTGAAACTAAATTCATCCGTCCAAACCTGTGCTTCGAGTTCGTCACTATCATAATAAGCCAGAACATTAGGAAGGTCAGAATACATTGCATAGCATTCTTTTGAATCATCAACGATATATTTCATAGCTTCTTTTTCGTTTTGAAAAAACTCAGGCTCAAAAATTTCACCTTCAGAACCACATTCGATAACACACCACATATTTACACCTCACTAAAATTTGCATTAAAAAGAATCTCATTACCATATTCAGTAAGAGTATCCTTGAACCAATTTTCATTCTTTTCCCACCACAATTCAGCCTGCTGCTGGCTCAATACAATACCTTTTCTTTTCGCTGTATCGATAACGTCATCGATGCACCAACGAGTTTCAGCATAATAATATCGAGCATCGCAATCATCTTCGTCAAATGCTTCCATCTCTGTAAGTTCGGTGGATGGATGCTGCCAATCACAATTGTAAAACACTCGTTTTGCCTTCTTTTCATCACCTTCACAGATATCAATAATATCCTGTGCAGTGTAAAAGTTCGTATATGCGTCTGCAAGTTCTTGCAAAGTCATTTTATGGTCATAGGCAACACCATTCATATCGAGATCAGGAATATAAATAACGCTGTTATAACAGTCCTCTTCAGGAAAGCAATCCGCTTTAAATATCGTACACTCTTGCCCATCACTCATATCAAGCAATTCATCAAGAATAGCGCCGTTCTTCAGGAGATTATAAAGTTCGTCTTTTGTGTAAGTTTTCATGATATTTTTCCTCTTAAATTTTAACTTTTACACACTCACATTCTCGTAAACCCAGCCAACGCCTTTACTATGGAACTTATCTACCCAATGAAACCATTCATCCTGTGTGAAATTGCCAACGGGAAAACCTCTCCACTTCTGATCAAGAACTAATTCTCCACGTTCGTTTTCAACCCATGCAAAATCCGTATTCTCTTTCCAAAGACGTTCAACGAATTTATCGCAATCATCTTTATTTTCTCTTAGTTTTAACATCCATTGTGCAGTGAGATATGTACTATCAAAAGACTCTGCGACAGCACATGGACAGTTCTTACAAGACTTCTCAATGCATGACCAACAAGGCCCACCGTTGTAACTCATACTTTAAACCTCATAACTTTCTTCCAAACAATCAATCAAATCTGCTACATACTCACCAATCTGATCACAATCTACATTTTTGTATTCAGCACCAGAGTTTCCATTATCACTGATATAGACGTTAAACAAACCACTTCCAACACGTTCAATATCAATGTCAATATTCATTTTCATACATTCGCACCTCATAAAAGATATTTTCGTCCGAAGATTCAAATAATATTATATTTTACAAACCAAATATTCAACTCATCTTCCGACATCGAATCGATTGCAATATCCACTCGGCGTTCAATAACATCATCATCCTCGTCTTCGTTCAGTTTGTAGCCAATAAAGTTTTCAATAGTATCAAGCCCATCCATAAAAAGCTCACGCTTCAGATACTTGATTCTTTCCATCATATTGTTATCCATAATATTTCCTCTCCTAAAATAAAATTATTATAGGTTTTTCAAAATTTTAAGATATTCAGGGTAAAGATCATCAATAATAACTTTCTTTTCCATATCATCCAGCTCGCCGTTCATAAACGCCTTGCTCTGTTCTTCATTTTCAAGTTCTAGGTACGTCCAGATACTTTCGATTCCGATTCCATTTCCATGGACTACTTCGCCATTTTCATTGATATGCGCATAGATTTCCCAGACCTCGCAACCGCGATCCTTAGAAGAACATTCACTGTAATCAATTTCAGTACCGTTCTCCATAACCTTTTCGGCAAACTCTTCTGCTGTAAGTTTCTTCATGATTCATGCCTCCTTAAATGTTATCAAAGTTGTAAGTAACAGTAACAACTCTTTCAGCATCGCCGATACGGCACCGATCTTCCTTTAATGCCTTTTCAAGACCACAACCAGCGCTGTATGTGATACCGTTTTCAAGCACATCGGAACCGATAAATCCAAATGCTCTGTCAATCTCCTTCCATTCTCCATGATCTTCTCGATAAAGTGTATAGCCGTAGTTTTCACCAGAAAGATAATCGCTGTAAATCTCAACTTCATCACGCATGATTCGCTCTGCTTCATTTTTAGTATTATCCGAACCATCCGAAATAGCGGTCACAATCCAACCAACCTTGCCGTCGTCCCATAAATCTCTGAACCGTGTATCACAATCCATAGACAGACCAGAATGGTCATGCAGCCAAAGAGGAAGCCATGCAATGTGTTTATCAAGAAGAATCTGACAATCACGAATAGAAAAATCACCACGAGCATACGTCGCAATTTCATTGTATTTCAAATTGGTATACCAAGGATTGGCTTGATCTTCACGACAACAAATCGCATAACGAGTTTCTTCAATACTACTGTTATCGTTGTCAATAACCGCACAGGATTCTTCTAGTTTCATGTCAATCAAGGCATTGATAATTTCTTCATCGGAGCAATACTTGCAAACCAGGTTATTCCAAAACTCTTCCGGTGTTTTCACATCAATCTTATCACCCAGATTGTATCGAGAATGAAAACAAGCCATTACAGAATCATGGTCATCCCACCAGCGAGGGTTATTGTCTGCAATGTCATCGTGCTGGATATGCAAACAATACAGATTGTCGCCGTAAGTCCACTTTATGGTTTCATTGTCGTAGCAATACAGGCTTTCCATATCTAAAATCTCCCTTTTATCAATCTTTTTAATGCACAAAAATCGTAATCATACCTTCTTCATCTGCCGTAAAAAACGATACTTCGTATCGACTGGCTTCCGAAATTGAAATCTGGTCTCGCTTACAATAATCCTTAATTTTTTGCTCCTTGTAGTCATCCCAAAGAGCTACGCTTGTACAATCAGTGATCAAAGAAAGAAACGTAAGTAAATTCATATCCATTCACCTCTTATGCACTAGCCTTTTCTTCAAAAGCGTACCAATCAGACCAAATCTTATCGACCTCGCCATTCTTAAAACCGTTCTTGTAATCAGTGAACTCAACATAATAGTTGCTTGTCCACTCATTCAGGGCGTGTTCGTAGATTGCCGCAATACCACGCTTTGTTTCAACAACAAAGCTATCAACCAGAACACCCTCAACGTAAGCACCAGTATATTGTGCTTTATTCTGGTGCATCCAACGGTTAAGAGCACCTGCATTAAGATAAAACCGTGTCATAACTCATTCTCCTCTTTCCATTCCGTCGCAACTTCCAGCAATCTTATCAATCATTTCCATATACTCTCCGAATGTTTTACATTTCACTTCTACTCCAAAACAAGCTGCATAAACAACCAAAGAATCATTACTTGCCACATAATTGCATTCGTGCCACCAGTCATAAAGCATGGAATCAGCACTGCCAGAAATAACTCTGCTGTTGCCATTATCATCTTCAACAATTACTACACAGTCGTCCAGAACATCATTAAAAAGCAACATAATTCATTCTCCTTTACTCTGCAATCATCATAGCAAGAACCGGCTCACAGGAATCCTTCAACTGAAGTTCCAGAATATCGCCATCATCCACGATTTCACACTTGCTTAGATAATCCTGAAGAAAGAACATCTGACATTCCTGCCAAAAGATTTCTTTCGGATCTTCATTCTCTCCTACGAACACATTCTTGTGATGAAAAGATTCATTCCAAACCCAACCTTCGCCATCAAAACAAGCGTGAACTTCCCTCAGATCCCACATAATCTTCACTCCTTAAAACTCCATTGTTTCTCAGTTCTTTTACAAGCACTTCTTCGATGTTCTCTTTTTCATTCTCCGAAATATTAAGAGAATAAAAAGCACGAATCGAATTGTATAACGGTCTACACCTGTACATAACATCAAGATAATACTTATCACTTGTGTTGAACATCAAGGCGTAACCTGTTCCATCTTCTTCGTGGTAATTATTTATTATTAAATTCCACATAATCAGTCCTCACTAAAAATATGACGCTTGTTAAGATCATCACGGATAATATCCTCAATTTTATTTTTTGTATCATCATCGAGCTTTCCGTAAGGAGCATTATCAAGATAATAGAAGCGTACTTCATCTCCAAGATCCTTGTACATGACACTCACATAAAACCCAGCTGAAATTCCATTCAGTAAAGCATATCCAATACCGTATACTTCTGAATAATTGTTACCCATTAAATCCCACATAGTTAATCCTCCAAAGTTTTAGAATGTCTTAAAATAATAATTCCTTTCATTTCTTCTTTATCTCTTGCGGTAGGAAGAACAAAAAAGAAAGAATACTCTGGATAATAAAAAGAAACACAAAAACTAAATACCATATACATGATTGTGAAGTAATGACCTGTTTGTTTGTTCTTGAACTTTGCTCTTCCGATTTTATATTCTTCAGAGTATTCATCTTCAATTAAATCCCACATAGTTAATCCTTCCAAAAGTTAAGTTTCTTTTTGATTGTCATCTCAATTTCGTCTTTATCACCGTCAGATAGAATCTTATTATCGTACTCGGAATAGCAAAACATAACGCTACGGCCATTATATTTATACATAACCATTGCTGTTTTTAATTGTTTGTCACGAAAAAAGGTTGCGCACCCAATTCCATATTTTTTAGAATATTCATTTTCAACTAAATCCCACATTTTATTACCTCATTTGCTTTTTTGAAATCTATTATAGAAAGACTTTTCTAGTTCCCAGAGAAATTTTTTCTGCGCCATAATTTTATTAAGAACTCTTTCTTTATGGTTGTTTAATTCGGGTTTCCCACTTGTCATTTTAATGGTAGTGTCGATACGATGATTTAGCGTATCTTCCCATTCATCGAAAAAATCCATTATGTTATTGAAAACATTCTCGTCCATATTAAACACACATTCCTTTATAGCCCATCATATGTAAACCTTTATGCTTCTTACGACGCATATCATAATAGATTGCTACCGTATTCTTCGGCGTATTGCTTTTGAAATACTTTTCTTTATATTCGCACAGCTTCTTATACTCGTCACTTTCACGATGGGCTTTCAGTTTCTCACAATGGTCGTGGCAACCAGGATAACGCTCCGGTGCCACGCAATAACGGCAAGGATCAGTCAATTTCTGCCACCTCATCAATCCATTCTTTAATTTCCTTCCACGAATCAAAATACATCGGAAGACTACTCAAATTAGAACAAATACGAATATCACCATCAGAACTTTCAAGTTCATCAACCCAATATCCATTACGTTCCAACTTTTGTTTAATCTTTCCTACTCTACCAAGAGAACTAAATACTTCTTCGATACAGTTGCTCCACGCATCGTTTTCAGGTACATTACAATCAAAATTTTCATTAAAGCACTCTGCTAATTCTTCTGCATACTCAATCGCTTCATCGTAGGAATAACCATATTTTTCTTCAATCAAATCAATATTAAGTTCAATCTGATTCTTAGCGTCGCTGATACGATACTGAAATTCTCTATAACGGTAAGCTGCTTCAATCTGTTCAGGTGTCATCTCCCAAGACTTTCCATTCCAGCTGGTCACAATAATCTTATTTTCGCTATTCATACTGCAAACTCCTTTTCTCTTGTAAACTTAATCACCAGCGCATTCACGTTAGCTGCTTCCATTGTTGACTGCTTTGCGTCTTCGTGATTGCCAGCTCTAAGAAACGAAACACTCTGATCCATCAGCTTACGCCGATAGAAAGAAAGAGCTGCGAGAACGATATTCTTTTCAGTGTTGGTCATGTTCTTTTTCCTCCTGCTCACGTTCCTTGTGAAATTTTCGCACTTCTTCCCAAAAATCAAACGGATCAGAATTGTGATAAACAAGCTCCATGTATTCTTTTCTACTGTTAAAATGGTTTATGTTAGTATCCATTTTTATCACCTCAATCTTCATCGTTCAGATTCTGACAAAAACTCACGATAAAACTCCAAGTATTCCAAGCGTTCGGAAAGTTCTTGTTCATATAACCTATCATAATATTGGTCTAAATATTCCTGTTCATAATCTCGAATTTCATTTTCGAGTCTTTGTTTTTCTTCAAAGAAATCATCTATTCCTTCTTCGATAGGATTATCTCTTTGTACTTTCATATTTCCCCTCGTCAATCATTGTAAAATATCTGTTTTAGCAGTTTTTGAAATCCAAATCTCTTACAAAATTCACAATAGGGTCTCGGAAAACAACGCTCTTAATACAAAGAGACTCCAAATCATACTGACCTTTACAATTTCCGTAAAAGATAAGTCCATGACCGATTTTATCAAACCATTTTTGTGCCTTATCAATAGAATAAAAGTGCTGCGCACCATCAACGGATTCAGTAAAAAATGTGTACCCACACTCACCAAATTGAACATACTCCCAACGATTAAGAGTGTTTCCTTCGTAGTCGAATAAATGCTTTACGGCAATAACATATACAGTTTTCATATTTTCATCTCCTATAAAAGCATGATTTTAGACAATGATATAATCTTCGTCATCAACGCAATCATTGTTTTCATCTTCCTGACAATCCGTTGCATCCCAACCGTCATCCCACCATACGTCACTATCCCATGCGGTTTCCTCTGCATATTTTTCTGCCGCTTCTTTGTTTTTAGCATCAACATAAACAAATCCAGTGCGAGTAACGGTTACACGATATTTCATAAACAAACACTCCTTTTAATATTTAGATATAAAAGCATCATAAAGATCTTCGGGCTTATCATTCGGCATCCATACTTTTGCATTATCATTAAGGAAGTAACCGCAACCAAAAAATCCAGCAGGAGAATCACAAAGATTCTGTTCACCATCTTTAACACCAGCTTGATAAACAACATAGATAAATTCAGCAAGCTCATGCTTATCCATTCGCTTGATGCGGTCGTACATTGTTTCCATACCTAACACCCCTTTTAATATTTTTGTGTTTTTGCATTCTGGTAGCGGTTATGTCTGCCCTAGTACCGCCAATCACCTAGCATAATAACGTATTATTTTAATTTTCCTTTCAAATATAACTCCTGCTTATAATGCCTATGCTCTTTCATAATTTTGTTTCGTTCTTCTAATGACGGTTTATAATCCTTCCAGTGACTCTTGATGTGATCATCGTTTTTCTTTTTGGATTCTGGATTAACTATAAGCAAAATAGATTTCTTACTCACGTTATATTCTTTCGCCAAATCCATTAAGCTAAATAATCCAGTAGAATATTTTTTTCGGATTTCTTCTTTCATTACAGATGTAATCTTTACTCTTCTATCTTGTTGTTCTGAAAGTTTTATTTTTTCAGATTTATAAGGCATTATGACACCCACTCCTGACTTCTTATATAATCCTTAATAGATGGATTGTATTCATTACGGTTAATGTATTGACACAGGACACGCTGCACATCATGGTTATCACCGTAATCCATCGCTAACGAAATATCTTCACCGTGAGTTCCAACACCCAGGCGTTCATACTTTCTAACTTCAAGATAAAAGTCATGTGCGCTGTAGTGTCTGCCATCCCGGCGATCAAGAATGCTATCAATAATCAAAATATTCACCTCTTAACCAAAAATAAAAATGGCTAACGTTCTTGAAGTCACAGCATAATAAACACTGGTTTCATGACCTCTTAACAACATTCCGTTACAACCATAAACACCGGAAGAATATCCAACTTGAGAAAGAAACCCTTCTTTTTTGATGATTCTTTCATAATCTTCGTTGCTTGCACGAGTAACATCCTCTGCCATTCCAAGGGCAACCATATTTTTCAGTTCTTTCTGAGTGTACTTACGCATTTTCTTCCATCTCCTTTACAGTCTCATCGTCCCAATGGAATCCACGCTTTTCATAAAGCGGAATCCAATGAGCTTCAAAAAAGTCGTAGCCACAACCATCAATGCCAAAGATGTAACCGTAATCTTCTTGCTCGTAGATGCGGAATCCGCAATCTGCCATTTCCTGAAGATGATTTTCGAGCCACCAGTTATCACACGGGTCATTAAACTGCCACATCGTTCCCCACATCGGAAGGAAGCCGTCACGCTCGACTTCAAAATCATCTTCTTTGACATCAACTTCCTCGCCAGTGCCATCGAGATAAATTTTGTAAGTGTTGTCATCTTCGTTATAGCTCTGAATCTCACCATCTTCGCCATAGTGGTCACCGCTAAAGATATAGACACGATCACAACAAGACGGCGGCGTGATTTCAGTAATGCCTTCACCATTCTCTTCCAAATCAACCTTGGCGAGCTTTTCAATAACGCTCTGAGGAATCGCATTAAATTCCCGAACCCATGCGTAAGCTGCATCCTTCTTAGTTTTGTACATAGCCATAGCAGTTGACTCTCCTTTTCTTATGTATCCTGTGTTATATATCTATATGGTAAAAATAAAAGTCCTATGACGGACTGCCCTTTCTAGCTACATAATACAGGATACTATTGCTTTTGTCAAGCACTAAAATGTAGATTTTATTAACGCCACATTTTAATGCGTTAATACGTTTTATTTTCGTGACCATTCTGTGAATATCAATCAACATCCACTTCATCAGGCCGTGCCCACAGAACATCCTCGATGGTATCATCGTAGATGGTTTCTGTTCCATTGTTGTTCATAATCATGGTCACATTCTGATCATCTGCCGGGGTTTCTTCCATGCTTGCATAAGAATACAGCCATTCCTCGCCGTTCTCATCAATAACATGGATGGTCTTAATTCCGTTGCGGAATACTTCGATTTCGTCCACGCTACCGGCCAGGACATAACGATTATCCAGGCGAGTTTTCATAGGTTCTGCTGCGTTTGCAGTCATACAGTTTGCCAGAATGGAAACACCAGCCACAACAGTAGCCAGGATGACGGACAGCTTATTCTGAGTAAGTTTCATTTTATGTATCTCCTTTTCAATCTTTCAAACCAAATAATTTCATACCAGCAGATCCCATGTCTGCCGGATACAGATTCACAACACGATTGTCGTAAAATTCTGCAATCAGGTTGCCACTGCAGATATCCATATAAGCATCATCCATAGACAGACCAGAAAAATCTGCTGCGTTGTAGTCATCCACACCAGAGAATCCGTACAATGCTTCCTGATAGAATGCCCTCGTCATTCTTGTTTCATTATTATCAGGAGTAACAACAAACAGCTTTTTCAAGCCATTTTTACCAAAGACGGCAACAAAGATACCGCCTGCATTATTCTCGTAAACCTCAACAGTAGCACGCATTCTTGCGTTCTCCTTTCTTATCAATGACCCCAACGGCAAACAATAACGCCGTTGATCCAGATGGAAATGTTTGCACCCTGCCGATACCACTCGACAGCTTCACGATGAATATTAGTGATAACACCTGTTTCATCGTTCATAAACCACTGACCCTTTTTCATCTTGCGTTCTCCTTTACACTCTCATGCACTCATCAAGATAGATTCGTTTACCGAAACACTTGACGTATGCTCTGCCAGACGGTGCATAGATGATTTTCAGGTGATGATAACTATGATATTTCTCATCTTCACACAGCGCACCAGACATACCATAAAGGTAATCATCAATGCCATGCTGAACGTCACCATGGATCTGGAAACCGCCACATCTGCCGTAGCTGCTATCATAAGCGGTTACCGGATGGCTCTGACAATACTGTTTTGCGGTCATGTTAAGCCCTCCTTAAAACATATCTTTTATTTCTGAATGATCTCAACATCATCAAAGCCGTGCCAATTGTAATCAACAATGGCCTTCGCTTCCTCAAAGTCACGGCTCAACTTGATGATTTTGTTTGCATCCGTAATATAACGATTGTGATTTTCTGCCGTGGTGATATACCACATTCCAAGTGATTCGTACATGACATACTTTTTCATGCTTTTCATTCTCCTTTACCAAAGATTCTCACAAGCAAGGATTCCACCCTTTTCATAGGGTAATCGTCTGACGCAATCCCTGTGAGGGCAATCAAGCTTTTCGCAATACTTGCAATTTGCATTATTGCGCTCCTGCTCTGCAAAGAATTTCTTTGCGGATTTCAGGTCACAAAAATAATGACCCTGATCCCATGTGTAGGAATCCGGGTCAAAATGCCACGCCACAATGTATGGCTGATAGTGATTCTTCTTGTAAAACAGTGCCGTGTAAGCATTGCCCACTTCCAGGATATCAATATCTTCTCTGTTCATTACAGTTCTCCTTTTAGATCTTGTAATCGAGGTCATCTGCCATCGGTTCTTCTGGTTCTCCTTCCATGCTGTTGCTGGATGAAGTGTAAAGTTTGTCATGCCGTTCTTGCGGCATTTCACCGGGTTCTGTGTATTTCCATACTGTGCCGAACTTATCGATAAATACTTCACGGTGAAAGTCATCCGTTCCAATGAATCGTAAGCTTTTTACATTACGAAACATTAGTTCAACCACCCTTTCCATTCTGCCACGCCAATAGCAATGGCACAAATTACGAAAGCCCACATCATAGGTGCAACGCACTCTGCATGATAAGCAGAATAGCCAAAGAACATGAGAAGCGATTTCATAACAAGACTTCCTTTCTGCCAGGATAAACCAGGCTTTGCAAATTCATTTTTTACAACGCTATTGCGTACCCTATTGGGCTGGTAGTGGGATCTTTCTTCCCCGTGCCCACTAACTTCACGGCGTTTTTCATTCAGTAGCTGCATTTTGAGTTTCTTTCGCATTCACTCATGTTTTCAAACCACTGGTTAGGAAAACATGAGTCATCAAGCGGAAACACATCGAGAATATCAGGGGCTCCAAATCGTGTGCCCCAACGATTCTCTTGCCAATAACGTTCAAGCAACGCTTGACGCTCTTCTTCTGACATCGGCTTATAGATTGCTACAAACCGATTTCCATCTGTATCTGCCAGATGAATCATAGAAACGAAATTGATATCATTTTTCATTGTTAAAAGTCCTCTTTTATGTGATTTTCTGACGTGTTTGATTTCACTGTTCACCAGTCTGAATACCGGTGATGATCTCGCCTTCTGCCTTCAATTTGGCAAGAACAGCGTCCAGACCACCCAGGGTATTCACTTCCTCTTCCGTGTAGAGGACGTAACGGCCACCAAAATTGTGGTCCTTATCCTCTTCACAGGCAACAAAGATTGCGTATTCTTTCATTGTGTTCTCCTTTTTTGTTTTCATTTTACATATTCTGCAAATTATTTGCATAATTATACAAAACAAGGCATAAAGAAAACGCCTTGCGATAAATTCACAAGACGTTGTTGCCAGAGTTATAGGGTTTATTAGTTGGATTCTGCCGGGGAAACAATCAATTCACCATTGACAATTTTTTTAACAAGCTGAGACACGTTTATACATCCATAAAGAGGAAGAATTTCAGTTTCCAGCTTTTCACCCTCTGCCGGAGTAAGAACACAAGCCTTTTGCCACTTATAAGATTTATTTCGCGCTTTCATAGCGGCAACAAGCTCTTCTCTGCTCATATTGTCGTACTTGCTTGCCATAGTCGCACCACCTTTTGATGCAATTATAGCAAACTTTTCACTCTTACGCAAGGTTTGGTAATCAGCGATAGCCATCGAGGTAGTTCACCTGCTTTCTACCGATATTCTCACCATACAGTTCACGGGTTGCTTTGAGGTATGCACCACCAAAGCCCATCGGCTTTCTGCTCTTACTTACCTTAATATGCCGTCTCCTGATACAGTCATTACTATACCAGTTATCATACTTGTGCCTTGCCTTGTTCTTTTGGGTGGCAGACTTCTTGCTATGATCAAATTCGGGGTTTGCGCCAACAGGATTCTTTTTGATGAAATTCACAATCTTCTGATTGTATTCATTCTCCCACGGCACAAGCCCTTTGCCATCTTTCCAGACCATACCAATCTGATTCGCTCTGACGACTGCGATAAAACGCAATCCCTCTGCGGTCTGACCATAGTATGCACCAGACGGCACAGAATGACCGTCAAACTTAATCTGACGGTCTGCATAGTTCTTGCACAGGAACTTTTGCATAGTATTCACCTCTTTCTATTTAATAGTGACGGCATTGCTGCCGTGTTGGTAGTGGTTACGTCTTCCCTAGTACCACTAATCGCCTAGCATTTATGTAGAGCTCTTGCGTGTTCACGATGGTTGCGTGGTTCACTTACAGGGTCTCTTCTGCGCTGAAGTCGTTGGTGAAGTCCTTGCTCTGAAGGTCTGCCAGCTTAGTCTGAGCAGATTCCAGGCTCTTCTTAACGTCTGCCAGGTCCTTTTCCATGCCCTGAACAGCCTTCATCTTCTTTTCCAGGGTTTTTGCGTTGGTGTCCTTCTTGCTCTTGAGAGAGTCAAGTTCCTTCTTTGCAGAGGACAGCACTTCTTCTGCATTTTCCAGGGTCTTAGTAAGGCGCACAACCTTAGAGGACAGCTTGCGGACACTTGCACGGCGGTCACGCTCTGCCATAGAGAGCATAGCAACACCGCTTGCGTTGGCACTAAACCATGCTTCAACCCACTTGACATACTTGGTCTGAGATTCTGCTTCCGTGTCGTAGCCGTGGCCTGCTGTGGTAGCGGTGAATGCACGCACCTTGCCCACGCTCTGCTCAATGAACTGCTCAACAGTGAAGGTTGCAAAGACATCATTGACTTTGAAGGTATCGCCCATGATAGCGGTGGTAAGGCTCGTCAGATCGTTGAAGTAGAAGGTCTTAATCTTCTGAACAGAGTCCGCGTCTGCGGCATAGCGTGCCAGCAAATCAGCATCCAGATAGACAGCACGGACGGCCTTGCAATAGGTCTCGTACTGCTCTGCTGTGATACCCTTCAGGCAGTCTCTGCCCAGGGCCTTCTCAGAGGTGTTGACTTCCTTGCCGCCCTTCTTGAAAAGGGCAACGGCTGCACCGGTGGTGCGGTTCTTCTCTGCGGCTGCGGTAGCGTTGAAGTTGATAGCGGACAGAATGGTAGTAGTAGACATAGTAATTCTCCTTTGAATGTGTTATAATGTGTACAGTGTACCGATTTGGTACACACAAAAGCCCACGATCTGACAGTTAGCACCAACAGATCATGAGCTTATAGTGTATCAACTAGATACAAGTATGTATGCTAAAAAACGCAAACTATACCCTCTATCTGTCACGAATAGACCTTTTAGCTTGCGTTCTTTTGTGTAGGTTTTACCGTTTAACCTACAAACGAAAAATTGTCAAGAACAAAAGAAGTCCAGAAAATTATAATCGACTGCCAGCCCAGACCGATGAAGTCCAAACCAAACGCCAAACCTTTGAAGTTCAGCGTTGCATAATGTTTTTTATGCTTTTCTGTATTCCGTTATTTCACTCAATTCTTGTGCTTGCAGGGTGCAATATATGCACAAAAGCATAACACACAAGAGAAGTGCATTGTATAGCAAGCAATACACACAACATGTGTATGAACCTACTAAACCAAAATTTTGCTTTTGGCTTTTCAGCTGTTATTCGCAAGGTATCCATAATTTTTTCAAACTATCCCCACTTGCTTATCTTGCTAGATTGTATTTATCTGCCCATTTCGGACATCCGCCTTTTTGCTATCTCAAACAAATGCGCCTTAAACAACGTAAAACAATAGTATTGAATCCGAAAGTTAAAATTTAAATGGTTAAAACTCAAGAATAAATCTTGTTTGGCACGTTATACGGCCATTCAATTTTTAACTTTCAACAATGTAAATTGTTAAAATTCAACTTGTTGTTTTACGCCTTTTCCTGTTCTCCATTTTCCTACTTTGTTACACGTTTTCCAACGTGATAAGTTGCCTACACTTTGAACGGAATTTCTTTTTAGCTTGAACCTGTTCACGCTGTTTTTGCACCCCTTTCTTTTTGTCGTGCTTGCTGGAATTTTGGCAGTTGCACGGGGTGAATGGTTCAAGATTTTCCGTTTGTACTAGCTTTAACCTTTCGGAAAATATCGTTTTTTGTTTTGTCGGGGTGGTATCTTCCACCCTTATCAAGTTCCCTTTCTACTTGCAAGCATTCATTGACTTGAACCCCAATGAATAGGCCGAAAACTTTCTAACCGTTTCGGCTTTGTCCGTTTCCGTGCCTATACTTTACCACGTTCCACTATGGTTGAACATATATTTTTGTTGCAAACATATGGACAAAGCACGCAAGAATTATAGATTTTTATAAAATAGCGATATATCGTTAAAAATTATATTTTGGCAAGGCTGTGATCGAATAGTTAAAGAATTTTAAGAAACACGCGGAAACGTGTTCGCGCGCGTGCGTGCGCCTGGGCAGGCAAAACTCTAATAGGTACAGCAGTACCCGGCAATACTATATATTGTGGTTTGAACGAATGGTTGAATACTAGATATTGTGGATAGTGCGATATTGAACAATATAGATAGATACTAGATATTGTGGTTTTTGGTGAATTGAATACAAGATATAGAGAATAGCATAATTGATGTAAAGTAAAAATACTTTACAAAATGTTGCATGTGCAACATTTGATATCATTTTGATATCGAACACAACGAAAATGCAACTAATTTGCAAATTCAATTCCCGGCAAAAATCAGCACTATAAACATACCGGAAAAGTAGGAATAATTCCGGCCTGGAAAGTGACAAAACAGGCACTTTATTCAATTAAAGCAAATACCGCTTTTTGCACAAAGGCGGCTTTTCCCCATGGGGGAATACTTTTCATTTTTGAGACGTTCTAGGCAGCAAGCCGAGCCACCAGTACATCTTTCTTGTTCATAATCACCAATTATGAATTTTATTTTCTCTTATTCTCTATACATTCCGCACAATAATTTCCACAAAAATACCAACCTCTTCCAACAATCACAACCTCTCTCCTATCAACTCAATTTATCCATTTTACCTGTTCCTATCCGGGTACATTTTTCTCTGACTAAAATATCCAAAAAATATATCCCTATACCCTCTCCTACATACACCTACAAATCACTCATCTTTCCATCACTTTTCCATCAAAAATACCTAAAAATGGCTTAAAATCGCTATTTTTCAATCGGTAGCTCATTCGGTAGCTGGCTAAATTTTAACGTATTTTCGTTATATTTTGGCTAGTTTTTCTTTTTATTTGTACCTTTTTACCCCTTATTTTGTTCCTTTTTAACTCAATAAAAGCCGAAAAAGCTAGGATTCATGCGGGTTTTCCCGATGTGCACCTTAAATGTACCGAAAATGACTATTCTTCGGAACATAAAGTACCTATTTGTACCTATCCGTACTCCCCTATCGCTATAAATGGACTGATCTGGCATCTGAACAGCACTCTCATAGACTCCAAAGACCTATAAGAAGCATGATTGTAGCCTCTGGCAGCTTACACAGAACATATAAAGCATACAAAGCATTTGGATGTCCTTCATAGAGAACAATACCTCCCAGAAACATACCTTATTATAATAGGCGCTAGAAATATTCGTATCCTGTATTAGGTAGCTATTGAATTTTTGGCAATCTCATGGTATAATGAACATAGATAGCTATATAATACAGGATACTGTAAAGGAGTTAGTGATGGAATGACTGTGATGGATGTTTATAGTAGTCTTCCAGACAGGGCGTGGAGAGGGATCTCGCGTCTGATGACGCTCGTAGGTTTACTCAAATTGAATCTATGTCGCTTACGCTCCATAGCTTCAAGTCGAGTAAACCATTAAGAGATATTTTGTGATAGTTGTACTTGTACTGACGACTATGTATCTTTATACATATATATAATACAGACTCGTCAGTACAACTAAATTAGAACTAGAGGCAATATGGAGCAAAATAATTATAATGTTACGCAGGATATGGTCAACAAATTAAGTGATGGACAAAAGTTCTCAAACTTCTTGGAGTTATCTACTTATCTCAACATCCTTAATAAAAACGGAAAACCGTTGGGTGGGAATAGTAAAAAACACTTCCTTGAAGATTTGAATCGTTTTGTTGAATTTAAAAAGGAAGGAAAGCGCTTTATTATTGTAAAGATTCGTCCAGATAATGAGGTGCTTCCTCCTCTGCCGACAAGAAATAAAGGGAAATTCTCTTTGCGTTTGCAGAACCAGATTGCTTACCACTTACTTAGAGAATGCGATGGCAGTAGTTGGATGGAGTTTTTTTGGACACCAACTGCAATACTACGAGCGTGTGGAATGACTAACAAAAATTTTTATCAATATCCAGAAGATTTACATGGCGATGATACCTTCTGGGCTGAAATAGTTGGTACACCATTAGAAAGTATTGCTCGTGATCAAATGGATGAGTTTAGAGAGAATTTAGCAGCGGATGCTGAGACATTTCAACAATGTACTAAATCTACAATGGTTGGGTACATTGAATCTGCGCTTAGATCTATGGCGAAAAACAAGGAACTATTTTTTGAAGACTGCCCCGCTGTGTTTATAAACCATAATCCAGAAGAGTACCATATTCCTTCTGAAGACCAAAAGGCCATTTATATGAAGATGTATACGAATGTACTTCATGAGTTCTATACGTCATCTGGTCGAGTGTGCCAGAGTGAACAAGACGTATTTCTGACTGGACGGCTTCATGAGTTCTATGAAGAATTAGATAATAGGTTCAAGGAAATTTTTACATATGACCTAGCACGACCGATGTACCATATTACGATTGAGCCGAACTCGTTGAAGCGATCTGCTGCACGGACAGAATATAAATTGCAACAGCAATGCTTTCACGAGATGAATGATGCGATGTGTGAGAATATCCCAACACTTTCTGCCGTCAGAAGAGGTAGAGCGGTATTGGAGGAAAATCCAGAATATTACAATGATGCTTCTCAACCACCATTTCGTTTTGTGCACAGGCAGTTGAGTGATGAGGTTCTTCAGCTCTTTATAGATGGAATGATTCGTGTCCCTGCAAATTCTGGAATTCCTCGTGCTGGATTTAAATGGTATGGTTCTTATAAAAGGTAAGGAAGAAGGTTGACGATAATGAATTTTGATAACCCCTATTGGATTGATTTAAAGGTAACCTATGAGAGTTACCAATCGGTTGGACGCTTACCAGAGTTCCACAAGAAATATGTCTGCACAAAATGCCAGTATGAAATTCCGTGCTTCACCACTTGTGATGAGGTGCGATGCAAGTGCCAAGAGTTCAAGCCTAAGACTGTGCGGAAGTCTGACAAGTACCTACATATCAATGATTTCATGAACGATGTGGCTGCATTTGAGATTAGCCGTGCAAAAGAATAAAAAAATAATTTTTAAGGATGGTCTAATATGACTTTGTTTGATGCAACTTATAAATGTCGTCTTTGTAGAGAGTTGTTTACCGACTCAAGTACAGGAAATGAAAATTTGGTAACTGATGCAATTTTTGAATTATGGACAAAAGATAAATACTTTCCAAAAGGTTGCGGCATTGGCGTTCATAGATATGTAACGCATCATTGTCCTGATGGCAGTTGGGGAATGGCTGATTTTCAAGGATTTAAGAGAAAAGATTGTTAATAAAAGTTACACTCATGAAATCTTATTTATTTAAAATATATTCATACAAGAGGAAGAGACTAATGAAAATTCAATTTGGTAAGTACATCATTAAAAATTGTGACGAGAGGAATCTCGTTATTGTTGAGCAGCGGCCAGCTGGTAAGAATCCAAAGACTGGTGAGATGGGCACCGGCGTAAAGGAGGTTACGGTCGGCTATTACCCGAACCTTGAATGGGCTTTACATAAGATTAAGGATTTGAATATTTCCGAAAGTGATGCTGATACAGTGGACGTTTTACTGGCAGAGCTTGAACAGATTGATGAGACGATTCGCCGGGTGGCTGAGGAGGTCAAGTGATGGATAAGTTTGTAAATGCAACACGATTGATTGGCGTCCTCGATAGTGCCATCGCTCGCCCTAGTGCCAGAGGTAACGCAAAGTCTATCGATGATATGTGGTGCGATATGGCAATGCAATACACAAAGTGCATTCTTGAAGAAGAGATATCTGCTGGCGGTGAGTTCCGTCGAGTGGTTCATGCTCACTGGATTGAGCATTTTGAAGATTTTGGAGAAAGCTTTTTTGTTGAATGCTCGGCTTGTCATTCTGGAAAAAATGTCGATGAATCAAAGTTTTGTCCTGACTGTGGAGCTGTTATGGATAAGGAGATTAAGTGATGGAAAAAGTTCTTTTACCTCGTGGGTATGGACGTTCATATGATGTTTGCAAATACGCAATTGATCACGACTGTGATATTGTAGCACCAGATAGATCTGGTGTAATAGCTTTGGAATATATTATCAAAGACATCTGTAAAGATTTCGATTCGTTGGAAATAGACAGGACTACTTACTCTGATTATATTTATTCCGTAATCATAAATCACTACAAGTTCAATGGTGTGGTAGAAGCGATTGAAATTCGTCTATACGATATCTGTCAATATTTTGAACACGAAAAGACAGAACGTGGTCGAAGAAAAGATGTCGTATTTGATGATATTGACCGGTGTATGCAAGTCTTGTGTCCATATCGTAAAATCAGCATGGTCACAATGGAAGTTGAGGAATGAATGATGCGAACTTACGAGGATGTTGACAAGGAAATAAAACAGCTCATCCATGACATGAATTATGCAGGTTTGACCCGCAGGGAGTATGAATCGGCTGAAGATTATCTGGATGAGCTCTATCAGGAGCGTGAACGACTTTGGCTCAAGGCTGTGGAAGATGACGAGAGCTGCTATCTGTAAAAGGCTGGTTTTATAATTTTACTTTATAGCTACATTACATAGGATACGTTTTAGAAGAATACGGAGGTGACTGCCGAATGGCAAAGCAGCAAACTTGCCAGAAGTTTGTTTTTAAGATCCATACGAAGCGTCTGGTTGAAGCAAAATGGGATTTAACCTTACCATTAGATGAAGCCAGACGAAATCACGAGATTATCTCGTTGGCTGATAGCACTGTTCTACGATGGATTGATGAGTTGAATGGTGTTACGGACGCAGAGGCTAAAGCACGAAGTATTAAGCGTAGAATCAAAATGCTGCGGAATGAACCATCTTGCTTGGAGAACCGCCGGGAAATTCGGAGATTATACACTGAGCTGGATGCAGTTCAGTTTAAGCCGGATTATATGTGTTTGGTGGTTGATAAGAAGAATGATTACCGCCGGGCGTGTTCTCCCAAGGGATTTAAAATCAATGGAATTACGTATCGACGTCTGGTTGGGACTACCGGTGGTGTTAAAAACAGTACGATTGTGTTTGTGAGTGACCGTCTTGTTGACGAAATCCGCAAGCGAATCGATAATGGCCGTAACAAAGGAATGGAGTTCATTCCGGCAAAGCTGGAAGCATATCGGGCACTCGCCTGTTCCGCTTCCATTCCAGTTACTGACCCTGACGGCGTACTTGTTGTAGATGATTGTTTTACGCATTTTAAAGATCATGTAATCGTTCTGGATGACGGAGTGTCTGGTGAACCTACAATGGTAGAGAGTGCCGAGCATGATTGTGAACTGTGTGCAAGTGATGGCTTTGGACTTATTAGCTACGATCTTGCACAGCAGTGGAGTGAAGACTTGAAACTTCCTGCTACCGCATCCGGCTTCTGTGTACGGAATGCTTTTTGTAAAGGTATGCTGTTCCCCTTCCCTTTCCGTGAGTTTGCCAAGAAGGTTGCCAAAAAGAACATGATTAAGGATTCTTGGGGAAACTACAAGGACATCAATCGTGTTCAGGTAATTCTTACAACATCTATGTTGAAGCTCTGGGATAGTTACCACAGTTGTGAGGACTACTTCGAAAATTGCCGAGAGAATCATTATCACTTCTCTGTAACGAAAACCTGTGAATTGGAGCTTGATGAGGAACGCAATTTGAATTATCAGTTCATCCAAAGCTACCAGCTGACGAACGATGAGATTAGAGAATTGGTTAAACCTACTATGGACGAAATTAAGGGTGTCATGGGCGGTGATTGGCATAAAGCGCTGCTGTACCTGCATGGAAGTGGGATGCGTGATGACCCGAATTACATAAACAGTCTGGAGAATGATTACATAAAGGCTCTTATGATTGAGCCGGAAATGATTAACGACCCTTATGTGCAGAATCGGATTCGGTATTTCATTAAAAAACGGATTTCCCAAGCAAAAACGGGTGTTGTAAAGGTGCGAGGTAATTTCCAAGTGGCAAGTGGAGACCCTTATGCGCTCTGTCAATCTATCTTTGGAATTGAAGTTACTGGTTTGTTAAAAGCCGGAGAAATCTATAGCAGATTTTGGAATGATAGGGATGTCAAACGAGTAGCTTGCTTCAGAGCACCGATGTCATGTCATAACAATATTGTTCTTCGGAATCTGAACTCTAATGATGATTGTAAAAACTGGTATCGTTATATGAAGACGGTAACAATTCTTAGTGCATGGGACAATACCTGTGCTGCTTTGAATGGCGCAGATTTTGATGGCGACCTTATTTTTAGCACAGATAATGATGTGCTTATCAGGAATAAAAGAGAGACACCGACTCTTTTGTGTGTTCAGAAAAAAGGAGGAAAGAAGATTCCTACTGAGGATGATTTGGCAGAATCGAATGCTGCTGGATTTGGCAATGACGTTGGTTCGACAACGAACCACATTACCTCAATGGGTGATGTTCAAAGCCAGTTTGAGCCGGGAAGCCGAGAGTTTGAAGAACTGGATTATCGTATCATGTGTGGTCAGCTATATCAGCAGAATGTTTTGGACGCTGTGAAAGGGGTCAAGTGCAAGCCAATGCCACGGTATTGGTACGATTTGAAAGCTTGTACTGTTAAAGACGATGATAATCCTGACACCATTGAGGATAAGAAGCTTTGGAGTAGTATTTGCGCATGGCGTAAGCCATACTTTATGAGCTACATCTACCCTGCTCAGATGCGTGATTACAAGCAGTATGTGGCCGCAGCTCGCAAGCGTATCAAGTGGGATGGCTTTGCCGGTCTGGATGAGATTATGCAAAAGACTGTCAAGGACGATGTGGATGAAATGGTTATCCAGTATTACCTCTATCGGATGCCGGTCGGAATCAATTCTTGTACCATGAACCGCCTGTGCTGGACTGTTGAGGACGAGCTGGAAGATTTTGAAGAAGAACTCAAGATAAGGCGCAAGTTTGATTACGACTCGCTCAAGTCTGGCGTTGAGTACACCAATTCTCAATACTATGGTATCCGCTCTATTTTTAAGGATTATTTGAGGTTTGCTCGTGGTAATGCAATCCATTCTGGCAACGGAAACAATAATAAAGAAACCGGCGCAGATTGCAAGGAGCGCATTGCGTTGTATCAGGAAAGTATGTTCCGCAATCTTCATGACAAGTGTTCTAATGACGATGTACTTTGCGACATCATGCTTGATCTTTGTAAGAAGAATTCATCCAGCATTGCAATAGTCTGGGAACTGTTTCACGATACTTTGATTAAACGCTTATTGGAACGCCATGGCGGTATGGTCCATTCTCTTGTGCAGGATGAGAATGGCAATATTGAATATGATGGTAAGCGTTTCAAGGATGTGTTGGTTGACATGAATAGTAAGGAGGATGCGGATGATTGTATTGAATGAAGTTCTTTACGCTGAAGAATGGTTAGAGAAAGATGTGCCTTGGAAGAAGGCGGGGCATGTTTTGCATTATGTAGCGAAGTATTATTTCTATAAAGGATACTCAAAGGATGACGTAAGAGAAAAACTTAACGAGTATATGCTGCGTCATTTTGAAGGGTACAATAAGGTTCTGGATAGAGAACTGATTGATAAAGCGATTGCTTCTGCTAAAGGTCGTCCTATGGTGGAACTTGATGGTGTGTGCATTACAAAAGCAGAGGTTGAGAAAATTCAAGCACTTGAAGGCAAGCAGATGCAACGCCTAATGTTCACGATGCTGTGTCTGGCAAAATATCATATTGCCGTTAATGAAAAATGCAATTACTGGATTACGGAAGATACTGCTGACATCTTCAGGATGGCAAACGTATCCGTGAATGAGAAAAAACAGAACGAAATGATTTGTGAGTTACATAATCTTGGCTTTATTGGGTTTGCAAGCTTGAAAAAGATTGACAACTTGAACATCCATATTTTGATTGCAGAGCCGGATTCTCCTCATGAGATTTTTGTGGACGATTTTGAGAATGCCGGTATTCTGTGGAGTCAGTATTGTGGGAAAGAGTACATCAAGTGTGATTGTTGCGGAAAGATGGTTGCTCGCACCGGACGCAGACAAAAATACTGTCGTAAGTGCGCTAAAAACGTAAATATTGAGAAAACCGCACAAAATAGAAAAATGTTTGATTTATGAAATGTGAAAAAATGCAGTATTTTAACGTAGATACGCTATAATTTTACATATATAGAGTAAAACACAGTGCGGAAAGTTATGGTAGGGAGAGAGCGAGGGCGCTTGTTTTCTTCCTACCTATTTTGTTTTGAAAGGGTGTTTTACCTAATGATTGAAATCACTAAGTCCGAAGCGAAGGCTGTACGAAAGGTCTTCCCTCATGCTTGCATTGCAAAGACCCGTCACAAGCGGTATCTGGAAGAGTCTGCTCGATATCTTGAGCTGCTTCCTTTTAATATTGCCGCTGTCGAGATGCTGAAGCAGATGCAGCGTAACGCACGTTACTAATCTTTGAAAGAACGAGGTATAGACTATTGGACTTTGAAATTCAACTTCCAGAAGAGATCACCAACCTGATGAATGGTGGCGGTCTCCCCTCTCCTGAGATGATGAACTTCTACGTTGATGAGAAGGATCGCATTTTCTTTATTGACTTTGAGATTGACCAGTCTCTGATTGAAATTGAGCGCAAGATTCTGCAGTACAACCGTATTGATAAGGATACTCCTGTTGAGAAGCGCAAGCCTATTAAGCTGTTTATTTACAGCTACGGCGGAGAGCTGGATGCAATGTTTAGCTTTATTGATGTTGTTGCGTTGAGTAAGACTCCTGTTTGGACGATCAACGCAGGTATTGCAATGAGTGCCGCTCTTGTGATGTTGCTGTCTGGTCAGAAGCGATTTGCTCTGCCTCACTCTACCGCGTTGATTCACAGTGGCTCTGGCGGCGCTCAGGGTACTTTTGAGCAGTCTAAGATGGCTATGGACTACTACGAGAAGCAGGTTGCAAAAATGCGTGAGTATATTATGGTCCACTCTACCATTGATAAGAAGACTATGACCAAGAACAAGGCGAAGGATTGGTATCTGGATGCTAATGAGCAGGTCAATTTTGGCATCGTAGATAAGATTTGCGATGATGTAGATGAGTTCAATTAAGGGAGAGTAAATATAGATATGGCTTCTGATAAGACTGAAATGCGTATCAAGAAGGATGTCCCTCAGAGTTTGGATGTCTATTCTAGTTTTTATGGCATGACGCTCGACGATGAACAAAAACACTATAGGGACATGCTGTGGAGTCCAGACGTTGATATTGTCTTTACAAACTCTGTAAGCGGAACTGGTAAAACTACTATCGCTGTAGGCGTTGCAAATCTGCTTGTCCAGTATGAACGATACAATGGAATCGTTTATATTGCATCCCCTACTCAGGAAGAGAAACAGGGTTATTTACCCGGTACTCAAGAGCAAAAGAGTGCTCCATACATGGAACCGCTCTTTGAGGCACTTGAGACGCTTGGTATCAACCCATCAAGAGTTGTCAAAAGCGAAGATGATCCAGAGAGTGAAAAGTATGGTGCCTACATTCAGGCGACTACTCATACGTATATGCGCGGCATCAATTTTAAAAATAAAGTAATTTTAGTTGATGAGTGCCAAAATGTATATCGGGAGGACCTAAAGAAAATTCTTACACGGTGCCACGATAGTTGCAAGGTCGTATGTTTGGGTCATACTGGGCAGTGTGACCTATATAAAAATCCGCAGAACTCAGGATTTAAAATTTTTCTTGAGCACTTCCGTGATAAAGAACGTGCTGCCGTGTGTGAGCTGAAGACCAACCATCGTGGGTGGATTAGTCAGTGGGCGGATATGTTGGAATTTTAAAATAAAATATAAGGGAGAATAGAATTATGGTTGCTAAGAAGAGTGTTGTTTTTAAGAACGCTATTATTGATACTGCCGAGGGCACTATCACCGAGATCACCAAGGACGGCGAGAACGTCTTTAATCTGAAGGAAGCTCTGGCAAAGTGGGATGGTATTGAGGGTGTCACCATCAATATTTCCACTTCTGATGAGCTGCTGGGCGACCCGGCTTGATGCCAATGGGTTGCTATAATAAACGGCCAGAAGAAACGAGCGATGACTTCTTTGTAAGAATCGGGAATGCTGTTCTGGCTAGAGAGTTGACTTGGGATGGCGCGTCCAAGGTGCTCAATGATGAGTTTGGCAAGAATTTTGGTGAGTGCGCATATCGCAAGCGTTTTAAGGCATTCCGTGCGGGTATGCAGTATCAGGAGTCCTTATCTAATAGAGATGTGGGAACCTGCATTCTGTCTATTTCCGATCTACATATTCCATTCCAGAAGCCTATTGAGACTTTTAGTGAGTACGCTGGCAAGATTGATATCCTTCAGGTAAACGGAGATTGCGTAGATGCCGCTGCCCTGTCGCGTTTTTCGCGTGTGTATCGGCAAAGTCCAATGGATGAAATTCTGTTGGCAAGACAGTATTTGATTGATCTGATTGAAATGCTACGGCCTAAAAAGGTTGTGGTCAATTACGGCAATCATGATATTCGTTTCCAGAATTATCTTGCCAAGAACATTGACGAGGATCTTCTCGCCTTAATGCCGAAGACTGCACTTGAACTTATTCTTATTGATGGATTTAACCATTATAACAAGGAGCTTCATACAAAGGTTCATTATGATCCTTTGATTGAGGTGTTTAGTGCAGAAGGAATTGAAATCATTTACAATGACAGTTGGTACAGCCAGATAGGAAGCACTGTTCTGTGTCATCCTATGGCATTCTCATCTGGAATTTTGAAAACAAGTGAAAAAGCGCTACGCTATTTTCAGGATATTGGACTTGATTTTGATTCGCTGGTTATGAGTCATGTACATCGTGTCGGCTCTTATTCTGTTGGAAAGTACAATCTATACGAGCAGGGCTGTTGTTGTGATACTTCAAAAATGGAGTATGCAGACGGAAAACTGACCACTCCGCAGCGAGAGGGTTTCATTGTTGTCTATCAGGACAAGGATGGAAAGTTGATTGAGAGTAAAACGCATATTGTGCGTTTGAATTAAAAACGGTGACACCCTACCAATAAGTGGGTAATTAAAAAAGAAGTACGACCGCAAGGTCTGCTTTGGGACATCATTTATTGTCTCCTTTTCTATGCCCGTAGGCGGATGTCTACGGGTTATTTTATGTGCCGCCTTAATTTAATGGTAGAATGGGAAATTTGTAATTTTCACATACGGGTCCGATTCCTGTAGGTGGCATGGCGAAAGCGGTCATTGGTTGCAACCGTGTATAAGCTGTAAAGTCAGACGCAGAGTAGCTTCGAGGAGCAAAATGCCAAGCCAATCGCATTGCGCCGTGTCAGTGCGCGATTTAAAACATCAGGTGTTCCGCCACCGTAAGTGCGGACCATTAAAGTTTAAAACAAGCGTTTTATCAACACGAGAACAATTCAACTAGCTCGGACGGATTGATGGATGCTTGTTTTATTATGGGTCAGTATATCCAGTGGCGAAGATAGCGGACTGTAACTCCGTGACATTAGAAACATCGTTGGTTCGACTCCAACCTGGCTCACCAAAGATTGTACGGCTATTCCCTACACCTTTATATAAAGGTAGCTGTGCAGGAAAGTAGGGTTATTGTGCGGCCTTACTCAAGTGGTTGAAGAGAACGGTCTTGAAAACCGTTAGGTCGGTAAACCCGATGCCAGAGTTCGAATCTCTGAGACCGCGCCAGTCCTTCTCCCGGAGGGCCTATATTATACCGGTTCCCTACCACCGGCTAAAAGGTAGGTTTTATGCGCCTATAGTTTAATTGCTTAAAACAGCAGACTCTAAATCTGCCTCTTGGGAGTTGAAGTCTCTCTGGGCGTGCCAAAAATGGCTTCCAATTCGCGGTTGGAGGCAAGTCCGAAGTCGATCTATGATTAACCTGTGATGCGCACACGATTAAGAAATAGATGACATTTAGGCATTATATAACGCGGGATACAGCAGTCTGGTAGCTAATCGTCCTCATAAGTCGAAAGTCGTTGGTTCAAATCCAACTCCCGCACCCAACATCTCCCCTTTCGCAAGCCTATCGCCAGTTTTCTACTCCCTCTGGCGGTAGGTTCTTTTATGAACAGTCCTGCCTGTGTATTTCAGGTGGCACGGTCGGCGTAAAGCTGGCCGTAAATACAAAATTTAGCCGATTCGTCGGCAGGACATAAGTCCACATAGATGATAAAGACCTCGGCTCACTACGGTGTAAAATGCTGAGGTCGAATTTTGAACAGAACCTATTAAGCCTCTCGACGATGCGTATCATGATAGGTCTTTTATAGAAGGAAACACTCTCGGCCTCTGTTTTACAAGCACATTAGAGGGTGTATTTGTTGCCGTAGGATGTGCGCACGTTCTACGGCTTTTATTTTGATATTTTCTGTCGAAAAGACACTTTGTAAGGGTGGAACGAATATCGAGGTGTGTTCTCGATGCGCCCTTTTAGATTGGAGGTGTATTGATGCCGAGAAAGAAAAAGGTATTAGATTCCGTCGAAGCATCTATACCTACCAAGGAAAAATGGGAATGTACTCGTTGTGAACACTCATACGAAGCTCCCACTGGACATTTTTATAAAAATAGTTTTTCACAGCTATTTAAAAATCGAGGTGGCTTCTCTACTCTTTGTAAGGAATGTGTCAATGAATTATTTGATGAGTACACGAAACGATATGAGAGTGAACGTACAGCATGTATGATTCTCTGTCATATGTTGGATTTTCCATTCTATAACAGTCTTTATGATTCTATTGTGCAGAATTCCGGTTCTTGTAAACCAGGAATGTACGCTAGAGCCCTCTCATGTCGGCAATATCAATTTCAAACATTTACCACGACACTCACAAACGGTGAACTCAATAAAAACGCTCTCGATTTACAGGAGGAGAAGGAACAGAAGTGGTCGAAGGCAGAGATTCAAGCAAAGGATGATTGTATTTCTGTTGTTGGGTACGACCCATTTGATGGTTATAACGAGGGTGACCGTCGCTATTTGTTTAGTGAGCTCATCAAGTATTTTGAGGATGGTATTGAGGATGACCCGTTCAAGTTATCCCAGATTGTTCAAGTCGTGAACAATAATAATCAAATTCGACAAATCGACTTGCAGATTGCCCGCTTAAACCCGATGAACTCGGCTGAAGCAATCAAGAGTCTGAATGACATTAAGGTCAAGCTAGTTTCTAATAACGATAAGATTGCTAAGGAAAATGAGATCTCTGTTAAGAACCGTTCCAATAAGGATGCCGGACGTAATACTCTTACATTCTTGATGAAGGATATGCGTGAAAAGGATATTGCTGGCGCAGAAGCAAACTTCTACGATCAGTTACGGTCTCCGGGCACTCAATGGGCGGCAGATATGAGTGTTAAGGCAATCAAGGAAAATGCTTTCTTTGACGAAAATGACATGCAGGAAATTTTCGATACACAGAGAGAACTGATTGATAAGTTCCAGAAAGAAAGTGATGACGCTAAGGAAAAATACAGACTGTCTCTTATCGAGAATCAACGGCTCAAAGAGCTGTTGGAAGATGCCGGTATCGACGCAAGCGCAAAAGATACGGATGGTGATGCCGTATGAGAATGAAGCAAAGAGCGCCTATCATTACAGCCGTAAAACGTAAGATTTATGAGTGTGATGCGGCAACGATTGCATTCTATCGGCGTAATCCTGTTATTGCGGCCAGAGATTTGTTAGGCATCCAACTATTTGACGCTCAGGCATATATGCTGGAACAAAGCTGGAATGCAAGTCATGTTCTTTGGGCGTGTAGTCGAAATTTTGGTAAGTCTTTTGTAGGTTCAGTTTTTATTCTACTGAAGGCTATGTTGTATGAAAACCAAGCTATTTATATTGTAAGTAGCGTTGGTGATCAGAGTAAGGAAACTTTTAATAAAATCGAAGAAATTGTTACTCGTGTTGGTAAAACAGCTGCGTCTATCCGTAGTTTGCAAGATATTGCAGAGAAAGAAACGAAAAAGTCTGCAACCAATAAGAGTGGATTTAGTCATAATCCCGCCGGGTATGTTGTTGAGTTTTACAACGGTAGCTCCATTAACACGCTAAACTCTAACCCGGATTCCAACCGATCCCGTCGTGCAACTCTTGTGTTTTTTGACGAGGCTGCATTTTGCTCCGACGAACTGATTGTTGTCTGTGAAGCTTTTGCCACTCAGAATACTGACTTCGTGACTGATACGGATGACTCTTATAACCCTGAAACCCAGCCTCGCAAGGTTCCTACACAGCTTGTGTATGCTTCGAGTCAGGATACAATGGATAAACTATTCTATCGTTATTACAAAAACTTTGCAAAGCGTATGATTGCCGGTGACCGTGATTATTTTGTTTGTGACATGATTTGTGATGTTGCAATTCAGGTTTATATGAACGGAAAGCCGTACAAGGCTCTGCTAACGAGAGATAAAGTTGAAGCAGCTCTAAAGTCAAATAAAATGAAGGCGTTGCGTGAATATTATAATCGACCAAGCCGTGATGGTGGCGTAAACCAGATCATCAAATGGGGTACGGTTCGTCGCAATGAGCGAAAGTATATCCCACAGCTTTATTGGGATAGGAACTATCAGTATATTCTTGCGTTTGATCCTGCCCGCACAATGGATAACTCTATTGTTGGCGTTATGCGTATTTATAACGATCCAGAAAACGGCATGTGTGGCGACATTATAAATTGCGTGAACATGGTTGATCTTGCGAACGAGAAAAAATTCAAGCTCGATTCTAATCGTCAGCTTGAGCAGTTACATGAGTTGATTCTACATTACAATGGTCAAAATCCTGATTACGAGTACATTGATAGATTGATGATTGACCAAGGCGCTGGCGGCGGTGGTACTTCCACATATGCGGACGGTTTACTTAACAATTGGACTGATAAAACAGGCGCAGAACATCGTGGTTTTATCGACGCAAATCATGAATTATATGAAGGATATGATACCCGTTACCCAGATGCTGTTGATAAGCTACGTCTAATTAGTCCTCGTAAATTCCGCACTGCAATGGTTGAGGAATTTATTGAGCTGATGAATCTTGGTGTCATTCATTTCCCTCTTGAATACAACGGCGGAGATTATGTTCAGGTAGTAGACGGTGTGGATAAATCAACTGGTCAAGAAATTTTGAAGACGCATGAACTTTCCTTAGAGGAACAGACTGCGTGGGTTAACATCGACTTGATGAAGAACGAGATCACAAGTATTCAGAAAACGACAAACTCTGAAAATACGACCGTAACATATGCTTTGGCACCCGACGTTGCCAACAAAATTCACGATGATAGGTTCTATGTTGCAATTTTACTTGCTCATCGTCTATACGAATTACGTCGTAAGGATAAAGTGCGCCAGTCTGCGGTGGAGACAATGACTGCTCCGCCGATTTGTATTTCTAACATTGACTTCTAAGCAGAGGAGGTGAAAATGTGACAAGAAAGAAAAAGGAAGATTTTGATGTCGTGACTGCTTCACAGACAGATGACGGTACTGTTGTTATTACCTCTTTGAATGAGCTTTCAGAAGAGAGAATGAACAATGTTATCCGAAATGCAGTTGCGTCTTATGATCCTGAGAACAAGCAGTACAGTACATATTTGAAAATCTCAGCCTCCTCTGAAACGCTTACGGTTGATCGAATTGATGAACTTGCACGAGGGTTACAGTCAAGCCTGACGAATGTGCAGACGGTAAATGGAATCATTCGTAATTACATCAATAAAGATGACCTGATTGGTATTACTTATGACGCGATTGAAGCGAATGTTAATACGGAGTTCAAATGCAGTTTCGCACAGTTCCCTGAGCAGCGTAATAAGACAAAACAGGTAAATTACGCCCGTGAAGTGATTGATGATTTCAACGCACAAATCAACGTGCGAAGTCTGCTACGTGCTGCCATTCCGATGACTTACGCCGAGGGCACTTATATTACATATCTTCGTCAAAAGGATGAGAACTACATTGTAGATTATTATCCTCTTGGTATTGCTGAGATAAGTGATTACCTATCGAATGGTCAGCCTGTTGTGCTTATAAACATGTCTAAGCTGAAATCCGCTTTGAGCAAATCTATGCTGAAGGATAAGAAGAATAAAGCACTATTCTTTGAAAATCAGGAGACCGAGATTCAGAACAACTATCCAGATGAGGTATATCAGGCATTTAAGAATGGTGATACATACGCAAAATTGGATGTTGACCATTGTGGTGTGATTCGTATTGGCAACATGGGGCAGAAATATGGCGTCTCTCCCCTGTTCCGCGCATTACGTCCGGCATTGATGCTTGAAACTTTTGATACTTCAGACCGTGTAAATGCTAAGGCAAAGGCAAAGAAAATCATCTGGCAACAGCTTGACCCTGAGTTGATGGGACCAAACAAAGATAAAAAGGGCTTCTCTGAACAAGTGACGGCGCACGATAACCTGCTGCGTGCATGGAAACAAAATACTGTGCTTGTGACGACCGCTCCTTATGTAAAGGATATCAAGTATGTTGAGCCAAAAGTTGAGATGACAAATATCGAGACTGTTAAACAGTATCGCAACCGAGAGATGGCTGCTTTGGGTATCAGTTTCTTAAATACCGACGGTCAGCAGACTGTTTCAACTGCAAAGGTGTCTCTTGACCAGTTGATGAAAAATATCGGTAAGATTGCGGAACAGATTGAGGATGTATTAAAGCGATGGTATCGAATTCGCCTTGAAGATGCAGGTGTAGATCCAATGTACTGCCCTGATGTGAAGGTCTCTACTACTGAAATGATGGGTATGGAGATGAAGAAGGCGATTGCTCAGTTCCTGTTCACCACTTTGAACTGTTCTTACAAGACTGCTTACGAGTACATGGGACTTCATGCTGAGGACGAACTACGCAAGCGTCAGGCTGAAACCGAGGAAGGTTATGACGATGTATTTGTGGCTCGCCAGACCTCTTATACATCGACCGGTAGTTCCGGCGGTGGTGGTGACAGTGATAAAAAGACAGGCCGTCCAAAGGGCGAGGAAACTGAAAAGCAAATTTATGACCAGCAGAGAAATGAAGATAGTAAGTGAGGTGATGAACGATGAGTAAGGAGTATTTCTATAGTAGAAATATCTGTTGCTCTGAAATTACGGAGCATCCAGACCACTATCTTGCCAAGTTTGTCATCTGTGACTTCTCAGTAAATGGGAATCAGGTTGCTTTGAACCGTGACACCATTGAAAGTTGGATGAGTACACTGGTTGGCAACCCGCTTGTTGGTAAGTTGGTCGTAGCTCCAAAGGGTGAACTGGATTTTTCCGGTCACAATATGAAAGTCGTCACCAGAAAAGACAACGATGGTAATGAATATAAGACTGCCGAATTTGACACTGATGCATTCGGTAGTTTTCAATCAGTCGGTATCGAGAAAATTGACGATACCGACTTTATTGTTGCCTCTTGTAAGATCTGGAAGCGATATCCAAAGGCTTGTGCGACGATTCTGCGCCGTATTGAGAGCGGCACGTTAAACACCAGTTGGGAAATTGATGTGCTGAAAGCTCATAAGGGAATCGTGGGTGGTCGCATGGCAAAAATCATTGACGATGGTGTGTTTACTGCACATTGCTTGCTTGGTGCAAATGTTGAACCGGCATATAAGTGCTCTAAACTGCTTGAAGTCGCTGAAACCGATTTTGGTCTTGAATTGGCAAATGCCTATATCGAGGATACAAAAGAGATTTCAAATATAGAATCTAATGAAAAGGAGGCAAAAAATTTGGAACTGAATAAGGATAAGGAGACTCAGACCGCACAGGTTGAGAATCCAACCGAGACTGAGCAGGCAGAGCAGACTTCAGTTGGCGAGCCTGATGCCGCACCTGCTACTGAGCCCACTACTCCGGCAGAGCCTGATGTTCAGACTTCCGAGGAAGGCGGTGAAACCCCTCCCCCGACTGAACCTGAAACCGGCACTGAGCCTGCTGGTGAGCCAGAGCCGGAGTCTACCCATGAGACTTCCAGTTTGACCGGTCATGACCTGTACGAGAAGCTGAATGAGGCTGTTGTGAAGTTTAATTCAGATATGTATCTAGCCGAAGTGTTCCCCGAAGATCACACTATCTGGTGTAAGAAATTCGGTCGTTGTATGAACGATTTGGATTACATCATGTTCTCTTACACCGTTGAGGGTAACGAGGTTTCTCTTGGCGAGCCGCAGCATATCACTCTGACTGTTTCTATTTCTGATGTTAACACCAAGATTGCGGAGCTGAATAGCACTATTGCAAGTCTGAATACTGAACTGCAGAGCGCAAAAGAAGAGGTTGCTTCTCTGACTCCATATAAGGACCAGGCAGAGAAGGCAGAGGCAGAAAAGGTGGCTGCAGAGCTTGCACAGAAAAAGGAGGATCTGCGTCAGTACGCACTCTCCAGCAAGATGATTACTGAAGCTGAAGTTTCCGAGGGTGGCAATTACGCAAGTTTGATTGAGAATCTGGACGAGACCGGCATCAAGAATGTGATTGCCGAGCGTTGCGTTGAAGCTGCCAAGAAGGCGCCTGCTGAAAAGAAGATTGAGACCTCTGAGGTACATAAGTCTGAGAGCATCAAGCTGAATTTGAATGAAACCAAGTATAACACCACTAACGCTAACAAGCGTGATGCATGGCGGGAATATTTGGGTAAGTAATAACATTTAAGAGAAAGGAAAAATATTATGATTCGTGAACTGATGGTAAACGGCGCGAAGAATATTCCCGCTAACTATGCCGCAAAGGTCGATATGGTCACCGGCATGGGTGTCCAGGTTGACCACAAGGCTGGTCAGGTTAAGTTCCCTGACGCAGCTACCGCTGAGGGTATCGAGATGGTTGCCCATGAGTTTATCCCGGAGGGCATCTATGCAAGCCAGACTAATTTTGATGACTATGATAAGATGGCAACCGAGATTAAGGCAGGTGTGCTGGTGAAGCGTGTTCCTCTGTATGCTGGCGAGCTGTACGGCACCGACCAGTACAAGGATGGCGATGCACAGGATACCAATATCGGCAAGCTGCTGGAGGTCAATATTGACGGTAAGTGGCAGGTTGCTACTACTGGTACTTCTCGTTTTGAGTTTGCTGGTGTGATGGACGACAACGGCCACAAGCTGATTATGATCAGTGTGCTGCCCGAGGCAAAGACTGTTGCTTGATTGAGAGAAAAATCTTGAATATGATACGTGAAATTTAAGGCTATCGTCTTTGGACGGTAGCTCTTTTATTTTGCGCGAAGAGAAAGGAAATGAATTATGGCACTGAATATTGAAGTGGCCGAGCTGATGAAGCAGCCTGGTCGTGTTTATGAAGTTGCTGAGAAGACTCAGTACAATCGCGCTATGGATGCCGAGGACAAGGAAATTGCAGAGGTTGTTGGCGCTCATGTTGAGGAGCTGATTGACAAGGGCGATCCCAATAAGGAGATTGCTCAGTTTGTTAACCGCACCGTGACTGATGAGCTGTATGGTGCACCTGACGAACTTCTGGACTCCATGTTTGAGCGTGGTAATGTTGGTGAGTTTGATGACTACGAGGCAGGTCGTACTGTTAAGAATACTCTGAAGGCTTATGATGCAGCTAAGGGTGGCAATGTGCCGAAGTCTTACCTGCACTACGAGACCATTAAACCCGTCTGGCGTAATAAGCAGATTGAGGCTGATCTTAGCTTTGTGGAAGTAAGACGTAATGCTTGGAAGAGTGTGGCAACTCTGACCACCTTTATGACTGAGGCTCTGAAGAACCAGATGTTCTATGACATTTTCAGCATGGTTGATGACGCTATCACTGGTGGTGAGCAGAAGATCGATGCACAGGGCAAGGAGCCCACTATGCAGGACATGGACGCTCTGGCTCTGTATCTGAATGAGTACGCCGATGGTGGTAATCCCTTCACTGTCAGCCTGATGAAGTATTGTGCCAAGATGCGTCGTATGACCGGTTACGCTGAGTATCTGTCTGACGCAGCTAAGGACGAGTTCAACCGTTATGGTCTGGTTAAGACTTATGATGGTGTTGCTATCACTGGTATTAGCTCTGCTAAGAAGCTGGGTGATGGTTCCCTGCTGATCCCGGATAAGCGTATCTATGGCATCGCAGGCAAGATTGGTCGCCTTGACATGAAGGGTGAGACTCATACTTACGAGGATCACGACAACAACAACGAAAAGATCCATCTGATGGTCAAGGACTTTACCTTCGGCTATAGCATTGATCATATCGAGCGCGTTGCTAAGATTGTTCTGCAGTAATTTTTACCAAAGGCAAATTTGAGCGGGGACTTTGCGGTCTCCGCTTTTATAGAAAAGGAGACAAATTATGAGTTCCGTGATGGAAAAGAAGTTTATTGACGTTCTGAACTGCGACGATAACGTGGTTACCATTTCGTCACTGAACGGTAAGGGCTATACTTTCGAGCCCGGTAGTGTGGAAGATCCTTGTGTGATTCCTATTCCGCCGGAGGAGATTATGTATATGAACAGCACTTGTTCTGCGTTCAAGAATGGTGTTCTGCGTTTTCGCCCTGAAGAGCAGAATGAAATCTTTAAGGCTATTGGCATTAAGGGTGACGATGTTCTATTCATTGAAGATATTGATGATACGATTCTGAATCCAACTGTCGAGAATCTTCAGCGTATGATTGACATTAAGGATGGCGCTCAGTTTGAGCGTATTCGTGGTCGCTTTTATCGTATGACCAATGCCGGTGAAGATCTGTCTACTAAGGTCAAGCGCCTGATTGACGATCGTTACAAGGAGCTTCGTGCTGGCAAGCGTAACAGCGAGTTGTCTGTTGTACCTGCAGCCAAGTCTGCCCCTGCTGATGTTCAGGCAGAACTTGAGACTGCAAAGAATCAGATGGCTGAAATGCAGAAGCAGATGCAGGCTATGATGGCACAGATGCAATCTATTATGATGGCAGGTGCGCAGCCTGTTGCACCGGATAATTCTGTAGAAAAGACTACTGTCAAGCGTGGCCGTAAGAAGGCAGAGGCAGAAAAGGCGGAGGTTGTTCCCGCCGAGTAAGATTGGAGGGATAATGTGACCGCATTTTCGGAAATATACGACAAGTTCTACGAGCTGGTCGAAACTGATAGTAATTTCTTTCAGTATTTTGACCTGAGCGAGAATGAAGTGCGAGATCTTGTACATGACCGTGCAAAAAGTTATTTGATGGAGTCACTTTCTGTGATTACCAGAAACATTGAACCGGAAGAGGATTTTAGTTTCGATGATTACGATTCAGAACTAGAAGAGTTTAATTCAGATCTCACATTCGATGAGATTGATATGTTAGCGCATTTGATGTTGGAGCAACATTTTAAGCGTGAGTTTGGGAAGTTGAAAGCATTTAGCGCACAGGACCTTCCTACGAGTTTACAAGTATTCTCCCCTGCTAATGAGCGCACGAGTATTCGTGCTCTTGTGAAAGACATTCACGAGGAGAATATGACGATGTTAGACAACTATATGGCAAAAGACCGCTCGACCCGTAAGCGTAAGACCATCGACTATGATACATACGCTTCCTACTCTGAGTAAGGAGGTGTACCGATGGACTTTTATACAAGGGCACGAGCTGTTGGTGGTGCCGCAAAAATGTCTAACAAAAAGGATGTCAAAATTGCTTTTGCAAAGCGAGATTTTGCTGCACATTTTAAAGATAGCGTTGATTATGAGGATAATGCTCTTGTGAATGGTTTACCTCAGAAGCTGGTTGTTAGTCGCAGTAATAGTATTGCTAAGGAAAAGAAAATCTGGGCTTATCCTGGTGATTCTTTGAATCTTGGCGACATTGTTGACTGCTACAATTGTAAATAGCTGGTAACTGAGATTGAGCCAAACGATGAAATTTTTCTTCGTGGAAAAATGGAGCTGTGTAACCGTCAAATCCAATGGCAAAATCCGATTACTGGTGAGATAGTCTCTCGTTGGGCAACACTGAGTAAGCCTTATTACGCAAATAATAAGGAGATTATTATGACTTCATTGAGTCAACGTGAATATAAAGTACAGATGCCTTTTGATGACGAGACCGCACTGATTGACCTTGATAAGCGCTTTATGTTGGAAATTATCAATGGCGAGCCGAAAACGTATGTTACGACTTCTGTTGACCAGAGTACAGAGCGTTACGAACTGCATGGTAAAACACAGGGATTCCTTGTGTTGAACATCCGGCAGGATCAGTATAACAGTAAGACGGATAATGCTGAGAAGATGATTTGTGATTATTTTGAGCCAAACAAAATCGACGAATCAGAAATAGATTCTCGTGTGACTGCTACTATAAAGTATGTAGGAAAACCAGAGGTTCGTATTGGTGGTTCTTGGAAAAAATTCTCTCCTATGTTCACAAGTGTTGCTGGCGAGGAAATTACTGAAATTGCTAAGTGGAAGTTCGTTTGCCTTGAGGAATTCAAGGAATTTGTAGAAACGCAGACTGCCGACGATGGTACTTTTAAAATTCGTATTTTGAATAATAGTATTATGGACGGCTCAACTGTTAGGATTTCTCTGGCAAATGCAGATGGTACGGCAAATACATCTATCGAATGTAAGGTGGTGAGTTTGCTGTGACAACGAGTGAGCTGATTACGGAGTATAAAAACAAATTGGCCTTGAAGCTGGTCAATACTGATGGGCTTGTTGAAGCGATGGGTAATGATGACATTGAAGAGCCTGACGAGGCGATTTATACATACATCTTCCCATACTTCCATATTCCTGACACGATTGAGGCAGCGCACAGCTATATTTGTTTTAAGGTAAATATGACTGACCGAAGCAACGTCAACGACTGGTATGAAAACTTCACACTTACTGTGTGGGTTATTGTGAACCAGGCGCTGATGAAAATGAATGGCCATGGTGGTGCAACACGAGTTGACTATCTGAGTGGTCTTGTGGAAAAAGAACTACACGGCAGTACAATTTTTGGAATCAAACAGCTTAAAATCACATCCAATATCGAGGACAATATGGATTTACACCATCGTGTGCGAATTATGACGTTCAAGACGCAGGATCTGGATGACCTTGTGGGGTGTGGCTGATGGAACTTCGGGAAATGTACGAGCCAAGCTTGATGCGCGGAAGAGACTTTAAAATCAACGACAAAATTACGATTCACATGCCTTCGGTCGGTGACATCATCGATTATGGTGAGCAAAAGTATTTTCAGTTAGTTTATTTATTCTGTTCTACATCGAGCGATTACAAGGCACAGCTTGACTCTGTTGGAATTGATTGGCAGAAGATTTCGGACTTTGAAATGTTCCGGCAACTTTTTATAGGCAATAAAGATCAAGATATGTCTATTTTGCTTGGCGATATGGACACTTCTGGGTTTATGATGGCGAAAGATAACATAAGTGGTGAAATCGTATTACACAACAGGCTTACGGACACTCGTATTGACCATGTGGTGTATGAAACGATTTCTCAGTACCTATGTGCTGCGAATGGAATTGAAAAGCATTCCGAGTTTGCTGCCGACGAACCGACAAGAATTGCAATGATAGAGGAAGCCAGAGATAACTTGGAGTATCAAAAAATTAAGCGTTATGAACCACACCTTGCGGAGCTTGTGCTCTCGATGGCGTGTTCGTCTGGCTTTAAAGCGGATTACTTCAAGGCTATGGATTACCCTATGAGTGTATTCATGAATCATGTAAGAAAGATTCAGCAAATAAAAAGTTACGACAATACGATGCATGGCGTTTACGCTGGCACCGTGGAATTTGGAAAGATTCCAAAAGCACAACTGGATTGGACGAGCAAGGTTGATTGACCTTGCTCTTTTATTTTTATCCAAATAAATTGAAAGGAAGAATATTATGAGCGATTTTAATTTTAATGAGGTCGTTATTGACCGCGTTCATCGCATTCACGAGTATGATCTGAACGGCAAGCGTCTGTGGACCATGAATCAGGTTAAGGATTTCAAGCTGACTCTGGGCGGCGAGACTGTTTACGCTCAGGATGCACAGGGCGTTAACATCATGGCATTCGATAAGAGTAAGACTGCAGAGGCAGATTGGTCTAATGCTCTGATGCATCTGGGTGCTCTGGCAGAGCAGATGGGCTCCAAGAAGGAGGTTGCTTCCTCTGAGGCAAAGCAGGTCTTTACCACTGTTGAGTACCTGACTTCTGCTGACGGCAAGAAGCTGACTCTGACCCATACCCCCAAGACTGCTGTTGCAAATGCCCCCTTTAAGTACATCGATCTGGTCGATGGTCAGGGTAATGCACTGAAGACCTTTGAGCTGGGTGAGACCGCAGAGTCTCAGTTCTCTGTTACTGGTACTGAGGTCACTCTGCCCACTGGTGCAGATCTGAAGGCTGGCGACCGCTTTGTTGTGAAGTATAAGTACGAGAGCGAGGAGGGTATTGCTATCAATGATAGCGCCGATAAGTTCTCTACCGAGGGCGAGTTCGTGATTGAGGCATTCTGCTACAATCCCTGCGATAAGGCAAATAAGAAGCTGATGCGTATCATCTTCCCGAATGCCAAGATGGATAATGCTATCGATATGACTTTCACTAATGAGCTGGCTCATCCGGTCAAGATTAGCGCTACTCAGGAATACTGCTCTGAAGACAAGCGCCTGTTCCGTATTGAGACTGCTGCTGCCTAATGGCAAATCTGAATTGGTGCCGTACTTGCGGAAAAGAATATCCGGTTTGCCCGCATTGCGAGCAGGATGCGCGTCTTAATCCTTGGCGAATGATTTGCGACACTGAGCCGCACTTTCTTGTGTGGACTGCCGTAAACCAGTATCGTCAGGGAATTATTTCAAAAGAGACGGCAAAAGCAGATCTGACTACTCTTTTGATGCGCAAGTACAAGAATGTTACGAAAGCCGAGGTAGAGACTTTTATCCCAGCTGTTCGTGATGTTTTCCATGAGATCATGGATAAGCCTGCAAAGGCTGAGAATGAGTCATCTAGTGATGTAAAGGATGAGACGCCCGTGAAGCCGGTAGTTAAGAGAACATCAAATCGTAAGGGGCGGGCATAACCGCCCCTTTGTTTTTCGTGGTGGTTTTATGGAGAAAAAGAACAGGACAAAGTTTAATGTCAGTAAGAATCCAGCAGATAGAACATATGACGGCGTAGTTTATGATAGTAAGGCAGAAATGTTGTTTTATCGAGATATTGTATTGCCAAGGCTGGCAAGCGGCGAAATTGTAGAGTGTCGTAAGCAAGTCCCCTTCCTTCTGCAGGAAGCGTTCCGCCGGGTCGATAAGGACGGAAAGGACGTAGCGGTTCGGAAGATTGATTATGTGGCGGACTATGAAATTACATATCGAGATGGCAGCAAACAAGTGATTGATACGAAAGGATTCGCTGATAGTGTTGCGCTGATGAAGCGCAAGATGTTCTGGTTCAAGTATCCTGATGTAGATTACCGCTGGATCACATACTCCAAAATTGATGGAGGTTGGGTCGATTACGACGACCTAAAAAAAGCTCGAAAAGAGCGAAAGAAATTAAAGCAAGCACAGACGAAAGGGAGATAAAATGAATGTTTTAAATTTTCAGGAGCGAATTGACTTCGTGAAGGAGGTCATTGAGATGTGTACTGTTCAGGACGATTATCAGCCTGCGCTGTTTGATGTGGCATTTCGGCTGACCTGTTTGAAGTATTTTGTTGGTTATGATTATCGCAATGAACCGCAGACTGAGTGGCCGCGCATTGCTTATGAGTCTTTTAACCTGAAGATTGAAGCTGCAGGTTGCGATACTTCTACGTTCTGGGATCAGTATGATTCTCTGGAGAAGGCAGTGCAGGAGCGTGTGCAGCGTTCTCACGATGAGTATCTGGCTCTGGCAATTTGCAACAAGCGCGATGCGTTTGCCGAGTTTATTGATTACCTGAAGGATTATCTGGATGAGGCAAAGAAGAATCTTGGAGACTTTGATGTAAATCAGGCTTCTCAGGTTATGTCTGCCCTGCTGGACAATAAGCAGGAGATCTCTGCTGTGCTGGCAAAAGATAAAAAGGAATAAACACTTTTAGAGGTGGGTTGGAGGGAATTTTAATATGGCTACAAGAAGTAAACCGCTGAAGCTATGGGATGCTGAGAAGTTCAAGAACGTAAACCCAGTGTCTTTGAAATACTGGGATAGATATGAGACTGATATGGGCATCCGTGACCTCAGCCCGTCTACTGTTTACAATTATGAATCTGATTTCAAGCAGTGGATGATTTATGTTCTGGACAATCAGGGTAATGCCCCTGTGACGGAACTTGAGGAAGAGGATATCGAGGAATTTCTGTTCTACTGTAAGAAGCATGGAAACAACTCTGCTCGTATGAAACGGCGTATGAGTACAATTTCTGCGCTATATCGGTATCTTCGCAAGAAGAAAATTATCAAAGAAAATCCGATGGAGTTCATTGACCGACCGACCAAGGACGTGGCTGTTGTGAAGCAGACATACCTTACACCGGACGAGGTTAAGTTGATGCGAGAGAAGCTGAACGCTATGGTTGAATCTGCGACCACCGTTCACATGAAGGATAATGCGATGACGTTGCGTCTGTACGCACTGTTCTCACTATCAACGATGGCTCGTGTTAATGCTGTGCGAAATACACTCTGGAAGTCTATCGATTATGAGAACCGTATGGTGCATGACGTTCTGGAGAAGGAAGGCAAAATTGTTGATTTGATGTTCAGCAAGGAAGTTTCTGAGCTTTTGAAAGAGCTGAAGGAATACCGTACTGAGCATGATATTGAGGATGGCGGCTATGTGTTTGTTGGTACGAAAATCAATGGCGCATGGATGCCGATTACTTCGAGCACGGCTGGTGATTGGTGTAAGAAGATTGGTGAGATGATTGATGAGCCTACGCTGCATCCGCACGATTTCCGGCACAGTGGTGCTACCCTGCTGAAGAATGCGGGTATGAGTCTGGAAGATGTCTCTTCCCTGCTCAACCATGCTGGCACGGATGTGACCAACAAGTATTACATCAAAAAGGATACGACAAAGATTCAGTCTGCAAAGGATCGGTTTGAGATTTGAGGTGTAGTGAATGAAACAGTCATATACAAACTTCGATGACCTATTGAGTGATGTGGCAGATGGTGTGGAGCAAATTATGCAGGACGTAGCTCCGCAAATCGAAACAGTTCTTCAAGCAAGTGCGAAGAAAAATATTCAGTCACAATCAGCCCGTTCTGCTGGAATCGAAGATGCAAATAATATTGTAAGTAGTGTGACTCGTGATGGAAACATTGTTACGATGATTGTGAAAGACATCGCAAAACCGCAACCGTCTTATTTTCTTGGTGGGAAGAAGTTCGATTCTCAACGTGTAGCAGATACTTTATTGTACAGAGAATATCATTTTGGTGGCTCACCGATTGTTTGGAACGAATATGGTGGAGCAAATATTCTATTTGATGAACGTGAGAATGCAGCTGTTGGTGGAACTATGTTTGCGAACTGGATCGAGAATGGTCTTTGGATGGATCTGAGTTATTATCTTCGGTCTGGTGGGCAGAAAGAATATCGCCCTGCACGTCCGTTTATTGCTCCTGCGCAAGTCGAGGCGGCAATGATTGTTAAGACGGCTTTACATGGATTGTAAAAGCCATCTTTTATGAGAATTTATTTGGAATAAAATTCAATGAGAGGAGGGCTGGCTTTAAGGAGCTGGCCGCTTCTCTTTTTTGTTTTGAAAGGAATGTTGAAAATGGAAAAGAGAGGTGACCAACGGTATGGCGGATAATACAAACACCGCAAGTAGTGCTGATACTTCCTCTGTAACGGCCATAAAGGTCAAGGTCGTTCTTGATACTACTACCGAGGAGTTAAAAAATCAATTTAAAGGAGTTCAAAACAGTTTTAAAAAGGCTCCTGTGGAGATTGCTTTTGGTGTAAACGAAGGCGCAACCATCGGCAATGTTAATGCCGCATTGAAGCGAATCATTAAAAAGGTAGAGTCTCCAAAACTCACTTTGAAAATAGATGAATCTAATATTGATGCTGCTGTAAAGAAGGCTGTTAATAAAGCACAGTCTGGCGCGAAAAATGCGAAAACCGAGGTCAAAGTAAACTTAAACACTAATGAAGCGAAACAAAAACTAGATGCTTTTTACCGAAGGGTTCAAGAAAAAGGTTCTCTTTACAAGGATGCTCTCAAACTTGAATCGTCTGGTAAAAATCAGCCAGAGTTAGAAGAGGTTTTACGTCAACTTCAAGCGGTTAGAAATGAAGCTGGGCGGCTGCGTACAGAACTTGTAAACATTCTTCCGACGGAAGAGTTTAGCAAAATTTCCGAAATTGAACGAGCAACAACTAATAGTATTTCTAGGCTTGAGGCTCGGCTTCAAGGGTTAAAGAATGCCGCGAATGATGGAACGTTAAAAGCTTTAAAAAAATCACAAAGCGATCAAACTAATACGTACTCAAATAATCTTGCTGACGCCAATAATAAATATAAGAATTTTTCTGGAGCTTCTGATGTAAAATCTTCTCTTGCGGATGTTCAAAAGCAGATTGATATTCTTAACACGCTTGAAAGCGGAACGCAAGATTATGCTAATCAATTAAAGGTTGTCGCTGATACATGGGCTGACGCCACTCGCCAGATGAGTACTTTTGATGAAGCTCAGAAGAAAGCTGAAAATCATGTCAAGAGCATGACGGAACAGGCGCTGAAATGGAAGGAATCCATTAAGGACAGCGATACTGCTTCGCAAGAATTGAGAGATTCCATTGACGGTATTATTGATGCGTCTAAAAAGTTGGATTCAGACCATAGTTCAGATACATATAAGAAAGGCGTAAAAGACTTAGATGATGCTTTTATTAGTACAAAGGCATCGATGTCCGTGTATACAGATGGCTATAAAGACCTTGAATCCACAGCGAGAAGAACACTGACTGAAATTCGCAAAAAAGAGTTAGAGTTAGAGCAGACAGGAAACCATAGTTTTGACAGTATTCTTATTGGCGACAGTAAGACGACTTCTCTTGATGATAGTCTTGAAAGTCAACTTAATTCCTTAAAGGGAATGAACACTCAATCTGCTACGTACAAACAACGAGTAAGTGAAATTGTTGAAGAGTGGTTAAAGGTAAAGCTTCAAATTGAGCAAGCTTTGAGATCCGAAGAGGATTTGGAAAAAGAAGCCGAACAGAAGCACGGTCAAGTCCGTTCAAAGCAAGCTGCCTATAACACTATTCAAAATAGATTAAGTAGTACGGAATTCACAAGAAAAAATAGTGTTGCTTTAGGACGATTTAACACTGGCGTGTTGGATGATGGCAAAACTGGGCAACAAGTATTGGCAGAGCTAGATGCTGCTATGAAACAGTTGGACGAAAATAAAGGTCCAACAGAGTTTAAAGCAACACTTCGTCAAGTTGACGATTTACTTGTTCGGGTGAGAAAACATATTGACGATGCTTTGGTGCAAAGCCGTCAGACAAAGACAGCAAATACTGATACAGATAAGATAGAAAATCTTATGCGTACTCTATATCAGTATAAAGAAACACTTCATGGATTTGAAGGTTCAAAGTTTGAAGCAGAATACAATGAGCTTTTTGATGCGATTAAAAATGGTAGTTATTCTTTTGAAGAAGCTCAAATGAAAGTCAGCAAATTCCAAAATGCTTGCCACCAAGCTGGATTAGAAACTGAAACGCTTGGTCAAAAACTGTCTCGTCTGTTCAAGGAACATTTCCAGACCGCCATCGCTATGGCCGGAGTTGCAATGGTCAAACAAGGTCTGCGAGAGGTTTATGATAATGTTCTGGAACTGGACACGGCTGTAACAGAGCTTAAAAAAGTCAGTAAAATGACTGGCGACGAGATGAATGAATATCTCGATAGAACTGCAACAAACGCTCGTGAACTTGGTGCGAATATCTCCGATCTTGTGAGTAGCACAGCCGATTGGAAACGCCTTGGATACACTGATAAAGATTCAGAAGAGCTTGCTCGTGTGTCTGCTCTTATGGCTAACGTTGGAGACCAAATAGATAATGCAACAACTGCTTCTTCTTACCTGATTTCTGCAATGCAAGGTTTTGGGTTGGTTGCTGATGATGCAGAGCGTCTTCTGGACTGCATGAACCAAATCGCTAATACCGAACCAGTCAGTATGAACGACCTTGGAATTATCATGCAGAAAAGTTCAGCTGCGATGTCTGCCGCCGGAAATACATATCAGGAGACGCTTAGTTTGGCGGCTGCTGTGAATGGTGTACTTCAGGACGCCGATACGAGTGGCACTTACCTAAAAACTTTGAGTATGTACCTTCGTGCTTCAAAAACAGATGCTGAAAATGCCGGTATCGCAACAGATGGGATGGCAGATTCTGTATCCGAACTTCGATCTGAGTTGAAGCAACTTGCTGGTGTTGATATTATGAAGGATAACAATACCTTCAAATCAACCTATCAGATTATGAAGGAACTTTCTGAGGTTTGGAAAAATCTGTCTGACACAACACAGGCAAATATTACTGAGTTGATCTCTGGAAAGAGAGGAGGTCAGAGTACATCTGCCCTGCTGAATAATTTTAGCGTTGCTGAAGATGCTATGAAGCAGGCGCTTAATTCTAGCGGCAGCGCAATGCGTGAGAACCAGACGTACATGGATTCATTGCAGGCAAAGCTTAATCAGCTTGATTCTGCATTCCAGAAGTTTAGTACGGACTTGATGAAGTCAGATATTCCGAAGTTCTTTGTAAGCCTTGCTACAGTTTTTGTTGACGGTGCAGATAGTGCTGTAAAATTTGCAGGTGCATTACCCACTTTGACAGCTGCCATCTCTGGCGTGTTGTCCGTAATGCAGATGAGCGGAAAGCTCAAGAATGGTGCGGGTAAAGTTAATATGCCCTCTTATATTTGTTGCGTATAAAAATATAGGATGCGGCACCATGTAAAAATAAAATAGCCCCTAGAGTGCTGGGAAACCCTAAGAGCCATATCGCCTATTGTTATATTTATATAATGTAGGAATCGAAAGATAGAAACAAGGATATGGATGCTATATGCTGAGACAAAAGCTCGGTTTTATCGTATTGTAAAAATATGGTAATAGTTGAGTGCTAAGTAGCGTTTACAATGGGCGGTCAGCAGCCGATCCACTCCCCTATTATATAATGTAGGAGGGTGGAAGGTTCATCGACTAAAAAGGGTCAGTGAGCAACCACTGGAAGGATAGTCAGTTTTGGACGAAAGTTCAGAAGTCCACCTCAGACGTAACCAGACGACTTAAAGAAGTAGGTGGAAACGAGGAGACGTGCTATTCTCTAGCGCGATATAAATAGGAGAAAATATTTAAAAATATAATCCGACATGATTCATATTGACAGCTGACGCAGTGGCGGCTATAATGAAAATATAATCGTATAAATTTATTTTACGGAGGTATTTATCATGCCGAGACCTAAAGGAAGCAAAAACAAGGTTACCATGATTGCAGCGGCTTCTATCGATTATGCCGCGCTGATCGATGAAAAGCAGTCCGCAAAAGATTCGTTGAATGCAGAGGTTACTTCTATCGCGGCTAATATCGATTCTTTGAAGGCTGATCTGAAGTCTAAGAAAGCTGAAATCAAAAAGCTGGATAAAGAGTTAGTTAAACTTACTGAAAAGAAAGACGAAGCTGACAAGAAAGCTGCCGAGGCCGCCGCCGAAAAGGAAGCCGTCGATCTTGTAAAGAAGGCGCTGGCAAATGGAACTACTGTTGATGATATTCTTGAGCTGCTGAAATAACTGTTGCGCCACGGCACATGAATTAAGCCCGACTTTCCTACTACTGGGAGGCCGGGTGTTTTAATTTGCGTTGCTTTTTACGACAGTCTGTGATACACTCTTATAAAAAGGAGTGTTGATTCATGGAAAACAATAAAAAGCATGTGCCGAATATGGAAATTTCTAATTTTGGCGGTCGTTCTATTACGGACTACACGTATCATGGCGGCAAGGACGAAACTACAGAGAATCAGCTGAATGCTTATTTCAGAGATTATAGTGATAATAGATTGAAAAGCAAAGATGGAGGCGCTGATGACGGAAATAGTAAAACTAATCAACAGCATTGATACGCTGTTTAATGTATTTGTTCCAGGCGCAATCTGTGTCTGGTTTTATATGAAGCTGTCTTTAAAGAAAATTGAATATCAGGGATATCTTATTTTAAGTATCGCAGTTGGTTTTGTATTAAAGTATACGGTTGATTACTTAGATAGAATCCTTCCTTTTGTTGTAGTTGGTTTTCCTATCGTACTGGCATACGTTCTTTTAGGGCTACTTGCCGCTGCCGCATTTTACAAAGTCAAGAACTCTGTTTGGGCTCGAAAAATAATGGTCAACATTCTTGGAGTTGAGCCGAGTGACAATATTTGGACTAGGCATATCGATTCTCATGGTAATTTGATGATGCTAAACATGGATGATGGGTCTCATATTTTAGGAAAACTAGAAACAGCAGATGATGAGTATATTACATTAACATATCATTGCTCTGCAAAATCAAAGTCTGGTAAGGATATGGATGATGCCGCAAAGAATGCAAATACCGGTTCTGTCCTCTGTATCCCAATGAGTCGCGTTAAGAGTTTTGAGTTTTTGTATTGCGATAGAAATTCCGCAATGGCAAAATACGTTTTTCGCTAAATCTAAATACGACCCACTACCCTGCTACTTTGTATAGCAGGGCTTTTCTTTTTATCACCACTCGTATCCACAGTTTTTACAATGGAAAGTTTTCTTCACTTTTCCACTGGCAAAGCCCCAGAATGCTACATCTAAGACTTTAGAAGCGGTTCCGATCTTTTCAAGGTCTGGCGAGCCACAAGTAGGACATTTTGGAACATACTTCGGATGTTCTTTCTCCTCCAAGTCGGCTCTATATTGAGTGTCAAATTCGGTAGCTTTGAGTTGTATTTTCTTTAGGTGCTCTTTATCAATCTCTGAGATATTTCTTTTAGGATTGGTTTTTGCTTTCCAATCGTACTGTTCTCGTTCTTTCATTCGAGTCCAGTTCTCATATAAAATAAGATCTCTTATACAAAAAGCACACAATGTATCCCATCTTGAATAAAATTTATCGCAGAACGGGCAGTATTTAACATATTTTTCCATTTTTTGATTTCTCCTCTCAAACCGATATTAACTTTCTTCGGCGTTAAAGATGGAAAGATTGAAGCGACTGCACTAAAGCGAATTGCAGATTCCTTAAACAACCTCATTAACACTTATGTTGCATGGGCAGACACTGTTGGGCAGGATTATAGCATATCTAATTTTATCAAATGGTTAAAAAACAGTCAAGGTGAGATTGTAGCAACAGAGCTTAGAATGTACGCTCTAAAAGCGGCCACACTTGCTTTGAATATGGTTTTTGCCATGTTTGCGGGATGGGTAATTTCTGCTGGAATGAACGCATTCATTAACTGGATGAAGAATGCGAAGACGCACTCCGAACAGCTGATTTCTACGATGGAAGATGCACATGATGCCGCAGAAGAAGCACAGCAGGATGTTGATGACATCCAACAAAAGCTGGATGACCTTGACCAAAAGGTAAAAGACCTTGGTGCAGAAAAAATTGAGGACATTGTTGACCCACAAGAGAAAGCAAAGATTCAGGAAATCAACAATCTGCTGGAGACCCAACTTCGATTGAAGAAGCAAATCGCTGACGATGAAAATAATAAAGCAAACAAGGCTGCGTCTGATGTATTCAACGACAAGTCAGAAGTTGTAGTATCTAATGAAACCCCAACGTCTTATGCGGAAGCTGACCCGAATGGCATTGGAGTGACTGTCACTCCGTCTAAGAATGTCACACGGACGGAAGCTTTGCGTGAGCATACAGCTAGAGTCAACGAGCTATCGGATGCTTATGTAAAACTCATGTCGGATGAGAATGCAACCGATGAGGAACGTGCTCAGGCAAAGAAAAATCTTGAAGATGAAATCAGCCTTACAAATGATGCTGGCACAAAAGTTTCTGAGCTTGCGGATATGTATGAGACAGATGCTTCTAAATACGGAGATGTTTCTTCCGAAGTTCAGGAATGTACAGATTCAATGCAGGGAGCAAGTGATGCTCTTGAGCGTGCAAACAATCTGCTAAACGGCACAACAAGCGTTGAAAATACAAATCTTGATGCTTTTAAGAGTAAATTCAAGGACGTAATCGAGGAAATTGATAATGGCTATCTGTCTATGCAGGAAGCTATTGCTCAATACAAAGACCTCTCTCCCCTGCAAGCATTTGGCAGTATGACTGGCGAGGCCATCATTAACATTGATTCTGACACAGCTCATCAGACTGAAGCTGAAGCTACCGCTCTTGCAAAGCTTCATGAAATCGCTGACGCAAATAATATCTCGTTTGAGGATTTGATCGGTGCATTTGAACAACTTGGTATTGTTGCCACAAGCGACACTAGCGGAATTGCAAACTATGCAACTCAGCTTGAAGAGACCATGAAAGCTATTGATAGCTTGCAATCTTCGTATAAATCTTGTTCTTCTGCCGTTGAGGAGTACAACAAATATGGTTATCTGAGCACTGACACTATGCAGTCTTTGCTTCAAATGGATACAGAATATCTAAATTGTCTTGACTTGAAAGATGGAAAACTCCAGATTAACAAGCAGAGATATGCAGAATTACTGGCTGCTCAGTACGCTCAAGCAGAAGTTGAAGCTATTGATCAAGCCATTACAGAGCTAAACACGATTGCAAAGGGCGATGCGGCAGAGGAAACTCAGACCCTTACGACTGCAACAGAAGATGAGAAAAATAAACTCGTTGCTCTTTGCCCTGCCCTTGAGGACGCAACTGTTGGCACTGGTGAATTAGCTGCCGCTTTAGCAGCTGCGCAGGGTGCCGCAAACGGTGGAAATGCAGAGCAGATTCAGGCTCAAATCGATGCTGTTATGGGAGCTTTGAATACAAAAATCACATTGTTGAAGAAGAACACCCAAGCGGCTATTAGCAGTGGTACTTCTCTCGGAAATCAATTGAATGGTTTCAATGAGAAAACAAATAAAAACAACAAATCAACAGCAAAATCTGTTACCGACGTGTCTTCTGCTTTCGATACCTTGAATAAGGCTATGAAGGAGTATAACCAGTATGGCTATCTGTGTGCTGACACAGCAAAGTCTTTGGTTGGGCTCGAAGACAAGTTCACTGCTTGCCTGACTGAACAAAACGGAAAGCTCCAAATCAATGTAGAGCAGTTCCGTAAGTTTGTGAAAGAGCAACTCAAGGAAGCAAATGCCGCAAAAGATGGCGGGAAATCAGCTGATGAGATGAATAAAATTCTGAACTATCTTGATCAGAATGTAGATACAACAACCATCTCTTTCGAGCAGTTGACTGACGCCATCAAGGGCTACGGCACTGCGATGGATGAAGCCAAGGAAAAGACGGACGCTATAAAATCCGCATTTTCTGATCTTTACGATGTTGGCACACAGAAAAAGGATAACGACTTTGGCTTCTTGGATATGGACGCCATTGAGAAGCAGTATCAGGCTGTTCGTAATCTGTATGAAAACACAGACCTATTTACAAATCCAAAATATGCTAGTGCTCTGAATTCCGAAACCGGAGAAGTTGACTACAACAGCGATGCATTTAAACAGATGTTTGCAGATCATCTGAAAGAACTTGCGGCGTCTGCCCGTGAGACCGGTGGTGCTGCTGGAGAATATCTTGCACAAGGTTTTGAAGATGCTGCTGCCAAGATTGCAAACAACGTGATGAGCATTCGTGAGTGCATTGATGGAATTGGTTCTTCTTTGAATTATGCAACCGACAGGATTGATCATTTCCAAAGTGGTTTCTCCGATATCTCTGATATCGTCACTCAATACAACACTTATGGTGGCCTAAGTATTGATAATTATCAGAAGTTGATGAGTCTCGATGATGATTATATTAAGTGTTTGAGTCTTGAAGGTAATCAGCTGAAGTTCAATACAGAAGCATATAAGGAACTTTTCATTGCAAAACTGAACGCAATGATTGATGAGTATGATGCTGCAGACGAAACAAAAGCACTTGCTCAACGTCTACGTGAATTGAGGGATGCCGTAATTGCATCCGGTGATGGCTTTACAGGTGCAGAAGATAAGGCTAAAAACTTCGAGACAACACTCGGAAATATTAAGAGCCTCCTGAGTGATCTAATTGGTGTATTTGAAAAGTTCAACGAGAACAAATCGAATGACCTAAAGATTCAGGGTGATGCTTGGATTGATGTCATTGATAAACGAATTGATGCCCTTAACGAAGAAAATGATGCACAGGAACGAGCAATCGAACTGGCAAAACTTCAGGATGAATACGAGCGTGCAAAGGCCAATAAGACTGTCCACGTATATGGCGGCAGAGGTCAGGGCTTCGTATGGAAAGCAGATGAAAATGCTGTTCGTGAAGCTGGGCAAAACCTGTCTGACAAGCAACGCGAGTATAAGAAGAAAGATGAAATTGACAGGTTAAACAAGCTCAAGGATAAAGTTCAGGAAGCAAATAGCCTTATCGGCACCAGTTGGGATGATTATCAGAAGAAGCTAAAATACACTGCCGAGTTCGAGGCCATGACATTTGAGCAGATGGAAGGTCACTATGATGGCTTTAAGAATAGTATCCTAGACAATATGCGTGACATTCAGTCTGCTACTAATGTCAGTAATGCTATTACAAATCTCGAAAAACTAATCAATACTCTTAAAACGCTTAACAACGTTATAACATTTTTCACTTCTGGCGGTGTAAGCACTGATGGCGGTGGAATCTTTGGTTTGTTCCGCAATTTGAAGAACATGTTCACTGGCGAAAGCGGTGATTTTGATTTTGGTGCTGGCTTCAAGAAGATGTTCGATGGAGCGGCCAAGGCTGTTTCTGACGGCTGGAACTGGATCACTGGTAAGAATAGGGCTGGTTCTGCCGCACTAAAATCAGACACAACCGCGACATTGGATATCCTTGGCAACACAATAAAGGTGAATACCGGCGATATTCAGCGTGTATCTGGTGGATTCTTTGAGAGACTGGTTGGTGCTACGAAAGACAATCTTGGAAGTATCGGTAAGTTTTTCTCAGGTGCATAGACATCTATTTCTGAGAAAACCGGGTTGATGTTTACTGACATTGGCTCGTTCTTCACAGAAGGATTTAGTCTGCTGAACAGTCAGACAGGAATTGGTCTTGGCGGCATTGTTGAGACCGTCGGAAGTATGTTTGGTCCAATTGCGGCTGGCGCACAGTCTATCGGTAGTGCCATCTCGTCTGGCGTTGTAAGCTTCTTCCCTTCTATCTTCGCCGGACTTGGTACTCTGGTGACGAGCGTTGGCGGTGCTATGGCCGCTATGATGCAAGCGATTGCTGCTGCTCTTTCTTCCATTCCTATTGCTGGTTGGATTGCTGCCGCTGCAGCTGTTGCAGGTGCAGTTACTCTGATTGCTACGATTGCTTCGATTGCAAGTGATGTTTCCAACACACAGGTTGATGAACCTACTCCCGCATTCCAAGCAAAGAAATATGCAAAGGGTACTCGTGGCGTTAAGAAGGACCAGATTGCAAACGTTGATGAAAAGGGCGAAGAGCTGATTGTTCGTAAACCCAATGAAGGTCGCATGACCTATCTTGAAAAAGGTGACGGCGTTATCCCTGCAAAGGAAACCGACAACCTGATGGCGATTGGTGAAGATCCTGAAGGCTGGCTGGCAAAGGGCTTGGCCGAAGTGACCGGTAGTGCCGCTGCCGGTGCTGGTATGAGTGCCCAAGGCCCGAATGCTAAATTGAGTGGTGCCGCAGCAGCCGCTGCCGCTGGTGTTGGCTCAATTTTCGAGAGCGAGTATGATGAGATCCTTGGTGATACAAACGAGTTCATGTCTGGACTCTCTGATATTTTCAAGAAGAGTGATAATCCAATCATTGCTGCCGTTCAAAGCATGATTTATATGGCCACTAAGACTGTATATCGTATGTCTACGGTCGGTAAGATTAACTCTTCTAAGACAGTGACAGAATCCACCAGCAACACAAAGAAGGCGGCCCAGAGCCAAATTTCGTCTATGACGAGCAACTTTGAGTCTAGCTGGAAATCTGTGGCTGGCGAGCTCGGTCTGGACACAAAGGATATTGAAGAAACCAGCAAAAAGATGTCTGAGAAGATGAATGAGCTGGTGAACAACACCTTTGATGCACTGAATGAGAATACCGGCCTGAGCGCTGAACAGGTTGAAGATGTCACCAACACGATGTTTGATTCGCTGCAAAAGATTTATACCAGCGGATGGAACAGCCTTGCTTCTACTTCCGGCGACATGTCTAAGGAGATTGCGGATAAGCTGAATGCATCTTATAAGTCTTCTGTTGACAGCACAAACAAGGCCATGAATGAGATCTCCAAGGCATTCGGTCACAGCTGGAGTAAGGTTGGTGGCGGTGTAAAGACCCTGAGTACCAATGTTCAAAAGACAATGGAGCAAGCATGGGCTGACACCAGCAAAGACACCCAGAAGCTGATGTACGATATGCGTGCGTGCTTTGACAATAGTTGGAGCATGAACGAAGCTGGCGTAACTAATCTGGCAGAAATGACTCAGGGAACGGTGAAAGATGGTTATGCCGAGATTGATTCTTCGAGCTCTAATACATTTGGTGAGAATGGTCAGTTGAAAACGGATGCAGACAATTCGTGGAAGAATGTAGAACCTGGCGCTACGAATTTAGCAAACAATATGCAGTGGGTGATGGATCAGTCTTACAAGTCCATTAAGGACGGATGTACAGCTGCCGTTACATCGATCAAAAACGATTTGGCGACCACAGGTGATGCATTTGAAGCTGTCGCTACAAAGGCGGAGAAGGCAAAGCAAGAGACACAACAGCAACAACAAACTGCTCAACAGCCTGCTAAACAGAAAGGGGCTCTTGAGAATATTGCGGAAGGAGCCGGGCAGTTCATTAGAGGCGTTGGCCAAGGCATAGCCGATGTTGTTACAGCACCGTTTAAGTTCTTTGGATCATTACTTGGTTTTGCAAGTGGCACAAAGGAAATAAAGAAGTCTAATTTTGCTAACGTTGACGAGCAGGGTCCTGAGATGCTGGTTCGTCAGCCGCAATCTGGGCGCTATACCTATCTTGAAACCGGCGACGGTGTTGTCCCCGCTGACATCACTTCTCGTTTGTTCGAGATGGGCGGCAACCCGGATGCGTGGTTCCAGAAGCAAATGGCAAAGTACGGTTCTCAGCCGATTGTCCAGGGCGGCGGTGGAGATGTTACAACTTCGATTGGCGATATTATTATCACGAATCCTGTTGGCAGCTCTGATGCTCTGGCAAATGAAATCAAACAGAAGTTACCGACTAAGGTTGCTCAAATGCAAAGCAAGCGGTAAGTAATAGTTTATACAGCCGATACCACTAGGATAGCCTAGCAGGTCGGCTTTTATTTTTGATTAGGAGGAATAGGATGGCAGATAAATCAGTAACTGATGTGCTGGCCGAAGTGATGACTTCTGCCGCCGAACACGCCGTAAAGAACGCAAAATTTGACGTATCCGCCTATGGAGTGATTACAGAAAAAGAAGGCCAGCACTATAAAATCGCTGTATTCGGTGGCGAGTACGGCATTGTAACAAACCACGACTACATTGTGGGCCAGAAGGTTGTTGTGACTGCATTGCAGGGTAACTTCCGTAACCTGATTGTATCGGAGAGTAATACCAGCGTTGAAATTCTGACAGTGAAATCTCTGGTGACCGGTGTCGATAGCCTGAACGCCGAGTTTGAGTCGATGAAAGACAAATCCCAGCAGACAGAAGACACCGTTCAAGATCAGCTAAAGAATACGATCAATACTTGGTACAGGAATGGTCATCCGCATACATACAACTATCCTGCTTCAGATTGGAAGACAGATGAAGAGAAACAAGCACACGTCAACGACATCTACTATGATAAAAGGACTGGCATTTGCTATCGCTGGGTATATGATCAGGATAAGCAGCAGTATTTCTGGATGGAAATTGTGGATGCCGGTGTTATCAATGCACTGTCGATGGCAACATCCGCACGAGATCTTGCGACAGAAAAAGTTCGTGTTTTTACTGATACACCGACTGCTCCATACGATGTGAATGATCTATGGATTTATGGCGGTGTTGGTGGTGCATTGTATATCTGTATTACTGCGAGAGGTGAAACCGAAAAATGGACATTCAGCGACTGGGCTGTTGCGACAAAGTACACGGATGATACGACCGCAAACACAGCGGTTGAACGTGTTGGCGCTCTTGAGACAAAAGAAGCCGACGATGTAGCTAGTCTGTGGCGCTCGATGAATGGCTTCAATGATAATTTTGGTGGTTTTACAAACAAAGACTATACCGCCACAAAGAAACAAGTATATGACAACAAAAGCAACATTGAGAAAAATGCTTCTGATATTACTTCGTTGAGGACAGACCTTGATGACGCAAAAACGGCTGAATCCAATCACTATCAAGATATGACACGCAAGATTTCGGCTGCAAATACAAACATCTCGACCTTGAAAACGAACGTATCAGATATCAATAAAACGATTTCAGAAATCACTGTTGACAATTTTCTGGCCGCACTGAATCTGGCTGTGAATACCAATGGTGAGCTTTGCTATATATCGAAGGATAATTCGGAGGTGATAACTTGAAACCAATTCTATCTAAAATCGGCGCATTTGATGCCACAAAGGATCATACATTTCAGTTTGCCGCATACGCAGACATTGATATCATTGCTCTTATCGTCTTCGATACTCCGACGGGCAGTATTTTGCAGGGTGATACGCTTTCAAAAGGCGTGTATAAGTTTGGTACATTCCCTGCCGGTGGCACTGGTCTGGCACGATATTTTACAATTCCGGCAGGCACGTTTGAGAACCGCAAAGATCCGTATTATATGATCATTCGCTGCCGACTGAAAGGCACGAATCTGTTTTCAGAATACTCGGACAAGCTGCTGTTTTATTGCCATGAGGAACCGACAATCAAACTGAACGACCTGAGTTCTTCCGGCGTGACTACTATTCCCTACCCTTCTTATTCCTTTGAGTTCTCTTACAAGTATAAGGTATCGGAGGGTGAATCTGTAAACCGTTATGAATTCTGGCTTTATGATGCGAATCGCGAACTGCTGAAAAAGTCAGTGAGCTATTATTACCGTGATTCTTTGAAAGGGTTTCAGATCGATGGACTGGATAACCACACCCTGTACTATCTAAGAGCGACGGCAGAATCTGTTGGCGGTTATCAGCTGGACACTGGCTTGCAGGCGTTCCGAACTGACTATCCAGAGTATGTGAATGACGTAGAATTCACCGTGCAGAATAACTATCGTATGGCAAATATCAGTATGCACGCACAGTATTTCCTGACAAGAAGCAGTGGTGCAAATGCCCTGCGAATCAAGCGACGTAAGAAAGGCGCAGCAATCTGGACTTCGCTTTACCAGGAAAAGATCGATCTGAATCATGTCATTATGAAGATGGGCTGGTCAAACCTTCACATCAATAAAACGACTGGTCAGCCGATGGGCAACTATAAGGCAGTGACCTCGGATTATATCGACAAGAATCGAGTTCTTTCTTTTCAGTTCAAATCTGAGGACAAGGCGTTTTGTCTGATTGCATATACTGCTGACCGCAAGTTCATCAAGGCATCAAGTGATTTTACATCGACCGATGAATTCAGAAGTTCCAGCGAATACAAGGAGTGGTTCTCTGAAACCTTCTTGAACAACATGAAATACTATCGTGTTGAGGTATCGGCAACAAAGAATCAGGATTTAGAGCCAAAAGACTTCAATGATTTTTATATGTACAGCGCTGACGATGGTTATGTGATGATTGATTACACCGACCTATACGCCATTGGCCGCAAGACCGACTATGAGTACGCCGTAGCTCCCGTTGCAAATGGCATTGAGCTTGGCTATGCGAAGGCCAGCGTTGTAAGTGACTTTGATGGTGCTGTGATCACTGACGGCAATAAGACCTACCATATTTTCCTTGAGCCGAAAGTCGACAGTGTTGAAAAGGTACGTTCTGCTACAGTTGTCGAGACGATGGGAAGCAAGTACCCGTATCTGTTTGCTGGCAGTGAAGCCAATTATTACAGCGGCCACTTCTCTGGTGTCGGCATTCGTTTTGATAACACAATGAAAGACTTTGATATCAATGGCGGCAATGCATTCCGTGATGAACTGAGCGAGTGGCTGACCAACGGCAGTGCGAAGCTACTGAAGATGTTTGATGGCCGCAGATGGCTAATGGGTGTCAATGGCAATGTGTCTATCTCCTGCTCTGATCATTACGACAAGGGCGTATTGGAGTTCGACTTTGTGGAGCTCGGTGACGCAGAGAGTGAGAGCGACATGTATAACAATGGGCTGAGTGATTATCAGCCGGGAGGCAGCGTATGACATATCTTCCGACTGACGCAGACCTGGCGCTATTGAACAATCATTCGTCTAATATTTACTGCCGCATTGATATGCTGAACAAAGATTTTATTACAATTGATAGTTTGGAAGGTCTTGTGATCGATGGTTCTATTTCTATCGACTCAGAATCTGACGTGCGGCGAACCTTTAATGTGACCCTGTATCTGGGTAAGAAGAGCGGCATTTCAAGCCTGACGGAAGAGGATTGGATCAGTAAAAATGTGCGTGTATTCATTGGTCTGTCAGGAAGAGGAATGTCGAAAATCAGTGCTTCAAAGAGTATTGACGAGATGATCAGGGAAAATGCGGATTATCAGCTCGCTGCGACGAATTATGATGATTTGATTCAGGACATCACAAACAGAGGCTATGCAAAATACGGTAATATCGACAACCTGAATCGAGATGTGCTGGTGTGGACACGAGCCAATATCTCAAAGTATCATACGTTCTTTGACCAGATCAATGACGGCACACCACCGGATGATCCAGCTGAAGCAGAGGAATGGTACACCAAACTTGGTGATTACTCTACGGTTTTGGGAAGTGATGATCCAATTTGTCAAGATGGCCCTTATATCGCATTTACACCAATGCTGCAGACCAAAGACGGACTTGTGCCGCTTGTGAAGGATGATATCTGGGCTTATCTGGATGCTGTGGCAACAAAAGCGAAGTCAATGAGCGGCGGTCTCTCCCCTGCCAATATCCTTGAGGTAGACAAATCAGGCATCGATAGTTTCGTGTATGGTAACAAAATGCATGTCCATGGGATGATTGCTGCTGTTGAAGGCATGGTTCTGAACGGAGTTACGCTTGGCAAGGTGGATGTTTCTGCTATTGCCGGTTAGAGCGAGGACGAACTAAGGGAGACCTACGGAAAAACCAGTGTGTTTGCAGGACATTCCATGCACGACATTCAGGCAGAAGTGATTGACACAAAGACCGCGCTGAATGAGCTGTATAACGACCTGTTCCTTAGCTATTCCAATTCAGCTGACAGTTCTTATGTTGATGGTGTAAAAATCTATTGGTACAACGAAGGGTGCTATACATTTACATCCAATGGCTTTACATATAGCGCAACAGAAAACACTGTGCAGGCAAGCTGTGTTGACTTAGTTTCTCGTATCAACGGAGACTTGGGTGGACAGCTGGTTGGTGGCACACATCGCATTGAGAAAGGCACTCGTATCGGTGATGCCATCTGGGCGGTGATGAGAGATGAGACGGAGTTTAAGAAATATTCTATCGACTATTGGAGCCGCACTGTTCCACATGACTTGGATTATGATACTGGCTCGACTGTTTGGGATATTCTCTCAGAATTGCGTGATCTGTATTATCCGTTTGAGATGTATTTTGACGATGATGTGTTTGTATGCAAGGAAATTCCCAGTGGATTTGATGACCCGCCTGTGCTTGACCCAGAAGTATTCGAGAAGCTTGTGACCAACGATGGCGAGTCGGCCACAGTGGATTATGCCGCTGTCCGAAACTGCGTTGAAGTGTTTGGTGCGACGATTGAAGCGGATGGAGCTGCAACTGTAAAAGGATGGTCTGGTACAAATAAGACACTTAACCTTGTATTAGATGCAACCAAAACAACATTGACGAGTGAAACGAAAGTTTCTTTTGTTGCTCCTGCAAATGTTGAAGCTGCCAAAACGGATAAGAACGGTAATGTATTAAGCGGCGCAATGACGGTAGTGCTGACATTTACATGGAAGGAACCTAAAGACAAAGACGGCAATGAACAGGTTCACTCTGAGACAAAAACAAGTACGCTGTATCGTTCTTTGACTGATGCTAATGGTTCGGATATTATTCAAGACCCAGGCTGTATTAAGGCAACGAAGTATTATGTTCTCCAGTGGAATCCGAATACTGGCCGCATTTATTTTTTGGGTCAACAGCAGAGCCACGCTATGGCAAAACTGGTGGACGAAATCCCAGCCACCAAAGAGATCGAAGCTCAAAAAGCAGAAGATAACTGCGACAATATGGCTTTTATTTGTGTGAATGACCCGAACAATATTGATGACCTGTACAATGCACGGTTATCCATTGAAAAGATCGGTCGTAGAACTGAGATTTTATCGGGTGGAGACTACGAGAATTACACCACGGATGACGCGGCTATGGAAGTTTGCCAATACGAACTATGGAAGCGTGCCCGCCTGACTGACGGCCTGAGTGTGACTACGCGACTAGTTCCGTGGCTCGACGTGAATGAAAAGATCCAGTATGCTGCCAAATATCTTGGCGGTAAGACCCCCGTGGATTGGATTATTAAGAGCATCTCTATGAATCTGGGCGAAGGCACAATGTCGCTTTCTATGAGCCGCTATTATCCCTATTACACTTATATCGTAAACAACAAATATACGTTCTATCAGGACAATTTGTTTGATAAATATTTTCCCGAATTAACTGCCACTACGGCAGATGAACAATAAGAGAGGAGTGAGCAAATGGCACTATCTTTTGGAGAATCTAAGCGGTTGGCTGCGAAAAAAGCCGCAAGCCCCGCAAATGTTTCTGTTGATGATATAGATGTCGCAACTCTGGAATTAAATGACGAAGACCAAATTGCCGTGTATGATGATAACGGAGAAGAGACATTTGAGCGTAGTGGCAATTACACCTGGTTTGCTGATTACTCTGATGACCAGTGGTCTTACATCGACAAAAACAAAGACATTCAGCTGGATGTAAATCAGATTAATATCACACAGGAATCCAACTCGCAGGTTATTCCGTTTGAAATGCCGCGTTACTATGATGGTATTGACCTGCTTCAGATGACGATTCAGATCCACTACCTGAATGCAGACAGAGAAGAGAATTACGCTTCCCCTATCAACGTGAGCTACAGCAATACCAAGATCCGCTTCTACTGGCTGGTAGCAAATGATGCTACTGCAAAAGATGGCGAGCTGCAGTTTGAGATCATGGCATCCGGCGCTGTGAATGTCCCGAATACAAACACCACCAAGAGCTATCTGTGGCGCACCCGCCCGAATGGCCGATTGAATGTGCTGAAATCGCTGACCGGCAAGCAAATGGTCGATCCGAGTGGCAATGACTGGTATACCCAGTTCCTGGCAACAATGAGTCAGAAGGTTGGCGAAGCACAGGTTGCCGCATCCGCTGCTGAGAAGAGCGCACAGGACGCAAAGAATGCAGTTGCAAGTGTGGATGAAAAGCTGGCGCAGTTCTATAAGAAGGACGAGGTTGATGGCTTTGTTACAATGCTGCGTGGTGAGATTGCTGCCGTTGATGGTCTGGCAAATTTCAATGTGCAGTATGACAACGACACCCGCACCCTGACGTTCCTGAATGGTGCTGAAGAGATCACAAAGATCAAGTTGAACACTGATCCTTCTGCTGAGTGGGTAAGCATGTATAACGGCATTGTGGACAATAAGATCAGCACTGCTGTGACCCCTGTTCAGACTGAGCTGACTGAGTATAAGACTGCAAATGATGCCGCTGTGCAGAAGCTGAAGGACAGTGTTGGCGACCTGCCGGAGACTTTGAAGTCCTCCTATTATAATAAGGAAGCCACCGACGCACTGCTCGATAAGAAAGCAGACAAGACGACCGTTGACGTGCTATCCAGTGATGTGAGCGGCCTGAAGAATACAGTTGGCGGCATTCAGACCTCTGTTGACCTGGCCAATGCGGATATCGCTAAGATTCAGGAAACCTTGAAAGACTTTAAGCCAGATGAGAATTCTGGTCGCGAGTATGATATCACTTACGAAGATTCCAAGCTGAACCTGTTGGAGAACGGCACGGTCAAGACCACTGTTATTATTGAAGGTGGCGGCGGTGGCGGTGGTAGTACCTCTACAATCACCATTGAGCGTATTGGCGAGTCTTCTATCGCTGTTGTTAAGGGCGACACCGCAACTGTCGAGTTCAACTTTACCTCTGTGGATAACTCTGGCGAAGACACGGGCGATGCTACCGGCGTATGGTATGTTGGCAACACAAAAGTTGCAACTTCGACTGTTTATCAGGGCAAGAACAGCTTCGACATCACTCAGTATCTGCACAATGGTGACAACAAGATCAAATTGCAGGTTACTGACTCTGTTGGCAGTATGGGTTCAAAGACTTGGAATATCAATATTGTCGAGTTTTATCTGGAGAGTATCTTCGATGATTCTCTGGTTTATAGTGGTGAAGTCACTTTCCGCTTTACTCCATACGGAAATATCAATAAGGACGTTTCCTTTACTCTGGATGGCAAAAAGCTTGGTAGTGTTACAACTGCGGTTACCGGCAGACAGATGACCTATGCGATCCCGGCACAGAGACACGGCGCTCACCTGCTGGAAGTGACCATGACAGCAAATATCAATGGCAAAGCTGTGACTAGCAACACCATTTATAAAGATATCATGTGGGCAGAGGAAGGCAATAGCACACCGATCATCAGCTGTGCCACAAAGGAGTTCACTGCAAAACAGTACAGTACCACTGGCATTGTTTACACTGTCTATAACCCGGCCTCTTCTACTGCAAGCATTACGCTTGAAGTTGACGGCATTAAGACTTCTACACTGATTGTTGGTCGTACTGCTCAGACTTGGAGCTTTAAATCTTCTGATATTGGCACCCACACTCTGACCATTACTTGCGGCGCTACCATCAAGAGCATCACCGCAAAGATTGAAGACCTGGGTATTACCATTGAGCCCGTTAAGACCGGCCTGATGCTGGACTTTAACCCAACTGGCCGCAGCAACGCAGATGTGAACCGCCTGTGGAGTTCTGGCAGCAATAAGATGACTGTCAGCGACAACTTTGACTGGGTGAACGGCGGCTACCAGATCGATGAAGATGGCGACACCTACTTCTGTGTAAAGGCTGGTACGACTGCCACCATCAGCTATAAGCTTTTCGCAGACGATGCAAAGAAGAGCGGCAAGAATTTTAAGCTGGTGTTTAAAACCACGAATGTTCGCAACTATGATGCTACTGCTGTGACCTGTTTGAATGGCGGTGTTGGTCTGAACATTCAGGCTCAAAAAGTTACGCTGACCAGCCACCAGAACAGTATTGATTTGCCCATTTGTGAGGACGATTTCCTTGAGTTCGAGTTTAATATTCTGCCGGACAAGCAGTTCCGCGAGATGGTTCTGTGGTGTGACGGTATCCCCTGCCGTGTTGAATTGTATGATACCAGCGACAGCTTTACTCAGGCTGCTCCCGTTGGCATTACCATTGGCTCTGACGATTGTGACGTTATCGTGTACCGCATGAAGAGCTACGGTATGAACCTGACGGATGATGAGATTCTGGACAACTTTATTGCCGATGCGAAGAACGCCGAAGAGATGGTCTCTCGCTATATGCGCAACGACATTACGGATGCGAGCGGCGAACTGACCCCTGACTTGCTGGCAGAGAAATGCCCCGATCTGCGTATCATCAAGATTTCAGCACCTACTTTTACTACCGGCAAGAAGAACGAGGTCGCCAACACTACGATCCAACAGATCTATAAGAATGGTCGTGCTAAGGAAGATAACTGGACAGCTACCGGCTCCCACAAGGGTCAAGGCACCAGCTCCGACCACTATGGCGCATCTGCTCGAAATATTGACATCAACTGCAAAGGCGGCTTTACATTTGGTGACGACACTACCGGTGACACCTATGCACTGACCGAAAATAGCGTTCCTGAGAAGTATTTTAACATCAAAGTCAATGTTGCTTCTTCTGAGAATGCAAACAACTCCCTGCTGGCGGATGATTTTAATGAGTTCAACCCCTATGTGCGTCAGGCTAAGAAGGATAATCCAAAAGTGCGTGATACTATGGCGTTCTATCCCTGTGTCGTGTTTATTCAGGAGACCGATACCACCAATGCGACCGTATTTAACGATGGTCAGTGGCACTTCTATGCCTGCGGCGACATTGGCAACTCCAAAAAGAACAAAGATACGATGGGTATGGACCCTGAGAACCACAAGGAATTTATCGTTGAGATCGACAACAACGCCGATGAGCAGACCCGCTTCCTGAGCGGCGATTTCTCACAGGAAACTTGGGATGGCGACCACTCCTTTGAGTTCCGTTACAGCAACCCTGCCTGCACTGAGGAAGAAATTGAGGCTGGTAAACAGGCGTGGATCACAGCTCAGAACTGGGTGGTGAATGCGGATGATGAGGAATTCAAGGCACATTTCAAGGATCACTTCGATCTGGATTCTGCTATTTTCCATTATCTGTTTACTGAGCGTCACACCATGGTTGATAACCGTGCAAAGAACGTGTTCCCGCACACCAGCGATCTGGTTCACTGGGACTTCTGCTTTGACTACGATAACGATACCGCCATGGGCAATGATAACGAGGGTGGTCTGACTCTGACTTATGGCTACGAGGACACTGATACCATCGGCACAAAGAATGTGTTTAACGCTGCTGACTCTAAACTGTGGTGCAAGCTGCGTGACCTGTTCCCCGATGAGATGGCAGCGATGTTCCGCAACCGTGAGAATGCGCTGGCATGGAGTGCGACTCGTATTTTGAAAAAGTTCGAGGAATATCAGGATGTGAAGCCCGAAAAGCTTTGGATCATGGATATGCGGCGCAAATATTTCCGCACCTACGAAGATCCTACCATCAATACCACCAGCTATCTGCCTATGATGCATGGCAACAAGCGGCATCAGCGTCGGCAGTTCCAGCGTTATCAGGAAAAGTACATGGCATCTAAGTATTCCGGTTCTGCCGCAACCAGTGATGATATGACCATTCGTGGTTATACTCCTACCAACTGGACTGGCGTGAAACCGGACGGCACCTTCCATATCACACCTTACGCTGATACCTATGTCTCTGTTCTGTACGGCTCCAACCCTGTGAAGGTGCGTGGCAAGCGCGGACAGACCTACACAATCGAATGCCCCATCACCGCAATGAACGATACTGAAGTTTATATCTACAACGCTTCTATCATTCAGAGCATTGGTGATATCTCTGGCTTCTATCCCGGCTATGTTGACTTCAGCCACGGTGTTAAGCTGACTGAGCTAAAAGTTGGTTCCGGTGTGAGCGGCTATAAGAATACGAACATGACCGATTTCGCTGTTGGTAATAACACTCTGCTAGAACATTTGAACCTGCAGAACGTGCCGAACCTGAAGAAGTCTATTGGTCTGACCGGATGCACCAGCCTGACCGAGTTCTATGCTGACGGTTCTGGTATTACCGGTGTCTCCTTTGCAAGCGGAGGCAAGATTAAAATCGCTCATCTGCCTGCAATCGCCAGCTTGACCGCAAAGAACCTGAACTATCTGACTGACCTGACGGTTGAGGATTACACCAATATCACTACGCTGACCGTTGAGAAGTGTGCAACCATCGATCTGAAAGATATGCTGGACAAGTGCACTAACCTGAACCGTGTGCGTATTACCGGTATTGATTGGGAACTGGCTGATACTTCCCTGCTGAATCGCCTATATGCAATGAGCGGTCTGGATGAAAATGGCTACAACACTGACAATTCCGTTGTGGAAGGCAAAGTGCATGTGCCCATCATCCGTGAGCGTGAGAAGCTGCTGTACACTGAGCGCTGGCCTGACTTGGAGATCACTTACAACACCATGATCAATCAGTACGCTTGGAAGTTCGTGAATAAGGATGGCACTGTTCTGGATATTCAGTATATTGACAAGGGCGAGCGTGCAGTTGACCCTGTGACCCGCTCTGACAATCCGATCCCGACACCTACCTTCCCGAGTACCATCAGTACGGTATTTACATTCAGTGGCTGGGACACCGAGTTCACTCCTGTCTTTGAGAATCAGACTGTTACTGCTGTGTACGATGAATCTGTGCGTCAGTATCGTGTGCGCTATATGAATCGTGGCGCTGTTCTACAGCAGACAACTGCTCCGTATGGCTCCATGGTTTTGTATGATGGCGACACTCCAACCTATACCAGCGAAGAGACTGCTTATAAATATTATCTGTTCAGTGGCTGGGACAAGGGCGGCTATGTCAATGGAGACAAGGATATCAATGCTGTTTACGATATATGCGAATACGTCAGCGGCTATTTCAGAGACAAGCAGTTGAGTGACCTACGCCCTGTTGAGATCTATGCCATGACCAAGGTGAATCTGGAGCAGAGTGTTGTTTCTGACAAAGACGCTATCACTATCAAGATGGGCAATGACTTCACCTTTAGTGACGTAGAAGAGAAAGTTCTGTTCAACGAACCAAAGATCTTTACTGGCAAGAATTATGTCGATACCGGCGTATCTCTGTTGTCTGAGGATCGCAGCTGGGTTATGGCACTGGACTATCGAATCGACGAAGATTCTGCCGCAAACTCTGTGATTGCTCAGTGCTTCCAGACCAACGGCATGAATGGTTTCCGCTTCTGGGTCAACAATGGCTCTAAGGTTGCATGGGGCACTGAGTCTACAAACGGCGCTCATCTGGGTTCTCGTGATATGATCGTTCTGCGCCATACTAAGGGTGAAAATGGAATCCATGTTTATGCGGCAAATACCACTGCTGCCGAGATTGGCTATATTCAGCTGAACCGTACTCGCACTACACAGACAAATGCCACTTTGGTGTTTGGTTGTGCTAAGGCAGACGACGGAGCTTACGAGCGTTACGCAAAGGGTACGATCTACTGGGGCAAGCTCTGGTATACCGACCTGGGTGATGCTGCCTGCCGGAAGTTGGCCGCATGGACACATGAGGACTTCACCTTCGAGGCTTGTGGCTTTAAACGGTATTACCTGAGTGACAATTCCAACAAGCGTTGTTCTATCACCTTTATTCAAGCTGGACTGCTTGGTCAAAAGATGGCTCTGAATACTGGCTCCACCAACACTGGCGGCTGGGCAGATGCGAATATCCGTACATTCCTTGACGGTCGTATTCTGGAAGCTCTCCCGATTGGCTGGCAACAGATCATCAAGCAGGTCAAGGTAGGTAGCACCATTGGTGGAAAGAGTAGTGAAGTTGTGACTGCGGACAGTTATTTCTATCTGCCCTCTGTGGCTGAACTGTTCCCGTCTAAGAATGTTGAGCCTTATATTTACGAAGGTACGGCAATCAGCTTTATGACCGATAACACCAGCCGCATCTGCAATGATGGAAATGGCAATCCTGCCGCATATTGGACACGAAGCCCGAATGCTGATCAGACTTCTTATTTCTGTTCTGTGACTGTGACTGGTGAATATTACGGATTTACCCCTGCAAATAACGAACAGGGTATCCGTCTGATGTTCAGCGTTTAAGGAGGTGTTGAGAGTGTATTATAAGGTATTGAAAAATGGCCGGGTGATCGATGCTCTTGACCACCTGCGCTTTGTAAAGTATCAGCCAAAGCACGACATTATGGTGAACTGCGTGGAGGATGATGCACAGGGAATTATCAGCAGTGATGGTAATCATATCTGGCATGTAGACGGGTATTACCTCATCCCCTGTCCCGAGTACGACACCGTGGAACTGCAGGAAATTGACCTGTATGAATATGAGCAGCTGAAAGCCTTGGGTGGTAAAACGCCTGAGGCTATTATTGATGCTTACACTTTGAGTTTGATTCAAGGAGGGCTGCTATGAGTGACGAGAGGAAGTATAGCGAGTTCGTTGAGAGTATGCATCGGCTGTACAATGGCGGAATGATTCAGGACAAGCTCCTGGACAATCTGTTTGCCGAACACAAAATCTCAAAGGACGAGTATCTGTATATCATCAGGAAGGAGGTGTGATATGTATACCTTTTTGATCAATGAGGATAATACACTGACCGTAAGCAAGCGGGAACGCATTATGGAGCGCAGTAAGCAGGTGGATACTCTCCATTTTCTGGCTGACACTACATACAAGGATGTTGACATGAGTGAATTCACCGTGATGCTTGAGTACGTTCTGCCTATCAGCAAGCGCTACAAGACAGAGATTCTGGAGAAATCAGAAGAGCTTTATAAGAACAAGCTGGAGTATAAGCTGCCTATCGACACCAACCTGACCAATGAACCGGGCGATATCCAGATCCAGCTGACATTTGTTGATGTGACAATGGACCCAGATGGCACGACTGTTCAGCATGTGCGCAAGGTTGGCCCCGGCGTGATCACTGTTGTTCCCATCCAGAATTGGAGCGACATTGTTCCTGATGAGGCTCTGGGCGCACTTGACCAGCGTATTATCGCTCTGAATGCACAGATCAAGGCACTGAGTGATCGTAACAACGCTATTCTGGATGGTAAGGCTGATGACCTGAGCTACAATGATGACCATACCCTGCAGCTGCTGGCCAACGGTAAGCCCATCGGTAGTGCAGTCAAGATTACTCAGGAGAGCGTCGAAACTGAAGACGGTAGTTTGCGGGTGGTTCCGTTCTAAGCCATCCGCTTCTTTTATAAGGAGGCAAAGATGGCACAGGCTAAATATTCCAAGCTTGGATATGGTAACGCCGAAGATGTAGAAGCTGCGATTGCGCTGGGAATGTTGGACGGCAGGGATATGATCATCACAAAGGATTCTTCGGAGTTCATGTATGTGCGTGATGACCTATCCGTTCAAAAGATTCGTCCCCGCAATCGTTGTTTCGCCAGCGTTACTGAAGCAAACGAGCAATTAAATGAGACGGAAGACACTTACGCAGGTCAAACCGTTATGGTGAAAGACGAAAATGGTAAATATGCTCCGTGGATCGTTCAACAAAGCGAAGCCACGGGGCTTTTTTCTATTGAACCTTTTTACGTTGAGCCGACAAATTTTGTTTGGCAAGAATTTTAAGAAAGTGAGGCAAAGATGGCTAATGTAAATTTTGGCTATGGTACAAAAGCGAATTATGATAAGCTGACTACCAAAGATGCCAACACATTGTATTTTATTACAGACACGCGCCAGATTTTCAAGGGTACTGATGAGTACACCAAGAGCTGCAAGCTGGTGAGCGCTCTGCCTGCAAGCGGTCAGATTCAGGGTCTGCTGTATATCCGTATGACTGACTATACCTTCCACATTTGGAATGGCACTGAGTTCGTACAGCTGAATCGCCCCATTGTGACTGAGATTCCCAATGCGGATGCAAGCGACGACAATCTGCCCACCACCAAGGCTGTGGCTGACTATGTGAATGCAAAGATTGCCGCAACCGAGGGCAAGGAAGGTCTGTTCGTTACGGATGTCACATACTCCCCTGCTACCGGCACTCTGAGTGTGGCAAAGAACGGTGCTCCTGTTCCAACCGTGATGAGCGGCCTGACCCATGATCCCACCTATGATGCTGAGACCCGCACCATCAAGCTGCCTGTGTTTGGCGGCGATGAGCTTGTGATCAATCTGGGCAAGGATCTGGTTGTGAAGACCGGTACATACAACACAAAGACCCACGAGATCGAACTGACTATTACCACTGGTGAGGTCGTGAAGATCCCTGTTGCTGCTCTGATCGATATCTATGTTGGTGTGGTCACTCCTACTGCTGAGGTCACTGTTTCTGATGACAATAAGATCTCTGTCAATGTTCGTGTGTCTACCAAAGGCAATAACAGTATCACCGTTGAGGAAGATGGTCTGTATGTTGCAGTGCCGGACGCTTACACTAAGGCTGAAGCAGACGCGAAGGTCAAGGTCGTTAATGACAAGCTGGACGAGCATATCAAGGATGCTGTAAAGCATATCACTGCTGACGAGCGCAAGGCTTGGAATGCAAAGCCCACTCAGGATGAGCTGGCTGCTGCGAAGGCTGAGGCTATTTCTACTGCCGCCGATGACGCAACCACCAAGGCTAATGCTGCTTTGACTAGTGCAAAGACTTATGCAGATGGTCTGAATACCACTATGGATGGCCGTGTGCAGGTGCTGGAAGGCGCTATTACCTGGAAATCCCTTGATGGCTAATTGATTTGTTTCACCACATGGCAATGACGCTGTGTGGTGAATCTTATTAAGCAAAGGAGTTGAGTATGGCAAATTTATCATTACGCGAGGTCGCACAGTCTCAGCTGGATCAAGCTCCTGTGATTGACGGCCAACTGATCGTATGTACTGATACTGGAAGCACTTATCGAGATATCGGCACAAGACGAATTCAAATCAGCAAAGACTTGGAGATCGTAAGCTCGCTTCCGCTGGCTCCTTTGTCTAATAAGATTTACTACCTGCGTCCAGACAGCTTGTATGTTTATAGTGGCGATGACTGGATTCTTTTGAACCCATCAAAATTCACACTGGAAGCAGACAAAAATGCGGTCAATGGCGAAGTTAATATCAATCTAATTCTGAACGGTACGGCGCAGGACAAAATCAAAATCGCTGGCGGTGGTGTGACCACAGTGACAACTGGCGAGACGGGCGATATCACGATTGATACCCCGCACCCGGATGAATTGCTGGCTGCACTGACGAATGAAGAGATCGACGCGATCACTGGCGGTATGGTTGATGATAGCGGCAATCCCCTGCCTACGCCGCAGGTTGTTGTGGATGCGACACTGACTGTATCTGGACGTGCTGCTGATGCAAAGGTAACTGGTACAAGGATCTCTGAGGCGCTGAGTATTGCAAAATCAGCTGATGCCGGGCTGACCAACGTACGCACCGAGCTGGACAAGTTGAAGCTGGATTCTGTTGCGGTGGACAAGACTATGACAAAAGAGAATTTCGCCGCTGATGCCAAAGCTGTTGGTGATACTCTGGCGGGGAAAGCAAATGTAGAACATAATCACGATGACCGCTATTATACAGAAGACGAAATCAATGTAAAGCTCTCAAAGAAAAGCGATGATGGCCACACCCATGACGAGCGATACTACCAGCAGAATGAGATCGACGAGAAGCTGAAGGTAAAGGCAAATACGATCAATATCCACACACTGACTATTCCGACTACAAGTTAGCTTACTGACGATACGGTGGACCGATATTCAAAGTATATTGACCTCGACATCGATGGAATCACCTCAAAGGATGTTATTTCTATCAGCGTGACACCGGCCAGTGCAAAGGTGGCTTCATACGCCCAGTTTGCAAATCCTGAGACCTTTGATGGATATGTGCGTCTGAGAGCTGTATCAGTTCCAACGACTGCGATTACAGCTCAGTATTATATCGTGCAAGGTGGTGGACAAACAGATAGCGGCAGTGGTACTGTTGTTGAGGGATATACCAAGGCACAAGTGGATAATAAACTAAGTGAAAAAGTGTCATACAAAGATGTTTTATCACTTGAAGAGATCTCAACAAATGAAAATACTGCTAAAAAAGTTGCTTCTGCAGAAGCATTAAAAAACAAAATCGGATGTGTAAGCCTTCCTATAAGTGGAGTAAAATTAAAAAATAAAACTGGAGAATGTAATTGGACAGTTCTTGATATTTCATTACCAGATGGGGCAATCGCGATAGGTCACGCAATGACAGGCGCTTGGCAGGAAGGTACTAGCTACGAATTGTTAGATAGAAATAAATTAACCATTTCGAGCTCCTTGGTAACCGAACTACCAACAAATCGTGGAGATATGCTGATATACTATTACATTCCATAAACAAAATAGGAGGATTACGAAATATGGCAATCGGGGACTTAAATATCGTAGGGGTAGAAGCCTACCCTATTGGCTCGATTTATATGAGTTTTAATTCTACTGAACCGAGTAAAATATTCGTTTTATAAGGAGGCAAAATATGGCGCTAGGAGAAATGAATAGCGGGAATAAAACGCTCCCTGAATGGAGTGAAGTGCAGAATAAACCGAGTGAATTTAATCCATCAAAACATTTTCATAACTTTATTGTTGACGATGGAGATAATCGGGATTCAAATACAGCACCGTCTGATTATTACGGGGACAAAAATAACGATGATTGTCATGGTAAAATGATTTTTCGTGGAATAAAAAGAACTTCAGCTATCAATCTGTCTGCTGGTGGAAACGGATATTGTTTTTTACTTGGCCTGTGTGGTTAGAAAGACCATATTGGAGGATATTCTTACGAAATAGCTTTTTGTAATGGGAATATTTATTACCGCTACGGCGAAAATGATAGTTGGGGTAATTGGGCTCGGATTGCCACAGCTTAAAGGAGGTACGAATTATGGCTTTAGGAAATATGAATATTGGTGTTGATAGTGAGTTCATTCCGTTCAACCTCAATACAGTTCTTACCCCCCCCCCCACAGATTCTGACGAAGTTGTGATGAACACGAGTGCCACCGGGTATCACCGTAAGCCACTAAGTGCATTGTGGAGCTGGATTAAGAGTAAGATAGTAGATGAAGTGATTCCAGATGTAGTGACAATCAAGACTTCAGCACTTACGATCACAACGGATTGGCAAGATACTGGAATTCATTCAACTGATTTGCCATCTGGGACTTATGTTATGCAGTTTCGTGCCGATACGACCCCGTATTGCAATATTTGGGGAGACGTATTTTGTGGAGTTGTCCAGTGGTATGCTGAAGAGACAAACAGCGGTAATGCAGATGATATAGGTTTACATTGTTCTGGTCATTCTACAAACGGACAACATTTTTATCTTAGAACAATTCGTTCTGGCCGTTCCGAAGGGGTTGGTTTAAGACTTCAAATCAAAGGTTCTACGGCCGCAGATACATCTTCCACATTTACATTTAAATTCCGCAAACTGATATAAACAACGCATTACAAATAAGACATTTTATAAGGAGGCGATCACATATCGATGAATGATGAAAAGAAAAGTTGGCTAGACAGAGCGGGTGCGGTTCACCTCTGGAAAACGATCGAGGCTATACTTGGTACAAAGGTAGATAAAATCGAAGGATTCGGCCTGTCTAGCAACGACTATACAACAGAAGAAAAAAATAAACTTGCTAGTTTAAGCGACCCTAATGTAGCTACTACTGAAAATAATGGTTTGATGAGCTCGGCTGATAAAGCAAAGCTGGATGGTATTGAAGCTGGAGCTAATAATTATACTCACCCGGTATACGAAGCAAAGCAGGCTGGACTATATCGTATCAGTGTTGATAATACAGGTCATGTGGCAACAGCAGATAAAATGACGAGTGAAGAGTTGGCCGCAGAGGGTGTCTCCCCTGCCGATCATACGCATGACTTGGGCGAATTAGCAGATACACTGGAGACAAGCGCTGACGCTGTTGAAGATGCTAACACTGTTATGGTTGGTGCTATAGTTACAAGTGACGATGGCAGTGCGACTACGAAGTATACCCGTAGACCACTAGCTGCTTTATGGAACTGGATCAAAGCGAAGGCAGATACGTTATATGCTGCTGTTGGACATACACATAATTATGCTGGATCTACTGAGCCGGGTGGCGATGCGCTGAATGCAATGAAATTAAATGGGTATGATCTCAGTATGTATGGGAGCGCAAACTATTAGAATGCAATTCCACGAATTGACGATGCTGGTGTTATGGAGACAGGCAAATATCTTGACTTCCATTCTACGGATGACAGAGATACGGATTACAATATTCGTATGGTTGCTTATGACGACACATTAGACATCATTAAAGCGGCTGGGCAACCGGCTACTATCACAGCCAATTTGAATGGTACTGCTAATTTTGCAACTGAAACGCAAATTGACAAAGAGCAAACAGTCGATTTATCAAGTTTAGATCAGAACACTTGGTACCCTGTTGTTACACAATGCGGGTGGCCTGGCTTACATCATATCAAATGTAACGTTCAGTTAAATTCAGGAACAAAGCCATCATGGTCAACACATAGTTCTGGTTTTACCGCTGTCGTGGAACTACTCACATTAAGTCCAGGTTGTGGTACAACAGGAGGACATTGTATATGTCTTTGTAATGATCAGCGGTTTATTTCAGATTCATCAAAGCCGCCTGTTGGGTACACAATGATGTGGAATGGTTCTATGTGTGTATTCTGGCTTCGTGGCGGTGGTATATATCATCTATATGCTGATTATAAAACCACATAGAGTTTACAAACATCATCTTATACAAACAACGAAGAAACAGTATCCCCCACAACGTCTTATCCGGGTATATCTATAAATCGGTCTACTATTACAGCAGATATAAACGGGGGAGTTACGGATTACAACGACAGTGGCAGAACAATTCGAATCGGTTACGCAAGCGCTGGTCTTACAACTTCCAATTTGACACACATTGCCGGTTATACGGACAATGGCACGAAGATTAAAGATGTTTCCAAGGATGTGTTGAAAAGCTGGCTTGGAGTTAACACAATCATCTCTCAAACCAGTGACCCTGGTGCCGGAAGTAGTCTTGCGACCGGCACGGTGCTTTTGGTATATGCGTAAGGAGGATTGATTATGGCGATTTATACAGGAGTTGGCGGAAGCGCCAAATCAGTTTCAAAAATTTATACTGGAATAGATGGCGTAGCAAGACCAGTACATAAGGGCTATATCGGCGTGGATGGAGTGGCTAAGAAGTTCTATGACGGCGGCAACCCCATCAGCTCCTTTGCATTGGGGACAGAATTTGGCATTAAAGACCCGAGCGGCAACAACACCTACTGGTATAAGCTGATCCACAAGGGCGTTCCGGGCGGCGGGTTGTATGACAGCACGGCCAACGGCGCATGGCTCTGGAGGACGAACATTGCAGGCTCAACAGCGATCGATAGCAGTAACTACATCTACGGTTACGAAGGGTGGGCACTAGACAACTGGTGTGTCAACTACCCGGGCGGAAATATCACCTCCAGTGTGGCAAACCGCCTGATGACCGTGCATCTGCCCTACGTGAAGCAGGCGGATTACAGTTCGGCCAATGTTTCCTCCGGCTCGAACGGCCTTTCGAGAAAGTGCTTTCTGCTTTCTGCGGTCGAGATGGGTGTTTACACCTGGCAGGGTGTGGATGGCCTGATGGCGCAGGAGGGTGCAAAGCTGGACTACTTCGACTACACAACTGCTGCCACCGACAAGCGAAAAGCAGACACTGAATACTGGACACGCTCCAAGCGAACTCACAACGGCAACTATATGTACACGTTTTATGCGGATGGAAGTTTTTCCAGTGTAGGCCGCCACAGAGAGGACTCATACGGTCTGCGCCCCTGCATCGTGCTGCCACTGAATACGCTGGTGACAACGGTTACTGGGTTCTTATGGCTCGAATATAACTATATTAATTGAGCACCCGGAAAGGAGATTTCAAAATGGAAGAAACAATGATCCGCCCCGGGTACACAACGACGACCGAGACCGACGGCACCCCGGCAGATTACAGCGCAATCGAGGCTGCGGTGAATGCACACAACCAAAATGCACAGCCAGGGGAAGCTTACTGGGGCATCCGCCTATGCGGGGCGAAGTATGAGGTGTACGAATACGGGGAAGTGCCCCAGCCACCCACACAAGAAGAACTTTTAGAACAACTTAAACTCTACAAAGAAACAAAAATTAAAGAAAGCAAGATATATCTGTCTGAATATCTCGCTTCTCATCCAATTCAATAGACAGATGGCAAGTATTATAGTGTCACCAGCGAGAAGCAAGCTCTTCTTACAAGCAATCTTGCCTTATATCAGATCTCTACAGCCGCCGGGCAGCCTTTTAAACTGACATGGAATTCTACCGGCGATGAATGTGTGGAATGGACTTATGATGATCTGGCTGCTTTGGCACTGGCGATTGGTGTGTATGTGAAGCCTTTTGTCTCTCATCAGCAGGAATTGGAGGTTGACATCAAAGCATGTATGACAAGTGAAGAGGTAGATGCTATCGCTATCGTATATGGTAGTGATGATGATTCTACTGAGAATCCTGAAAGTCCTGATAAATCTGGGACCACAGATGAAACGATCCATACAGAGGTGAAGGAGGACACTGATGAGCAACAAACTTCGTGAACTAATCAAATGCGGCATCCTCTTTTTGATCGGAGGGTGTCTTTATTATTGCATTGAGATTCTGTGGCGCGGACACTCTCATTGGACGATGGCCGTTGTCGGTGGTATCTGCTTTCTTGTGATCGGTGGACTGAACAACTATATTCCCTGGGAAATGCCGCTCTGGAAACAGGCTGGTATTGGGGCGCTCTTTGTGACTGCTATGGAGCTTGTGGTGGGCATTCCGCTGAATTTGATGCTTGGCCTACATATCTGGGACTACTCTTCCCTGCCGTTCAATCTGTTGGGTCAAATCTGTCTGCCGTTTACAGTGCTATGGTTTTTCCTTGCGTTACTGTGCATTTTTGTTGATGACTGGCTGCGTTATGTTCTATTCCATGAAGAGCGCCCGCATTATCACTGGCGTACTGTATGTGATGGTGGAAAACGCACATAAAGAGAAAGAGTCCCTGTGACGATGGCTACATCACAGAGACTCTAACTCATGCAACAACTCATAGAAATGAGGTCGTACTAGCCCGATGGAGGGTTTGTACTGCTATCACTATATCACGTTGATAGAATTTTGTCAATTAAAAGGAGGAATTATGGCGCAGGAAATCTTAAAGCCGCTGTTGTTAGACGAGACCGGCAAAGAAATCGTGACAGCACTAAATAGTGTTGCCGAGCGGTTAGCTACCTTGCAGGATGTTGTGATTCAGTTGACTGCAATTCAGACAGAACTTCAAAAACAGAATCAAGATCAGGCCACCTCGAAATGAGTTGGCCTCAAAAAGAAGGAGGTGGTAATTAAAATGGATGAGTTAACAAATTTTGTTTTGAATCATCTGGGCTCTGTAATGGCTGGCAGTGGTGGTGTCGCAGCTATTGTTATGGCAATGATTGAAATATCTCCAATTAAAATCAATCCGTGGTCATAGATTGCAAAGACAGTTGGCAATGCTATGAATGCAGGCGTGATGGATGAGATCAAAGAAATAAAGATTGCTCAGGAAGAGACACGAAAAAAGCTTGATGACCACATTCACAAAAGTGATGAACAAAAAGCTGATAATTATAAGAGTCGTGTTCTTCGGTTCAATAATGAGCTCGTTCGTGGGCTTGGTCATACAGAAGAGGATTATAATGAGATACTTGATATTATCTGGAAGTATGAAAACTATTGTAAGGACCACGAAGAATATAAAAACAATAGAATGCCACACGCCATCAAAAACGTTGAACGAATGTATGACGAAATGATGAAAACGAATGGTTTTCTTAAACCTGAAGAATGATACGTAAACCCGGTGCTATGTGCACCGGGCTTTTTATTTTCAATGGATTCTATTAGGAGGAAAATATTATGATGGATATTATCAATGAGCTTGTTTCTGTTATCGTTCGCCTGATTATTGCTAGTGCTGGCACTGCATTTATGGTCTATGGTATCCCCTATCTGAAAAAGATCGGCGTGTACAAGCTGGTGCAGATTGCCGTTCGTGCCGCAGAGAAGCTGGGCGCAACCGGCGCTATCGAAAAGGCCGACAAGAAGAAATACGTTATGGAGGCTCTTGAGCGTCTGGGTGTGAAGATCACTCCGACCATTGAGACCATGATTGAGGCCGCTGTCAAAGAGATGGACATCCAGAACGATAAAATCAAGGACGAATTCAAAAAGAATTGAAGGTGTGATGAAATGGGTGTTATTACATACTCTATGAAGAAGGACTAGAACAAAAAGGTGTCGGCTCATTTTTCCGTCTATGAGTTCGCCTGCTCCGATAAGAGTGATACAGTTCTGGTCGATAGTCAGCTGATTGAAGTGTTGGAACAGATCCGTGCTCACTTCGGTGCTCCTGTTCATATCAACTCTGGGTATCGTACTCCTACCTATAATATCTCCATCGGTGGAAGCCCTCGTAGCCAGCATTGCCTTGGTACTGCCGCTGATATCTGGATCAAAGGCGTTGACCCGATTCGGATCGCGCTGTATGTATCTTCCCTGCCCTACTTTGCCAAGAGCGGTGGTATTGGATATTATAGCCGTGCTGTGCTTACTAGTGGCTTTGTTCATGTTGATGTGCGCACCACACGCAGCCGCTGGATCAGTAAATCCGGCACGAAATATATCAGCGTATCCAATCTTATGCCGACTATCAGACAGGGTGCGAAAGACGCTATGAACGGCGCTTCTTATGCTGTGACTGTACTACAACGGCATCTTGGTGTTAAGGCTGACGGCATTTTTGGCGCGAATACCAAGGCGAAGCTGATTGAGTATCAGAAAGGACACGGGCTGGCTGCAGATGGCATCTGTGGGCCTGCTACATGGAGTTCGTTTTGATGGGAAACTTGTAAATGGACGCTATCGAGTGACGAATCTTGAGAGCAGCATCGGCAAGTATCTAATTTCAGTAAATGTATCGGGCTATGTAGAGCCGAGTGATATTGAGCTGGTTGACAATGTGAATGGACATTGATATTATTATTCTAGGAGGGAAGTATATTATGTCCATTGTTATTCGAGGTTGTCATATTGGAGAAGGTAAACCAAAAGTCATAATTCCAATCGTGGAAGCATCTGAATCAAAGATTTTAGAACGCGCGCTTGAGTTTTCCGAGCTTTGTATTGACTGTGTAGAGTGGCGTGTTGATTGGTTTGAGCAATGCAATGATATGCATTCTGTGGTGTCTTGCTTGCAAAAGATTCGTGTAGCGCTGAAGGATAAACTCTTGCTGGTAACACTCCGTACCAAGACAGAGGGTGGAGAGGTATCTCTAACTCACAAAGAATATTTGGATTTCATCAACACGGTAATAGATACTGACTGTGCCGACCTTATTGACATTGAGTTCTTTACAGCTGGAAATGACATCCGTAAGCTGATAGATAACGCACACTCGTCAGGAGCTGTGGTTGTATGTTCAAGCCACGATTTCCAAAAGACACCTGATAAAAATGATCTCATTTCTCGTATGGTTAAAATGCAACAGGTCGGAGCTGATTTACCGAAAGTAGCAGTTATGCCGCACGACAGCACAGATGTGTTGACTTTACTGGCCGCTACGGTTGAAATGAAAAACAAATATTTTGCTACTCCTATTATCGCAATCAGCATGGGCAAGCTTGGTATTGTAAGCCGATTGTGTGGAGAGGTGTTTGGCTCCGCCATGACTTTTGCAAGCGCTGGAGATTCAAGTGCTCCTGGGCAGATTGGGCTGGATGTTGTCAACGCTGTATTAGACTCAATAGCAGAATAAAAACATATGGGGTATTGATCCTTAATTGGATCAGTACCCCATTTTTTAGCTTTGATTATTTTATCTCCTCCTGCAGCCATTCCTTCCAACCATTGATTGTGCGAGGGCAATTATCTTGTTGTGCAACTATTTCATACAAAAGCGCTGCTAACTCATCGTCCGATAGATTACGAATCGCTTGAGCCTTATTAGCCGCCGGGTGTCTATGAAATATAAATGCGAGTGCAAGGTCAAGTATTTTGGGATTGTTCATTGTTCCACCTTATGAAATACAACTGGAGCATCCTCTATTTCCAAATCAGCGGCAATCACCATTGGCGACAACCACCTTAAAACCAACAGTCTATTCTCAGGCTCGTTCTTGGGACCTGTCCAGAAATGATGCCAGTGACCACGACGCATGTGAGTGCGCGGTGAGTTGTGAGTAGTGGGTTCAGAGTCGCTATTAGATGCCTTCGTTTTCTGTTGACGGATGGCTGCGCCGATTCTTTCGCCAACATCCCATTTACGAATCTCAGAATATTTATCTTTGATTACTTTGCCGCGCTTTGTTACAGTTGCCTGTTCTTCATCTGGGGCAATCTCTGCGTTCTGTGCCAAAATATAAAGGACGACCTGCATGACTTGTTTGATAAACGTGATCGTCTCTTCATCTTTTGCGGGGTCTGCCTCTGCATACTTTTCCAGCTTTTTATTTCCTTTGGCGTGTTCAGCGAGTTGTTCATTTAACTTTTTGATACTGTTTTCAATGGTTCCGGCATCAAGATCAATAGGATAGGTAAAAGTATCTTCGCTTTCGGAGACGAATGTCAATTTCAAATCACGTTCATGTAGCTTGATATTGTAGTCAAGAGATACAAAGAAGCCGTGAATCTTTTCGTTGTCGAAATAAGTATTGGGTAGTTCAACATAAAAACACTGATACGGAAGATGCATCAAAATATCAACAGGGATATCGATGTCGTCTTTCTGTTCAAAGAGAAGGTTCTTTATATCTTCATTGATGACATAGACTTCTTTACTGAGTCTCCATGGTGCCAACACAGAAACGAGTTGAGCACATGTCACAACGGCGCTTACTTCATTCATAGACAGACGGCTAAGATCATGTCCATCCGATACGATAGTTAGTGCGGCTTCGATTGGAGCATAACACCACTCAGGCCATGATACAGAACTTGCTGTACCATTCATATCATGGAATTCTTCCATCTCTTTCCACATAATAGGATATTGAGTAGTGAGAACTCTGAGCATTTTAAGAGGGAGATAGATATCTTGTTTCATAATATTACCACGCCTTTGAATTGATATTGTAGTTGGGGAAGTAATCTGCAAGTTCTGCAGCGTCCAGATAAGCCTCCCAAGTTGCACGGGCCACAGCACGAGCTTGATCAGCGTCACGCAATTTAATTCTCCTTATGATTCGGATGTCCTCGATAGCGTCCTTCTCTTCTTGTGTTGTATCGGGGTCGCTACGATGTTTATCAAGCCACATAGATACCGGGAATTCATTCGTTTTGCTGTCATAGCCTTTGCGCTTCTTGAACTCTTCGATGATATCTCCACAGTCATAATACCTATCCATGAGCTGATTGTATTCTTCTGTGGCCTTGTTATACTTCTCGTGTGCTGCCTCTGATTTTTTGAGTAGACGATCGACGAGCTCTTGAAGTTCCTTAGTAGGGATAGTTTGAAATTCCTCCAT